CACCCTGAAAATCACCTTCAAATCTGGCGTGACCAAAATCATCCTGTGCATCGTCTTCTCCCGGTTTCCAGGGATCAGTTATCAGAGATCAGGGATCAGTTATCAGAGATCAGGGATCAGTTATCAGAGATCAGGGATCAGAGATCAGGGATCAGAGATCAGGGATCAGAAAAAAACTGTCATCCTGAGCACCTAAATCGGTTGTCATCCTGAGCGAAGGGAGCAAAGCGACCGAAGTCGAAGGACCCGCGGTTGCTCTTGCTTTTGCTTTTGCCTTTAACTGATCCCTGACAACTGATCCCTGATCCCTGATCCCTGAAACCTGAAACCTGATCTCTGTCTTAGATCTGGAGCGAAGGACGGGACTCGAACCCGTGTTCCCGGACTGGCAATCCAGTGTACTGGCCGCTGTACGACCCCCGCTCACACTCGACTCTGTTTGGTTCGGGGAGAGAGATTCGAACTCCCACAGACGGCTCCAAAGACCGCCGGCCTGCCATTAACCGATCCCCGAACAGTTCACAACCGGTACAGCCACGAAATCCGGTGCACCACCGACCACACCCACCAAGGCACCCACTTACCCGCAAACGTCTTCCCGCCAATCATGGCCCAGCCTCCCTGAAAACTGGTTCCCCGCAAGAGATTCGAACTCCCATGACCGCATCCAGAGCGCGGCGTCCTGCCATTGAACGAACGGGGAACAGATGTGGCTCCGGAGGCAGGGATCGAACCTGCGACGACCTGGTTAACAGCCAGGCGCTCTACCGCTGAGCTACCCCGGAACAAAAAATCATTTCGATTGTCAAAGATCTGCGCGGGAAGATCTGCGCGGGAAGACCTGCGCAAAACTCCCCGCACAAAAAAGAACCCCCGGCACTGGGCCGGGGGCGGTATCCATCCATCTGCCCCGACCGTTACACAGCCGTACCCTGCGCAAAATTGGCGTGCGGCGCCGGTGCGCAAGCTGGTGCTGCGGTATGGCAGGGAGTCATCACGAAACTGACTTTAGCCGGTCGTTCGGCGTATGTCAAGCGTGAACGAAGCAAAGCACGATCCACACCGCGGCGGCTACCACTGCCACGGCGCGCAGATAGTCGGTCGCTTTTTGCCGGTCGGCCCGTTCATCCACGGCCGGCCGCCGCAACACCAGAACGGTGTAGACCGCCAGCCCCGCGGGCAAAACCACCAGCATGGGTAATTTGACGGGTGCGCTCAGGGCGCTCTCAGCCAGCTTCCACAGCCCCAGACACGCGGTCAAGAGCAATAAGCTGATCGCCAGCCAACGAGTTTTCAACGATCCTGAAAACCCCGATCCAGTCGTCGCGGATTGAGTGAACATATTCATGGAGTCTCCTCAAAAACATTGTAGAACGTAAGGGTTCTCGCCCCAGTCCAAGCCCCGGTCGGGACCCTAGCACCAGCCGAACGAGTCTTCCAGAGCATAGAGCGCCGCCAGCGTGCCGAGAAACTCGGCAAACTCCGGATACTGTGCCGCAAGATACCCGAAGAACGCAGCCAGATTGGCGCAGGTCACTACTCGCCGCAGATGGGGCTGGAGGGTAAGGTTCCAGCCGGAAAGATGCAGCGGACCCCGCTCAGCGGGCATCGCCGCCATCTGCGCCTGCGCCGCCGCCAGGCCGGTCAAGAGCTGCTGCTCCATTCCCTTGATCCCTTCCTTTTGGAGGGCTGCTATCATCTGCTGCCTCTCCCCGGCCCCATTCATCATCGCGTTGCGATACTGATTCAACGGCAACTTCATGCCCCGCGCCTCCAGCCCGCTGTACTGCGCACGAATCTGCCCGTCGCTCACGCCGTTCTCAATGAAGTCGGCCTTCGCCGCCAGCGCCGCCGCCTGCAGCTTCTGGTTCATTCCCGTCTCTTCCAGGTAGGCGAAGAGAGTCGCCAGAGCCACCCGGGCGCTGGCCACATCGGACGGAGTCGCGGTGTTGGTCAGAGCCTTGTTGATGAGAGCGATGCTGTTGACGCTGGCCGCTTCGGTCACCGCCAGGCTTAACTTCGTCTGAGCTGGAGTTGCCGGTCCCTGAGGGGCCCCAATCACTCCGGATTGAGGCCCTCGAAGCGCGGGCGCAGGGGCTGCCAACCCCCATTGGACAGACACCAACGGCACAATCACGAGCGCCACGATCGCCGCGGCGCAGTTCCGATGCATGTTCATAGGTTTCCTCGGTTAGTGAGATGGCGCATGGTTCGCGCTGCTAGACCACTAGCAGGTGCCTCCAATCCCTGTCCACGTTACCTAAGGACCTACTCGACCCCTAGACCTTAGTTCTCCACACCTCGATCTGCGGCGGCCACCACTCCAGTTTAGCCACTTTGACCTGTAGCGCCGCCCTCTGGATCGCCTCCTGCCGCACCTTGAAGGAGCCGTAGTAATGGTCTTTATCCGTTCGCCACACCGCCAGCATCACATCGTCGTCCAGCTCCAGCAGGTGCTTTGCGAGCAGTCCAAAACACAGTCCGCACAGCTCCCACCAGCTTTTCCCGTAGACAAAGTCCACATAGCCGTAACGGCCTCCCGCCATCATCGCGCCCGGCTCTCCGCCACCCCGCGGGCGTTGACCTGTCCGCAGGGGCCCCGGCTGTCCCTGGCAGCTTGCCAGGGTTTTCACGCCAGGGATGTCGTTCAGCGCCCTCACCAGCGGCACAATCAGCCGGTCGATATCGGCATTGAGCGCCACCACATGCACGGTCTCGTGCCGCAAATGCTTTCTCACTACCCTCTTTGCTGGCATCCCGTCCTCCGGTGCCCATAGAGCGCCGCCGCAGCGCCGGGCAGATTGAGAGAGTCTGGCAGGTTTCCCAGATTGGTCAGGTCCTGAACATAGAGCCATTCGAGAAACGGCTCAAACATCGGGCACACCCAGATCCGGTGTTTGTTCAGATCCGCGCTGGCCACGCCGCCTGGACGGAAACAAGCCCCTTCTCCCGTCTCCAGGTCCAGCACCCAGATGTGCTCGGGCGTCCACCCCCGCTCCAGAAGCAACGGCCGGGTGCTTCCCGGCTCTGCAAATACCGATATCCGCGCCCATTCGCTCATCGGCCGCAGCAAGATGAACTTGCCCCAGTTGAACTTGTCGTTGGTCACTTCGATGATTTTGGTAATCATACTTTCCTCGGGAAGTGCTCGAACTGAGCATGAGGACCGATCGGCTGCCGATCCATGAAGGTCTTCACTTCCTCAAAGCTCACCGGCCGATAGTGCGCTCCGGGAGCAATGTTGGCGGAGTTGTCCACGCCCACGTCCACAGACTTGCCAAACGGGGGCAGTTCTGCATGGGTATGCCCAAACAGGTGCCACACCCCGCGCAGCGCATGGTGCCACTCCCGCATCGCGTAATGGCAAAGCACGATCGCCTGTCCTTGAACCTCAACTTCGACGTACCCGCTCGAATAAAAACTGGTAAACAGGCTGGGTGCTTCCCGGTATCTGCGAGTCGCATAGTTCCTGTCATGGTTGCCTTCGATGAAGTGGTGGCGTCCCTTAAGCTGCCGAATCCACTGAAGGGCGTCTTCATAGTCGCAGGCATACGCCAAATCGCCGAGATCGTACACATCGTCTTCGGACTTGACCACCTCGTTCCAGTTTCTTACCAGGGCGCGCGTCATCTCTCGTGCTTCTTCCGTGGTAGGGTTTCGAGCATCGATCGCCCACGGCCGGTTGCAGTAATTCAGAATGTTCTTGTGCAACAGATGTAAGTCGGCAGTGAACCAGGTCGTCATGCGCGCAATTTTAGCAGAGATATCCCGCAGAACAGCCGACCAACTCGTATGCGGACCTTTTTTCTTGTTTTGGCAGGGAGTGGCGGATTCGAACCGCCGTTCCGAGAGCGAAAATCTCGTGTCCTGACCAGCTAGACGAACTCCCCACAATCTCTTTATACGCGATTTCGAAAAAACAGCGCATAGGTCCGCCACAGGTGCTGTTCCAGGCCGTAACGCATCGGATGGGGGCGGCCCTTCTTGCGCTCATCCTCATCCATCACCCGCTTAACCAGCCCGTTGATGTCGTGGGCCTCCACCAGCTTCGCGCATTCGGAACATGCCGCCCAGAAGTCATGCGAGGCCAGAATCACATCGGTGCGCATGTTGGCGAAGTGAGGGTCCGGATAGAGCACCCCGGCTGTCTTCGAGGAACTGTCGAAGTCCCGGCACTGGAACCGTTCCACTACATCCGGGGAATCGCAAAAGTCGCAGATATCCATAGTCTGAAGTGTATCCAAAGTCTAAGAAAGAATTCCCCGGCGTGTTTCGAAAGCCCACAAGGAGGTTTTGCCTTTCGGCAGCGGCCGGCGGTGGCTCTCCCACCGCACCATAGCGCCAGGGAACTTGGGCCCCCGCCGACAGCTCTTCGTTGCGGGGTAGTTTGGTAGCGTCAGCGGGAATCGAACCCGCACTCTTCCGGATGAGAACCGGAGATCTTCAACCAATTAGACGATGACGCCAAAATTCTTTGCGCAGCCCCGAGGCAGGAATTCGAACCGACGACCCTCTGCACTTGAGCTGTCCGCACAGGAGCGACCTGTGCAACTTTTCTTGCTGCAGCCGCTCTACCACTGAGCTACTCGGGGCCCGCAAAGCTTGTTGAAATTCTGGCGCAGCGGAGGAGAATTGAACTCCCGTCTTTCTGATCGACAATCAGACGCTCTGTCCGCTAAGCTACCGCTGCATTCTCCCCGGTTCAAACTTGCCGGCTCTATACAAGGTCGAGCAACAAACGTGCATCACCACTGAGCCGGCATCCCGATCGAAACCGCCGATCAGGCAAATCAAAGCTTGGTTGCGGGAGCCCGGGTTGAACGGGCTTCTCCGGATTATGAGCCCGGCGGATTGCCACTTTTCCCTCCCCGCGGGGAAAGTATAGCACCGGTTCAAGCCCTGGGGATAGACGCTTCGATCTCCCTGGCCACCTGACGCAGGATCTCCGGCACCGTGGGCAAAATCTCCGCCGGCAACTGCGCGGAAAACCCGTGACCGTAACGGCCGTTGAAAACAATCAAAAGCACACCCAGCGCGTCGGTATCCCGGCGCGCCGCCGTGCACTGCTCATCGTATTTTCCAGGTCCCAGCGTCATGTCCGCAATTTTACCGCCAGCGCCCCGTCGCCGGTACTGAGTTCTGCTTGTGAGGCGTGCGCGGCGTCGCCATAGGGCGCGGCCGCGACGCTGCTAATGTCTTTGCAGTCGTCGGCGCCTTTGCCGTCGTCGCAGCCGGCGGGTTCATCCGTATCCCCGCTTTCGCCGCCGCACCCATAGGCATAAAGCTGCGCATCATGGTCCGCGAGCCCCGTTCAGACGACATCGACATCGTACGCACCGCCTGCCCGGTAACTGCGTAGGCCGCCTGTGCCTGCCCCGGATCATAAGCTACCGTCGAGCCGGCCTGCACGCCAAAAGCCGCAGCATCGTTCCAGGTCTCTGGCTGAGTGCCCAGATAAGTGAATGTCCAATTGCCCGCGTTCAGCTTGGCTTCCACCGCGGTGTGCAGTTTTTCCTTGCTCCACTCGCGGCTGGAGTTCTCGTGGCCATCGGTCACAATCACCACAATAACCTTGTCCGCGCCCGCTTTCGCCTCATCGGTCTTCTCGATGGTCATGCCCACTGCATCGTAGAGTGCCGTCATCCCCCGCGGCCCGTGCGGTCGCAGCGCGTTCAGGTCCACGGCCTTTACCGGCCGAGCAACGATCGGAGTTTCCACCAGGGTATCGAAAACCGTTAACGAAAACAGGTACTCCACGTTGTCCTTGTCGCAACCTTCGCGCAGCTCTTCCACAAACTTGCGATAGCCGCTCATAGTCTCGTCCCATACATCGCGCATGCTCCCGCTGCGGTCCTGAATAAACTGCACCAGCACCCGTACCTTCTTCAAACCGGTCTTACGTGCGGATGGTTTTTCGGGCGCGTGCTTCTTAGGCTGCCCCTTCTTGGGCGCCTTGGCTCTAGTTTCAGCCTTCGTTTCTGTCGCAATCATCTCCATCTCCTCTTCCGATACGTTGTCACTTTTACGGTTTCAGCCTCAAGATCTAGATGGTCGAGCATTTTAGGTCCAGGATTGCGTCTGCCCAGATAGACATCGCTGAGGTAAGCCGGCGAGCAGACTATTGCCTTTGCGTATTCGCGCAGCGAGCGTTCTCCCTGATCCCTTTTCAGCCTCTCCACCACATCTTCTTTACGCCACATGAGGAGAATGTTCGCACAGTTTGCGTACAGCGGCAAGCGACGGCTGCAATTTTTTCTAAAATAAAACGGCCTTCCGCTGTCCCAGCCGGAAGGCCGTCTCCCCTCGTAGGTAACTTTTGACCTGATCGAGACCTGATCGAAATCTAATCTCGGGACCGCCTGTTTTTACGTCGCCGTCCACCAGCATCCATGGACGCCATCAGAAAACTAAACGCTCTGGGCCATTGTGCCGCCGGTCACGGCCTCCACTACCGCCACGATCGTGTAGCTGCCCGTCACCGTGGCTGTGGTGCCGTCCGCGTTGGTGTAGGTCCAGGTCAGCACAAAGTCTGTGCCTGCCACAGCCTCGCTGGGTATGTTGACGGTGGCCGACAGGTCGGCCGCGTCGGCGGAATTCGCCGTGACCGGCGCGTTGGTCGTGTCCGAGCTGCTCCACACTGCGTTGGCCGCCGCCGTAGTCACGCCGGCCGGGGTGGGAGTCACTTCAAACTGCGGGCTGTTGCCTGGTGCGATGGAAAGCAGTGCCATGGGATCTCCTCTTTGCGACATCACGCCGCCACAGACATCGGTAACCTTCGACAGCCGGCGCTCGATGCGGGCGACTGCGGATTCCAGTCGTTCCAGCAGCTTTAGAGTGCGCTCCAAAAGCAGACGCTCTTCGTTGGCATGAAAGAAGGTCATTCCTTAACCAGTAGGATGCAGCAATCGTCACGGTCGTGTCAAAAAGGGGTACAAAGAGGCGGAAAATCCCCAAATGCTATGGCCCGCAGCGCCATCGTTGGCGGCCCGCGGCGCCGTATAGTCCTTCAGCTCATATCCGCAGGCTTCCTTGAGCCGGGCAATGGCCTCCTGCTGGGCCCGGATGGCTTGATTCTGAGCCTCTAAGGTCGCCGACTGCAGGGTGATCGTCCCCAACTCTTTCTGCAGGAGCGCCCGCTGCCGCACCAGAATTACGTTTTGAACCAGCACCGACAGCGCCAGCAGGCTCATAGCAATAAGTCTCGTCATCCTCGGTTCCCTTTCCAACTGGTGCATGCGGATGGATTCGAACCACCGGTGTTAGCCCGCTCAGGGGACCTGGTTTACAGCCAGGCGCAATCGCCACTCTGCCACACATGCTTGCAAATTAAAGCACACCTAACCCTCGCAATGCTTGCAGGGAATCATGAGCCGACCGGTGATGCACAAAGATCCCACCCATCTCTTCCCACCGCGGTCGGTATTTCAGATAGTCATCCACCAGAACGTCGCCAGGCCGGCCGTGGTCCCGCTTATCTTTCGAGAGCGTGGTAATCATCTCCACCCCGGGAAAGTGCTGGTCGCGCCAGCGCAACTTCTGTTCCTGAGCCCAGCCGCCTTGCGGACAACCGGTCAAAATCACCGGACCCAGGTGCTTCACCGCGTCAAAAAGCACTTGAGCATCAGCCATCGCCGGCAGCGTCGCATAAAAGTCCCGGTAGCCGTGCAACGTCTTCCAGAACCAGTGCGTACCGTGCTGCTCTTCAAACTTGCGGGGCGGACATCCAAATACGCTTTCCGCTCCGCGATCGAAATCGGCCAACACCCCGTCACAGTCTAAAAATAATTGCGGCATGGATCTTTTATAAATGGCGGAGAGAGCGAGAGTCGAACTCGCAATACCTTGCGGTATGTCCCGCTTCAGACGGGGTAGGCTTGCCGCATGCCTGATCTCTCCCCCGGCCCAGGCCGTACCGTGGTCAAATGCCAGCCGTTCCCGTACAGGCACTTATACGGCGCCTGCGCCGGAACCAGGTTGCGCGCCGCGTATTCGGCGTCTTGCTGGCTCTCGTAGGTCACCTTGCCGCAGTGCCGGCACCGGTCCGTCTTCAAGATCCAGTGGTCCACGCCCTTATCTTAGGCGCGTTTCAAAAAGGGTCAATCAGGATTCGTTCCGTCTGCCGCGGCGCGCCCGGTGGCATTCATTCCCTATGCGCGGCATGATCATGGCGGAAGCGGAGGGAATTCAACCCCCGGTGGCACCTTCCGATGCGCACGCCAGTTTTCGAGACTGGTGACTTTCGCAACTCGTCCACGCTTCCAAACTTATTCTCTGCAATCCCACACGCGATATTGGCCGTCATCCCGCTCAGCTTCAAGCGCCGCCGCCAGCGCATACGCCTCAGATTCAGTGCCGTAATACTCGCGGACAAACCGCCACGCGCCAGCCGGGAACTCTCCCGTAAAGCAGCTAATAGGCCAGATCTTCTTTTCTTCCATGGCCGCAATTATAAATATGGCGGAGCGCCGGTGAATCGAACACCGTCATCCCGAAAGATGTGCTGCTTAGCAAGCAGTTGCATTACCGTCCTGCCCGCGCTCCTAATTCTGGTGCCGGCCGCGGGAATCGAACCCGCACGTCCTAAGACACTGGGTTTTGAGTCCAGCGCGTCTTCCGTTCCGCCAGACCGGCAAGCGAACAGAGATCAGCGATCAGAGGTCAGAGATCAGGGATCAGTAAAAACCTGTCATCCTGAGCACCTAAATCGGTTGTCATCCTGAGCGAAGGGAGCAAAGCGACCGAAGCCGAAGGACCCGCGGTTGCTCTTGCTTTTGCCTTTGCACTTAACTGACCCCTGACCCCTGACTACTGATCTCTGTTATTGGTGCGCCTGGAGGGACTCGAACCCCCACCCCGAAGGACTCGTTCCTAAGACGAGCGCGGCTTCCATTACGCCACAGGCGCACAACCTAATCCACATCGTAATTCTGGAGAGCGAGGGGAGAATCGAACTCCCGCATGATGCACTTTGCAGGCGCATGCCTTACCGTCTTGGCTACTCGCCCCTCAACGGACCCCTGATCCTGATCCCTGGCCCCTGGCTTTTACTGATCCCTGATCCCTGAAACCTGTTTTATGGTGCGCGCGGAGAGATTCGAACTCCCAGTGAACCGATCTTAAATCGGTCGTGTTTGCCCTTTCACCACGCGCGCACAATCCGCAATTGCAATCCAAAAAGTTCGGCGCAATTAAAAAACCCTGGCTGGTTAGCCAGGGTCCGCATCCGAACGTAGGTTCCCGCTCAGACACGTCCCCCATACGAATACAGGAGCGAGCACAATGAGAGCGACGAACTGGATAAAACCTGCTTCATGAAGTCAACCCTAGCCAATGCCGAGAATTCTGTCAAGTAAATTTTTTAGCCCGACTCTCGGCATTTTTTCGCACGCATGCCGCGCACACCCAGGTCAACGGCGACGGCCCCCCGCACCGCACGCAGCGGCCCTGCGTGCGCAGCCGTGCGTTCATGCTTTTCGTGTGTTGGCTGTTGGCCGTTCTGCAGGCGTCGCATTTGCATCCCCTGCGATAACTCTGCAAGGTGCCATGCTGCTGATACCGGTAGTTCGCCCGCAGTCCGATCGCCACCACCGCGGCTAGAGGAATATCGAGAGCGGTGGCAATCTGCCGGTTGGTCTTGCCAGCTTTCCACTGTTCAACGATCTGAAGGCTGAACCGAGCGGCGATGGCCTGGTTAGGCCCTAATTCGCGATGCCCGAAGTTGCCCACGATCTGCCGTACCCGCTCCCGGGTCAAGCCGTGCTCAACCCCGATCGCGGTCAACGTCCAGCCCCGCTCCAGCAGGCTCCACATGGCGCGATAACGCGGGTGTTCGGGAACCGGAGTCACTGGCCTTCATCCAGGTCCAGCACAAACAGCCGGCGCCGGTCTTCCAGATAGGGTGCCGGATCGCTCTGCCAGGCGCGCAGCTCCTCCTCGGTCATCGCCCGGATGCGCTTGTCCAGGTAGTCGTTCATGTCCTCGTCCACCATCTGCGGCAGCCCCAGCAGATCGCTGGTGGGCGTCAGCCAGCGCGCAAACTGCATTAGCTGCTCCAGATTGATGTGGCACAGGCCGCGCTCCATGTTGTCCAGCACCGTCTGGCTCACGCCGATTTTTCTGGCCATCTCTTCTGCGGGGATTTTTTTAGTCTTCCGCCTCATCCCAATCCGCCGGCCTACAAATGCGGTGAACGGCCCTACCGTGGTCTTTGACATATTCGCTTTTCCTTAAATCGCCGCTAACTGCTCGGCCAGACTTTCACACTCAGCCTCTACTTCCGCTTCGGTCCAAAAATGGCGACCAGACAAAAAGGCAAAGTCGCGGGCCCACTCCACTATAGACGCAGCCTCCGGCGAAAGAGTCTTGACGTCGGCCTCCGGATCATAGCGCGTATCCCAGGCGTGAGCGCAATCGAAACCCAACCACCATCCCTGGCCGTCGGCATGCTCGGTGCACGGTTCCAGCTCAGAGAAGGTCACCCCGCCGTGAACCTCAAGAGACTGCACTCGATCGCTGGTTTCAAACCCGACGCCGTGCAACAAATGCCCCGGCGGCACACGGACATAGCCGCAGTGATTGCCCGCTTCCTGAGCCTGGGTCACCGCGCACTGCAGTCCCGCATGCTCCCACTCCCGCTTTACCTTGAACGGTTGTACCGGCAGACACATCGCTTCCTCCCTCCACACATCTTCGCGCCCTCACGCATAAAGATACTTGCCCCACCGCTCGTCCTCTTCCAGTCCCAGCCTGCGAAGCAGATGCCGGTGAGTGTGAACTGTCAATTCCCGGGGCGGATGCAGCAGGCTCAATCCCGCCTCCGCCAGCGTCTTATTGCCTTTGGCATGATTGCATTTTCTGCAGCACGCCACCAGATTTTCCCACGCGGTTCTGCCCCCCAGCGACTTCGGGGTTACATGATCCAAGGTTAGCTCGCGGGGATTGGGCCGCGTCCCGCAATACTGGCACTTGAAGTGGTCGCGGATATAAATATTTTTCCGGCTCAGCATCTTGCGCGGCATCCGCGAGTGGCGGTATTTGTCCTCCTCGGCGTTAAACTCCAGACGAATCACCGAAGGCACTCGCAGCCCAGGGCGGATCTCCACATCGAGATCCTCTACCATCACCGCCTTGCTCTTCACCATCATGCTCAAGGCATAACGCACCGGTTGGATCGACACCGGCTCGTACGCCGCGTTAATGACCAGCACCGGTCTGTAGATAACGCTTGGCATGGCTCATCTTCAGTCCAGACTCTGGACTGTCCCGTCTTCCTACAGTAATTGCGCCCTTTGCGCCCGCGATGCAACAATTCTCTCATGGATTTTACACTTCTCGACCGCTCGATCGAGACCGCGGCCCTGCTCGACGCCAATGGACAGATCAAGCTGCTGCCCGCTGCGGCCTACCACGCCTATTCTCAACAGAGCCTCCAGCTCTTCGGTCACCGCCACGCCCGCTACGGCTACCCTACCGTCGAGTTGATCGCCTGGCTGAAAGAAAAAATCGGCGCCCGCAAGGCTATCGAGATCGGCTCCGGCACCGGCGATCTCGCCTTTCATCTGGGCATTCCAGCCACCGACAACCACATGCAGCAATGGCCGCACGTTCGCTACCACTATGAACTCATGGGCCATCCGGTCATCCAATACCCTGCCTTCGTGGAGCGGGTGGATGCGATCGATGCCATCGATCGCTATCAACCGGAGGTCGTCGTAGGCTCCTGGATCACGCAGTGGATCGATCCCAATCTGCCCATGCCGGCCGCTGGCGGCAATATGTACGGAGTCAAAGAAGACCAGATCCTCGACCGCGGCTGCACCTATATCCTCATCGGCAATCTCGGCGTGCACGGCGCTAAAAACATCTGCCGGCAACCCCACCAGCAGCTCGAACTCCCGTTCCTGCGCAGCCGCGCCACACACCCCCTCCTCGATCGCGTCTTTGTCTGGGAACCATAAAGGCAGCAGTCAGGGGTCAGGGATCAGAGATCAGGGGTCGGAGATCAGGGATCAGGGATCAGAAAAAACCTGTCATCCTGAGCACCTAAATCGGTTGTCATCCTGAGCGCAGGGAGCAGAGCGACCGAAGCCGAAGAACCTGTGGTTGCTTTTGCTCTTGCCTTTAACTGTCCACTGACAACTGATCTCTGATAACTGATCTCTGACCCCTGATCCCTGTCAACTGATCCCTGAAAATCATCCTTGCGCAAAAACTCGATTTGCTCTACTACTCAGAAGTCATGCTCGCAGAATCTCTATCTTCCATACCCCTTTTAGGTCCTGCCCCGGTCAATACTAAAAACGGTTGCATCTGCCGTAATCAGGGTCGCCCCGTCGATGGCCAGGTTTTCATCAGCCCGGCCTGCAAGGTCCACTATGCTGAAACCCGCATCCCCCGCGGCCAGCCGCTGGTCCAGCGGCAGACCAGCAAAACCGGACGCGTCCACTATCCCAAGATGACGGTTGCCAAACCATGACTGTACATCCAATCTCCAGCGGCGGGGCGCCCCGCTCCACCAGCCAGCCGATTCCGCTGCTGCTGATTAGCGACGCGCCTTCTTCCTCCACTGGGCTGGGCCGCATCACCGCCGATCTCGCCACCCGCATTCATCGCCACCTTGCCGACGTCTACCGCGTAGGCGTGCTCGGCTACGGCGGCCCCGGTTCGCGTAATTTCGGCTTTCAGCAGTACGCCATCGAAGGCATGAACGACTGGATCATCCCCGGCCTCCCTGAGGTCTGGAAGGATTTCGCCGGCGACGAGTGGGGCATATCTATGCCCATCTGGGATCTGTCCCGGCTGCTCTGGTATGCCCAACCTGCACGCTGTGAGATGCTGGCCGGCCGCAAGCCGCTGCGCGAGTGGCTCGTCAAAGCTCCGTTCGAACGTTGGGGCTACTTCCCCATCGATGCCGACGGCCCCAATCGAAAACTCTCCTTCCCGCTTCATCAGGCGCTGCTCGGCTTCAATCGGATCATCGCTTACGGTGCCTGGTCGGCAGGAGTCGTTGCCCGTACCCTGGCCCTCGATCAGGAGCCGGATCACCTTCCTCACGGCATCGATACTTCGGTCTTTTATCCGCGCAACAGTATCGAGTGCCGCTTTCGCTTCGGTTCCATCACCGGCGCCCGCTCGCTGACCAGCGGTCCCCAGCTCAGCTCGGTTATGGCCGGGGAAACTCTGATCGGCATCGTAGCCACCAATCAGACCCGCAAAGACTGGGCACTGGGCATTGAGGCCGCTGCCCTGCTCGGCAAAACCCATCGCATTCGGCTCTGGGTGCACACCGATGCCCTCGAACGTTACTGGTCCATTCCCGCCCTGCTGGTCGATTACGGCCTTCTGGACCGCACCGTGATCTCGGTCGGCTTTCTCTCCGACGACGATATGGCCAAAGCCTACTCGGCATGCAACCTTACCTTCGGCATTGGCGCCGAGGGCTTCGGTTATCCTCTGGCCGAGTCGCTGGCCTGCGGAACTCCAGTCATCCACGGCAACTACGCCGGCGGCGCGGAGCTGGTGCCGGAAGAGATGCGCGTCGAACCTCTGGCCTTTCGCAAGGAAGGGCTCTATTGCTCGGTGCGCCCGGTCTATGACCCCGCCGCCTGGGCCGCCTGCGCTGAGCGCTTTCTTAGCCGGCGCGCCAGCCTCGACCCGCAGTACGCCTGGCAAAATCTGTGGCCTCGATGGGAAGCCTGGTTTCGGGAAGGAAGAACTAGTCGGCACTGAACAGTAAAACCAAAACCCGCTGTCATCCTGAGCCCAATATCGGATGTCATCCTGAGCGAAGGGAGCAAAGCGACCGAAGCCGAAGGACCTGCGGTTGCTTTTGCTTTTGCCTTTAACTGTCCACTGACCGCCGCAAGGAGCATCATGCAACTCTACGAACCTGAATTTTTCGTCGACGTCCCCAATCTGCCCCGCGTGCCCACCTCGTGGGATGGCCTGGAAAAGATCCTGCCGTCGATCCTGCGACGCTTCGGCATCCAAAACCACCTGGCCATCGAGTTCGGCGTCTGGCACGGTTACTCCACCGCGGCTCTGGCCAACAACTTTCAGTTCGTCCTCGGCATCGAGCCCTTTACCGGCGACCTGCTCGCCGGCACCACCGCGCCTATGATCGAAACCACCCGCCGCACCCTGGAGCCGTGGTCCAATATTCAACTCATCCAGACCGGCTTCTTCGACTACGGATACACCGTCGATGGCTGGCCGCTGCACAGCTTCGTTCCCTCCTCGCAGGAACCGAGCTTCTGCTACCTCTGCAACCGCTTGAAGGGCGGCTCGCCTCACACCGCAAGCGACGACGGTCAGGTCGACCTCATCCATACCGATATCATCCACACCTATCAGCACACCTTCGCCTGCGGCGTCCTCGCGCTCCAGCACACCCGCTGCGCCATCTTCCATGACACCGAATCATTTCCTGAAGTCAAAGAAGCCCTTCTCGACCTGGCTGAAATCTCCGGCTACAGCTTCTACAACTACCCCTACTGCCAGGGCCTTGGCATCCTGGTACGGGAATCGGTACGGGAATCGGTACAAGAATCGCAGGCGCCCGCTCAGTGATGATTCAATACACCCCTGGGTTTCTACGTGAGCTGCCACGGCCCATTCAGGCTCCAGACGGCTGGGCGCCCAATGAGCAGATCCTGCCCGCCCTGCTTCAGGACTTCGCTCTCCGCTCCGACTCGGCGCTTGAGTTCGGAGTCCAGCACGGCTATTCCACCGCTGCGCTCGCCCATTACTTCGATCGCGTCACAGGCGTTGATACCTTCGCCGGCGACGAGCATTCCGGAATGGGAGACCCCGCGGAAACCATGGCCTTCGCGATCTCCAATCTGCGACCCTTTCCCAACGTCACGCTGGCCCAATCGGATTTTCGCGTCTGGATCGAGGCGCAGCCGCAAGACGCTCACTACGATCTGGTCCATGTCGATCTCGCGCACCGCTTCGATGACACCTACGACGCCGGCCTGTGGGCCGTTGCCCACTCGGACTGCGTTCTGTTTCACGACACCGTGTCTTTTCGGGAGGTGGCCAGCGCCATGGTCCAACTCGCCGCCGAACACCATCTCACCGCCTTCAACTACCCGGTCCGCTTCGGGTTGGGCATCCTGCGCCACGGCCGCTGAGCCGAACAGGGGTCAGGTTTCAGTTGTCAGGGGTCAGAGATCAGGGATCAGGAGTCAGGGAAAAGCAAAAGCCTGTCATCCTGAGCACCTAAATCGGATGTCATTCTGAGCGAAGGGAGCAAAGCGACCGAAGTCGAAGAACCTGCGGTTGCCGTTGCGGTTGCCGTTGCTTTTGCCTTTGCTTTTGCTTTTGCTTTTAACTGATCCCTGATCTCTGATCTCTGATCCCTGATCTCTGATCCCTGATCTCTGATCCCTGATCTCTGATCCCCGATCTCTGTCGCAACTGAAAGGAGCGACCCATGGCCAACGTACTCGTCACCGGCGGCGCCGGCTTCATCGGCAGCCACCTCTCCGACTACCTCGTCAATCAGGGCCATCGCGTCACCGTGCTCGACGATCTCAGTGGCGGCTTTCTCGACAACCTGGAAACACCCGGCTCGGCCAAAAAAATCTCCTCGACACTGGGCGACGTCATCTTCGTCCGGGGCTCCATCCTCGACGAGCGGCTTGTAGACACGCTCTTTCAGGAAGGTCGCTTCGAGGTCGTCTATCACCTGGCCGCCTACGCCGCCGAAGGTTTGAGCCACTTCATCAAACGGTTCAACTACCAGAACAACCTCATCGGCTCCGTCAACCTCATCAATGCGTCCGTCAATCACGGCGTAAAGTGCTTCGTCTTCACCTCGTCCATGGCGGTCTACGGGGCCAGTCAAGTCCCGTTCGGCGAACACATGCCCCCGGCGCCGGAAGACTCCTACGGCATCGCCAAGGCGGCTGTCGAAGATGAACTCTTTATCAGCCGGGAAATGTTCGGGCTCGACTACGTCATCTTCCGCCCCCACAATGTGCTCGGCGAACGCCAGAACATCGGCGATCGCTACCGCAACGTGGTTGGCATCTTCATGAACCAGATCCTGCGCAATTCGCCGATGACCGTCTACGGCGACGGCGAGCAGCAGCGCGCCTTCTCCTACGTCGGCGACATCATCCCGGCCATCGCCTCTTCCCCTTCCAACCCGCGCGCCATCGCCAACATCTTCAACATCGGCGGAGACGAGCCCTGCACCATCAACCAGCTCGCTGAGATGGTTGCCGAAGCTATGGATGTCCCGCTCCGCGTCGTTCACCTTGACCAGCGCCATGAAGTCAAGATCGCCTACTGTGACCACCACCACGCCCGCGTTCTGCTCGGCTACCAACAGGAAACGCCGCTACGCAAAGGCATCGCGCGCATGGCCGCCTGGGCGCGGCAGCATGGCTTCCGCCGCGGCCAAGAGTTTTCCGGCATCGAAATCGAAAAAAATCTGCCGTCCTTCTGGAGGAAAAACCAATGAAGCTGGTCTTCGGCAATGCCACCCTGCACTGGGGCAATCCCAATCCGGACCCTGGCGCTCCCCCCGGCAATTGGCTGGCCTGTATCGATAGCTGGTACGCGACCGCCTCCGAGCGCTATCCGCTCTATGAGGTTTACCGCAAGCCCATGATGGTGGCCTACCAGGAGATCTTCGAGAACACGAGCGAAGAGATCATCGCCTACGTCCACGACGACGTAACGATTTATGAGCCCGGGTGGGATCTGCGCGTGGCCCGCGAATTTGAAGACCCAACCGTCGGCGCAGTGGGATTCTTCGGCGGCCTTGGCCATGGCCTGCCGCAGCTCTACAACGAGCCCTTCCAGGTCGCCAACTTCACCCGGCTGCGCACCCGGTCCAACATGCGCCGCGACGCTGAATCACATGGACAGCGCTTTTCAGGTGTCTGCGACGTCGCGGTCTTCGACGGGTTCGCGCTCTTCATCCGCCGCTCCGTCCTTGAAAACTGCGGCGGCTGGCCACAGAATCAGCCGGTCAGCTACTGGGTCTACGATTACTGGATATCCTGCGAAGTGCGCCGCCAGAAACTGCGCAACCGGCTGGTCGGCGTCGACTGCGACCACTGGGGCGGCCGCAGCCCCTCTATCATTCCAGAAGACTCAACCGCCGCCCATAAGTGGCTCTACGAAAACTACTCCGACGTGCTTCCCTTCCAGGTGCAGTCCTGATGCAGATCGCCGCCCTGCCACTTTCCGATCTCGCCAATCTGGCCCGTTACCTGGTGGCCTGCTTTTGCTGTGCTTTAGCCGTCTTCGGCGCCGAAGAACTCAAAGACCGCCTGATTCTGCTCGCGCTGGCCCTGCTGCTGTTCCACACGGTCATCAAGCCCTGATGCCTCAAACCTGATTTAGGACCCCTGATCTCCGGTCCGTGACCCCCGGTCTCTGGCCCCTGATCCTTTTCTCTGATCCCTGACCCCTGACCCCTGACCCCTGATCCCTGATCCCTGATCCCTGATCTCTGTCCCAACCAAGGAGCCACCATGAACGCCGTCCTTACCCTTACCCGCAACTGCCTCGACCTCACCCGCAAGTGCGTCGCCAGCATCTTCGCCCAGGACATTCCCGTCGAGCTGTTCGTCTTCGACAATGGGTCCACCGACGGCACCCGCGAGTGGCTGCTGCAGCAACACGGCAACTCGGAAAAGCGATGCCTCCACACCATCCAGGCCAACACCAACTTCGGCGTCAGCCGCGGCTGGAACATCGGGCTGCAATACTTCTTCGGCCTCAAGCGCGATCATGCCCCCCACAACCAAGTCTTGGTCGTAAACAATGACGTCGTTCTGCCGCCCTGGTTCTACCGCGAACTTTTGAGCTATGAACAGCCCTTCATCACCGGGATGGGCGTGGATTCCATGGAAGCGATCGCGGCGCCGGCCGAGCGCATGCCCCTGGTTCCAGCTCCCGACTTTTCCGCTTTCCTGGTCTCGCGACCGGTCTGGGACACCGTCGGACCTTTCAACGAGGACATGAAACTCTACGCCCAGGACTGCGACTATCACATCCGCGCCCACCGCCTCGGCATCGGTATGGGTAAAGCCAACCTGCCGTACTTCCACCAGAACTCGTCCACCATGCGCATGGCCACTATCACCGATCGCGCCGACATTCTGGAACAGGCCAACAAAGATCGCAATGTGTTTCTAGGCATCTACGGCTGCCTCCCCGGTACCCCGGCCTACGGAGAATTGCTGCGGTGAGCAATGGTGTGGTCCATGTCGGCGCCCACTGCGGCGAAGAGGTGCCGGAATATCTCGCCCAGGGCCGGTCTCCCATCCTGCTCTTCGAACCGCAGTCTCTTGGTTGGGAGGCGCCCGCCGGCGTTCAACTGGTCTCGCAGGCGCTCTCCCACTCTGATCGCGGCCTCATCCTCCAGATTCCTCATCACCTTCATGACCCCTCCCAGCTCGACACCATGAGCGCTAGCTGTCTATCCATCAACGCCGCGGAGGCCCGCAAGATCGGCTGGACGGATCGGCCCTGCCGCTACCGGTATATCCAGCCTGTCCGCTTTGATCACTGGGCCGCGGAAAACTGGTTCCGCGGTCGTCTGCATTCCCTGCTGGTCGTCGACGTGCAAGGGATGGAACTCCAGGTACTCAAAGGTTTCGGCTCCTATCTCGACGGCTTCCGGAATCTCCTCATCGAGTGCTCCGAAACGCCGATCTACAGGCATTCCGATACAGCAGCCGAGGTTTGCAGTTTTCTGTCCGAACGCGGCTTTCTGCGCACCTCGCCGATCCTCCCCCACGGCGACGTGACTTTCATTCGGGATGATCGGTAACAATGCTCCGCCCGGTTTTTAGTGACTCTCCACTACTCGGGTGCCCCGTCCATCGCACACTATGCGATGAGCGGGGATCTACAGATCTCAACGATTAGAAAAATGTGCCTTGCATGGCAAGCATTTTCCAAGCATGCTCTACGCATGGGATCTGTCGAGCAAGCACCTGCCTCACCACCCGTTCAGACACCGCAGTCGCCCCAGTCTAAAGGCGGCAACGCCCGCACTCGGAAGCTTTCCCCTGAACGCCGTCAGGAGATAGCCTCCCAGGCAGCCGCCGTCCGCTGGGGCAAGATCGTCAAGCATGTCCCTCCCGTGCTTTCGGCCCCGGTGGCCGCCCGCGCCAAGCATAAAAAGCGCCGCGCCCCGGCCCGCGAGCATCAGCCGTTGTTACGCGCCTCGTCGCAACGCGCCCGCTACAGGCATGCCGCGGCAACCAGCACCCCGGCCGTCTTCGGCCTGGCCCTGGTCGCTGCGGAAAACCGTCTTGCTGAGGCCATTCAGGAGCGGGCCTATCACGCCAACATGGGCGCGGCTCTGGATGCCGAGATCCCGTCGCTGGTGCAGACAATTGCAGCCCTCAAAAACACCCAGAACCCGCAATCGCCGCTCTCCCTGGCCCGCTCTTCAGCCGCCCGGCAGATCCAGACCGATTTGAATCTGGCCGGCGCCGGTTCCGACCCGGCTCCCGTTACCCGGCCAGGAGTGACAATTCCCTCCCGCGCCCAGGGCGCCGCGCTGGCCATCGATCTAGGCGAACCGGAAGACGAAGATCGCTTCCTCCGCGAAGATCCCGTGGTTGGCGGCGGTCAGTGGCACGGCTAGTGTAGCCCGCTAAACAGATGGTCGTTTAATCTAGGGGCAATCTTGCTAGTGTAGTCCGTCAAACAGATGGTCATTTAATCGTTGTCAATGGTTGCGGCCATGTGGTCCGGCAAAGATAAGGTTTTGTAACAGGGCACGACTTCAGTCGTGCCGAAAGCGGTTGCAAAATGAAATTGGGGCTTTAGCCCCTGCTGGCTTTCTGGGTTCGGAAAATGTTCCAAGGAGCATCCGCCAATATCGCCGTTTGAACCGGTTTCCGCGAACCCGGAGTGCCGGTGAAATCCCGTTCGGTTCGCGGAGCCTGTTCCCCCCTCAAAAATCGGGAGTTAGGGGCAATCTTGCTAGAGGCGCGTCTACATGGGCAGTCCTTTTGGAGGGGTTCGCGGAATCCACAAAGCATGTGCCTGCAGGCAAAGCTGTTATTCTGTAAGGGGTCGCAACGGGGACCAAGTGCGCTGAGTAAGTGCAACTTAATTTTCTCTAGGCTCATGCGGTGGCGCAATTCGTCGCAATGGGGTCTAAGTGCGCTGAGTAAGTGCAACCGTAACGTGCTCTCCGAGCGGCCAAAGGTCTCTCGTCGCAATGGGGTCTAAGTGCACTGAGTAAGTGCAACCAGGCTTCACACGCACAGTGGGCGGCGTAGAGTGAGTCGCAACGGAGTTGGAGTGCACTGGACAAGTGCAACTCCTGTACGAAGCTCGTAAGCGAGTCCACCCGATCGTCGCAACGGAGTTCGAGTGCACTGAGCAAGTGCAACTGGTTGGAGCTGTCCAAGTCCCACTTAAAGCTGCCGTCCCGAGCAGGATAAAGTGCACTGAACAAGTACAACATTACTGATCCGCTGCTCAAAGCCATGGTGCTGACTGTCGCAACAAGTACAAAGTGCACTGGAGAAGTGCAACTTCTGGCTATCAACCGCTCCCCGATCAAAGTATGTCGCACAGGCATAACTGTCAGCACCAGGGGTTCAATCCAGTACCGTAAACATCCCCTTCTGGGGCTCCCGGCCGGCATGGCACGGCACCCGAAACACACACGGCGCAGGCCAGTCGCAGCCCGTAAGCTGGGGGTCGGGGGTCTTGGTCAGCGCCGCTAGCCGCTCCAGCTTGCGCGCCGCCATCTCTACAATGCGTTTTCTCGCCTCGGCCGCGGGAACAGCGATCTGGACCGTGAAACATACATCCTGTAAAACTCCATCGTCGAGCATCGCCTGCAGCCATTCCTGGGTCGATATCTCGTCATAGTCCTCGCGCCAGGCTTCAATCCAGGTGTCCTTAAATCCCTTGGTCACATCGTTCTTCTTGCGAAATCGCAGCTTTTTATTCGCCGGGTGCCTTAGCCCCTTGGCCCACGGCGAGTAGCGCTTGCCATGCTTTTTCTGTCCCAGCACAATGACCACTTGTTTCATCGGTAGCCCGTACAGGCATACTTCGCCCAGCGAAAACCAGCTCCGCGCTTCCGAGTAGTGGCGATCGTTATTCCAGGCCGAGCACAGCACCAGCCGGCGCAGCTCGATCCCCTTTGGATCGAGATACGCATTCGGCTGCCAGCGCAGGCCATTCTTCATCTCTATAGGTTCTGGAATCTGCCACGGCCTCTCCCCCGGTTTCCGAACCGCGGTCGCGATTGCATCCGCCAGGCAGGCCAGATGCACCACCTCGGCATGTACGTCGTAGTGGCTGGTCTCCAGCCCCGGCTCCACGCCCATTCCATACGCTGCTTCGCCAGCCGCTTCGCCCCAGTCCAGGCGGCGACCCTCAAGCACGCCGGCCCCGATCGCCCGCTGCAGCAGCGCCCCATCGTCAACCTTGGCGCGCTCCCGCGTCCGGCTCCAGAATCCCTTGCGGTCGCAGGTCTCAAAGTGAGTCAGCAGCGTCGGGGTGTTCATCGTCCGGTTCGTCCTCGTCTTCCTTTTGATCTTCCCCGCCGTACACTGCGTCCGCAATCTCCTGCGCCACATCGAGCGCCGGTCGCTCCAGCACAAACCCGTCCAAAGCCCCAATGCCGTCCAGGTACAGCACGCATCTCTTCTCATCCGCGGCCTTCACCGCAGCCACCTTCTCCGCAAAAATAAACAGCCCTTCCACAATCTCAATCATCGCGGTCCTCCGGCAATCCCCGGTCCTCCGGCAATCACGGTGTTGCCGCCCGGCTTGCCCCGCCGCTTGCTGGCCTCCTCGCGCAGCGTGCGGATCGTGTTCTGACCTCTGAAACCTGATCCCTGACCTCTGACACCTGACACCTGACCCCTGAAAACTGACCCCTGATCCCTGATCCCTGTTCCCCGACCCCCGCCCTCATACGCCTCCACCGGCGGCGCCGGCGGCCGCACCGTCGTATTGATCCCCTTCTGGTCCGGTTCGGTCGGGTTCATCACCGACAGGGGAGTCGAGTTCAAGTCGTCGATCCACGCCTGCAATCGCGCTCGCTGGCTGGGGTCGGCGATATAGGTCTGCACAATCGTCGCCGCTTGTTCCTGGGGAATCGTAGCCAGCGTATACCCCTTTTTGCGCAGCGCGTCGATGCCTGAAATGTCATAAGGCCGGCTCGGATTATCCGGCAACGCCGCCTTCTGCAACGGCCCGGGCAGATTGTTTCTCCACAGATGGATGAGCTCATGGCCCTCTACCTGCCGCGGCCCCTGCTTAAACCGCTCCGGATCGCGAATCACCACCGTGTGTGGCTCGTGCTCCCCCACCGTAGCAATCTCGTTCTGCCCGCGGCCGTCGATCTCTGGTTGTCCCGCGGCAAAGCGCATCCCTACCGCGTCCCGCACCCGCTCCAGCGCCGGCGGAAATTCATTAGTCGCGCCACCTGCCCCCCCCCTCTTTGGCGGCACGGCCGCTGGAGTCGCTGGGCTGGTCACATACCGCTTGATCTGCTCCACCGCGTCGCGCATCGCGGGCGCGTTGTACATGCCCTGCCGGCGCCATTCATCGGGATAGCGACCGCCAATCTCCGGCGTCACGTAGCCGCGGATATAGGCATCGATTCGCGACTGCTGCAGCCAATCCGGATAAGATCGCACCTCGCCTTCATTTTTTCTAGCCTGTTCATAGATGCGGCGATCCAGCGCATCCTGCTGCGGCGTCCGCGCATTCAACACTGCTTGCTTCATCTTCCAGTAGTCCGAGTCAATCGGCTTTTTGGTCTGCGGATTTTCACCGCCTAAGTAGTGAAGCAGGTCTCCGCCCAGAGCCGTGGTCAAAGCCGCTCCCTGGAGTGAGTCGAATAGTTCCAGCGTGATTTTGCCAGGATTCGGATTCTGGCTCTCCCAGGGAGGGTAGAACTCCAGACCGCGATCGTCATTCGGGCTTTTCGTCCCCTGTTGGATATGGACGTCGGAAAGGTAGGGAGAGAGCCGCGGAAACTGCTTTGCGACCGCGCTCAACCGCGGATCGAGCCCGGGGCCAGGTGCCACGGCCGGCTGAAGCGCCGGCTGGCTAATCCGTTGTCGATGGCTCTGGATGTGCCCGGCAATCTGCTCGTCTGGCATCGACGCAGGGAATGCCACTACCCCGACGCCCTTCACCTGCACCAGCTTCTGTCCAGCCATCATGCCCCCGGCGACCGTTCCCCGGTCCCTAATCGCTGCTTCGATTCACGGTCATCGCTTTCGATCCCCGCCCTCGGTATCGAATACAAAGGTGCCGCGGCGGAGAGTTGCAACGCTCATCGGTTCCGGAGTTTCCCCCACGGCATAGCTGGAACCGCGCTTCACAGCACTCCCCACGCGCACTTGCTTTGCAGACGGTTCGGAACAAACCATCACCAGCCGCGCGCCGATCTTCCACACTTGACCTACTTCAATTTTCGTCATTTGCCTTGAGATCCTCACCCCGGCTCCCCTCGTCCCTGCTTCCAGCCCGCTCTTGCCAAAGGCGCAACTCAAGCGCAACATAAAGGTATGCACATGGTCGCGATTGGGATCGTTTCACTGTTGCTGGCCGGAACCTTTTGGCTGCTCGCCAAAGGTTCGCTTTCCCCTTTTCACGGCGCCTGGATGGCCGGCCTCAGTCAAGCGCTGCTTCTGCTGCTCACCAGAAACTTCCCGCTGTCCTTCATTCTGTGCATAGTTGGCGGCCTCTTCGTGGCTTTCGCGCCTCGTCCTCAAGCCGGCACAATTGCGCCTCGCTCCTCGTCAAAGACATGAGTGTAAGGCCGGCCTGAAGGTTGCGCAGACGACTGCGGCCCCGGCGCTGGCTTCCGTTTTTCGGCCTCGTCGCGCAGCTCCTTCACCGTCTTCCCGCCGGTCTGATTCTGGCTGGCAGCCGTACCCAGCGCCATCGCCTTCAGCACCGGAGACACCGCCATCCCCTTCTTCTGCGCCAGCTCCACCATCTGCCGCAGGTTCTGAGTAAAAACAGCCTTCTCCTCCGGCGGCAGTTTGTCATACGCATCGGCTACCTGCGGCGTCACCTGGCTGATCCAGTTCACTACTTCCGGCTTTTCCAGAGCATCGGCCAGCATGTGCGACCCCGCCAGAATCGTCGGGGTCATGGCCAGCTCGGCGATGCTGTAACCGGGGTGACCCAGCAACACCGAAAAAACCGCGGTAGGAGTTGTGTAGAAAAGTGAGTTGAGCGCGCGGCGCACGCCCAGGCTGCGTAACCCCTTCGCTGCGGCCTCCGTGTTCTCCGCCTGCCTCGCCCGATAGTCTTCCGGGCCGATTGTCTTGCGCTCCGGAATCACTTCTTCAGGCTCTTCCGGGTGCTTGGCCCGCGGTGGTTCTGGTACTCGCTCCGCGGCCGGTCGCGGCGGCTCGGGCGCCTTCCGGGTGCGGTACTTCGGAATCGGATGGTCTGGAGAGGGAGCAGTCGGAGGCTGCCTGTACGACGGCTCTACCGGAGCCTCAGGCACATCCACCGGCTTGCCTAATGCGTCCAGCTTACGATTCGCATCCCAGAAATTGTCGTAAAGTTTACCCGCGCCGCCAACCCCCGCGTCAGGCGGATCGAACTTGGTCAGCATGTTCCGCACCCGCTGCGCGGTCTTTTCTTCCAGCAGGGGCTCAATCGCATAGGCCGGATCGGCGGCCTGCAAAGCCTTCGCAATCGGCGATCCGGAATGGTTCGGCCCCGCGCTTTCCTTGAACGTCTCCATGTACTGGCGGTAAAGCTTCTGCGTCTGCCGCAGCTTCGATCCCACTCCGCTGTCGTTGGCCATATCCTGCATCATTTCGCCGATGTCACTTTGCAGCGAGCGCAACGCGTGATACACGTCGTCGGGCAAATCTCCGCCCGCCAGCTTATCTCCCAGCTCGGAGTAGTAGCCCTGCAGATCGCCGAACTTCAGCGGCTTTCCCGGCTCCGTCAGTTGCTGGGCGAGCACGGCGTAGAGATTGTGTCCTTTCGGAATCATGGTCGTCCCACCCGTCGAGGTGGTAAACGGCAATTCCTCAGGCTCAGCCTCTGGAGCCTTCGACAAAATGTCCTTGAAAATCTTAATATTCTCGGCCGAGCCCTTAATTTTCTTCTCGGCCGTCTGCACCGCATCGGTCAGCGATTCGGCAGGTACCGTTTCGTTCGCGGTCGCTTTGCGGATCTCATCGTAGGCCCTATCCAGCTTCCCGCGCGGCTGGTACTCCGCTGTCGTGTCGCCAGCAGCCTGCGCCTGGGCCACCCGCGCCTCTTCGCCGCGCCGATAAGCCGCATTATCCTTCCACTCCGCCTGCACCCGCTTGATCCGGTCCACAAGCCGGGTCGACAACTCCTGCACCTGCCGCGCCAACTGGCCCCGGCTGGTCTCGGTCTGGGCCGCTTCCTGTTGGATCTGCTCCGCCTTGGCCTTCTGGGCTTCGTACTGCGCCTTCTTGGCGTCGTTCTCAGCCTGGATGGTCTGCGTGTCGTGCGCGTGCGTGTCGGCCACCAGTCGGTTGTGCTCCGCCACCTCGGCCAGTTTCTTCGCATGCGCGTCCGCCGCTTCGGCGTCCGCTTTTCTCACCCGCGCCGCCCGCAGATCCTCCCGTTCGCGAGTCTGCTGCTCCGCCTCGGTCTTATCCTGCTGATACTTTTCCGTATTGGCCTGATTCTCCCTGGCAGCTTCTTCGGCCGCAACGGTATTCGCCTTCACCGTCTCCTGCGCCATCTCCTTCAGCTCGCGCGGGCCGGTGTTGGTCAACGCCTCCATCGTGCTGCGCGCCGTCCGCGGCACCCTCTTGGCAGCCGTCTTCAGCGCCTCAGGCGCCTCGTAAAGCGCGGCCGTTCCCGCCGCTGTCCCCAGCGCTCCGGCATAGTTCCCGGTGCCGATCTGCTGGCCCAGTTCCTCGCCGGTCTGCGCCGCCCAAGGCCCCACACCGGGCAACGCCGCTGCCAGAATATGCCCCAGTGCCATCTCCCGGTGCGCCGCCGCCTCCGGCTTCGGACTGAACGAGCTGGCCGGCGAAATTGCGTTGGCCTGTTGCAATTCGTTTGCTGCGGCGCGCACCTGCTGAAGCGCCGGATCAACAAGCATTCGCTTGCCGATCAAGGCAGCCCGGACGCCGACAGGATCAGACGCCCCCACCACATCCTCTACCGCTTCTTCGCTGGCGTCTCTCGGCCGATCGACCGCCGCATGGTATAAACCCGAGAGCGCCCCTCCGACTACTTCACCGCCCGCGGTCGCGAATCGTTCAAACGCATTGCCCTCCTGCGCGTTCGGATCTTGGGGCGCCACGATCGGCTGCCCCGCCGAATTCAGCCCTGTCACCGTCACGCCGTTGCCGCCCATGCTCTGCAGATTCGGGTCAGCCTTGGCATCGGCAACATACTTGCGAATATCAGCCGGCGCAAACATCTGCAGGCCCGCCTGCGAGGCTGCCCGCACCTTGCTGTATGGCACTTGAGTGACCTTGCCGTTCCTGTCCCGCATCTGGTAAAGACCTTCAATGTTGTCGGCCGGCGCGCTGAAGTCCTGCTTGCCCTTCCGGGTCTTCACCAGCCCCAGCAGCTTGTCCTGCTTGTCAGGCGAAAGCTTTTGGAGCGTAGCCATCTGCTGATCGCGCGGCAGCGCGATGAACTCGTCAATCGGGTCCAAGCCCCCCGCCGGCGCCGCTGTCTGTGTCGTCGTCTGCATCGCAGCCTGAGCCATTACTTGCCCTCCAGCGCTTGACTCAACCGATCCGCCAGCGATTGATCCGCCGCGCCGCCCGCTTCACCAGCTCCCTGCGGAGAACTGAACTGCTGCTGCAGTCGGTCCAGATCATGCTTCAAGACGTCCGCCTTTTCGTGGGCCAGATGGTCCATCTGCTTCATCTGGTCCGGCGTCAGAGTCACGCCTGAGAGATATCCGGTGGTGGGACTAAAGCGGGCTTTGGCGCGCTCCAACCAAGGCGCGCTCTCCACCGCTTCGTTCCACACCGCCTGGTTGATGCGCGCGCCCTTCTGCGCTCCCAGCGTCATCCCGATGTGGTTGGCTACGAGCGAAAGCATCGCCTGCTGGTCGCCGTTGAGAGCGTCCTTCAGGTTCTTGTCCATCGTTTCTACCCGGTCCTGCGCCGCGTCGTAGGCGGCCCTGGTGTCGTTATATTCCTTGCTGGGCGCAGCGAACAGCTCGCCGCCCACCCGCACGTTTGGACCGCCTCCAGCCCGTTCATTCCCAGCCCGTTCATTTCCGGCCCGCTGCGTTCCACCGGTTTTTTCCCTGGCAGCCTTTCTGGCCTCCGCCGGCGTCTTCGGCACCGCGGGCTTAGCCTCACCGGCGGCGCCCCGCGGAGACGCGCTTCCTGCCCCCTCGGCCGGACCGCTTGCGCCGCTTTCTCCCAGCGGATCATGCAGGATCACGCCGATTCCCGGCACCCGCCGGTTGGTCTCCTGGATGGGCACCCAGAATCCCCGGAAATCCTGCTTCATCGTGTTGGTAATAGTCGACGATGGCGCCGCGCTGTTGATCGCGCTCTGCTGCTCTACAAACGCCGTCTCTTGCAGGGTCAATGGCTGCGTCTCCGGAATGCCGTGCATGTATTTATAGCTGGCCACATTCATGCCGAACTTTGAGGTGCTGGGCTTGGTCGCAGACACCGCCACAAAACCGCTCAGCAGGTTCGGCTCCACGGGCCGCCCGTCCATGTACGTCGTGCGGCCGTCCCGGCTGTTGCGCAGCAATGTCACTTGCTGGCCGTTGGCAAATTTGCCGGTCGTCGGAACCCAGTTCTGCGTCGCGATCGGAACGCCGGCCAGGTGCTGCTTCAGCTCGTCCAGTGCCTCGCCTGCGATGTTATTCCGCTTCGCCCAGTCCAACGCCCAGTTCGCGGCTGCTTCTTTCTGCGCGATCTCGCTCTGGGTCTGCTGCTGCGCGATCTCCTGGGGCGAAACCGGCGCCGCCGCTGCATACTCCTGCGCCTGCCGTTCATCTCCGGCCATCGCCGTTGCCCGCTTGGCCGCTTCGGCCTGAATCCGCTGCTGCGGGTTGGTGATATGCAGCGCATCGGTCAGAATGTGCCCGAACTTAGCGATCGCTCCCGGATTTTGGTCCGGATGGTACAGCATCCGGGTATCATGCAGAACGGTCTGCATCTGGTTTTGAATGTCCGCACGGCTCTGGCTGCCCTCCGGCGCCAGCGCGTACTTCTGCTGCAGGCTGGTAAGCTGATCGGCGTACTGCGTGGCTTTGCCCCGTAGCTCGTCGTCGGAGAGCGCCTGCTTGTGCGCCAGTGCCTGTGCGTAAGCTCCCATGTGCTATCCCTATCCCCAGAAAGACGAAAGTCCGGCTTGTGCGCCGGCCGCGGCTCCTGGCCCTCCGGGCAATGCGCCGCCAGCAGCTCCCAGACCGGCCGACTCGCCCGCTTGCACCGCGCCGGTGATGCCTTTGCCTAAAATCGAATTCATCCAGTTCTGCATCCGCTGCTGCGATGCCTGCTCCTGCGCCCCGTACGCACTCGCGCCCTGGCTCAGCAGCCCAGCCCCGGAGTTGCCCAGATTACTCGCCGACGATCCCAGCAGACTCGAAATCATGTTGTTGATCGAACCGGTCGCCTGATCGCCAATCATCTGATTGGAAGCATTGGTGCCTCCTGACCGGTTGCCAAACTGCGCGCCGGTGTTGCGCTGCTGCTGCGCCTGCTGCTCAATCGTCGAGATCTGCGGCGCCAGGCTCTTCGCCGTCTGGGTCGGATCGCCTGAAAGAATCGAACTCCAGAAGTTCGACGCCTGCGAAAGATTCTTCTCTCCCAGTCCGGTCGCAAAGCCGCCGATCTGGCCAAACTGATTGATATCCGAGTTGAGCGTCGGATTCGATCCGCCAAACAACGATCCCCAGAAACCCATAACGCACCCCAAAAGAAAACGGCCCAAAACCGTTTCCGGTCTTGAGCCGCTGCTTGTTCCTTTGGCAAGGGGGCGCGTTGCTCGTTGAACTGCTCCTACAGAATAGCCCTACCTATCTCTGGGCACAATCGGTAAAAGTCAATGCTCATCCTACATCCCAGAGACAATATAAGCGATCTCATAAGAGCCGGTGGCCACTCCTCCTGCCGAAACCCCAAACGAGGTGGCAGTCCCGGCTGCGAAACATAAAGCCGCCGGATTGGCCGCGTTGACAATGACAACGGAACCAGTCGGATAGCTGCTGGTGTAGGCAACGGTGAGCAGTAGACCTGTACTCGGCCCCGCGCCGGTAACCAAAGAAATAACGCCGGCTGTGTCTGTCCCGGCAACGGTGGCAGTCGCACCAGTTCCTGCGGCTGGTCCTACAGTCACGGTGGGCGCAGATCCATTCGAAGCATAATGCGGTCCGGTCATGGTCCCCGTAAATGTCGGATCGTTCACCGGCAATCCGCTGGCGCCCGAAGCATTGATGGTCTGGTCTGGCCACGTTCCGGTAATCGTCACGTTGGTTCCCGCCACCAGGCTCGGCGTAGTCGTCCCCGTCCCGCCGTCCGCCACCGCTACCGGCACGTCAAGATTCAAGGTCACTGAGCCGCTGGAGCCGCCTCCATTCAGCCCCGTTCCCGCCACGACTGCGGTAATCGTTCCGCCCCCGCCGCCCCCCGTCTCGCTGTCCGCCCACCAGTTGGCGCCATCGAAGAAGATCGTCACATACAGGCCGCCGGCGATCGAAATCGAAGCTCCGCCGTTGATCAACCCCTGGCTCGGCGTAATCGTCGCCGTGCCCGATCCCTGGTTCGAGATCGTCGTAAACCACGGCGTCATCACCGCAAAATTCAAGGTCACCGCAATGGCTGAAGCGTCATCCAGCACGACCAGAGCGCCGTTGTCGCCGGTTTGAGTGGTGTAAGAAACCACTCCCGATTGATTGTTGACCGTGCCTAAAAAAGGGAAGTAAACGATCGCCCCGGTCAGCGCATTGAACGACGTCACCCCCCCGGTCGTCACAAACTCCGTGGTGGTCGAAGTGATGTTGGTCGTCGAGCCTGCGGTCGAACTTGCGCCGCCGGTCACCTTGTTGTTCAACGTCACAATCGCCTGATCGTGGTCGTTGATGGCCGTGTACAGCCGCTGCAGGTGGACCGTCACCTCCGCCTGCACGTTCTTATCGATCTGCGGGAAATACTTCTGCGCAGGCGTACCGCCGTTGGTGCTCATAGCCCAACCTTTCACAAGCGGGGATCAGGGGTCAGGGATCAGAGATCAGGGGTCAGAGAAAAGCAAAAGCCTGTCATCCTGAGCGAAGGGAGCAAAGCGACCGGAGCCGAAGGACCCGCGGTTGCTCTTGCTTTTGTTCTTGCTTCTAACTGATCCCTGATCCCTGACAACTGATCCCTGGTCTCTGCCAACCGCACCTAAACCACCGCTCCCAGTTGTTCCGGTCCGCCAAACGGCGTGATGATCGAATACGGCCCGCTCGATCCCCACGGCTTTACCTTCGCTTCACACTGGTCCTTGAACAGATAAAACGGCGCCGTCGAAGTGATCCCATACGAGATCAGCTTCCACTTGTTGGCCGGGATCGGCGTCTTGTATTTGAACTGCGCCCCGTTCGAACTCGGGATGGTCAGCGTGATCGTCGGCCACTGGTCGAAGTTCAGCGTCAACGTCAGCGCCGTGGTCGAAAGATAGGCGATGTTCATCTCCCGCAAGTGCTGCCACCCGGGCATCCCGTGCGAGGTAAATTCCGTCTGCCACTCCACCGTCGACTCCGGAAAGGGTTGGTAAATCCACTTCACCCCCCACATCCGCCACGGCACTCCGTCCGTGCTTACCACCCGGAACGAGTGCGCCACAAAGGGCGGCGTAAACGTCAGCGGCTTGATACTCTGCTTGTTGTAAGTAATCGGCGCCTCGTTCGGCGTCAGGATACTTAAATCGTCCGCCCGTTGCACCTGCACCAGCTTCGGCACGTTGAACGTGTCAGCTTCCAGAATCATTCCCTGCACAAACTTGTTGCCAGTCGTTCCTCCGTCGTCCCAGTCCGTCGGCCGGTCCTGCGTGGACTCCGGCAGATTGATCCAGTCCGGCTGCCACAGATCGAGAATGTTGCCCGCTGAAAGCGGCCAGGTCAGCGACACTCCAATGTCGATCAAGTCGTAGCCATAGCCGTCCGTAAAGTCCACCACGTAGGGGAGCAGCCCACCGGTTCCCGTCAATGACGTAGGCGAAAATCCGGTCAACGCCGTCGCGTAGCGATTTGAATAGAGATTTACGTTTACCGCACCGGAGTCGGTAACGATCGCTTTGATAAACACGTCGCCAATGCGCTTGAAGGCGCGGGCGTCGCCGGCATTCTGCGCCCCCGGCACCACCACCGCGTTGCCGGTTTCGTAGTTCGCCAGTCCCAACGTCCGCACGCTGGAGTCCGCGCAGCCTACCATCACCGTGTTGGTCTCCGGCCCTTCCTCAAGAGCATGGGCTGTAAACGGATACTCGCCCACATCCACTGACCATCCCTTGGCGATGGTGTCATACACCAGGGTGCGTGGAACTCCGTATAGATCTTCATAGTCGTAATACAGATAGCCGGTCGCGTAAGCCAGCTTCTGCGCATTCGGACGCTGGTCGTCCGGCGGCCAGATCGTGTTGCCAGCCACCGTCACCGGCTGCGGCGTAATGCCTTCTCGCGGGAACAGGTTGTAGATATCGGCGCAGAGAAACTGGTCCGTGCCTCCGAAATTACAAGCGTAAATGCCGTCCTTGGCCCGGAAAAATGCCACACTGCCACCATCCGTCGTAATGCAGGTGGCAATAAACAAACCACGCTCGGAAGATCCCAGCACCAGGTTGAACGGGCTGCCGGCCACGCCGCTCACTGTGGCCAGGGCGGTGGTAAAAGTCGGATAGATCAGCCACCGCCGCTCGGCTGAAAACACCATGCCCAGTCCCGACGTGATGCATCCGTTGATCAGCGGTTCGGCCGGGCTGGTCACCGCGATCTGGTTGGTATCCGGAGCCGCGTCGGGATTGTTGCCCTTGGTGAAATAAAGCGTTCCTGGGTTCAGTGGATCGCCCACCCCGAACATATACGCCGTGTTGTCCGTCGGACCCCATAGGTAAGGCAACGGCTGCGCGGCCAGCAGCGGCTCGGGAATCTCATACGCCACATTGGTGCCGTCCGGCACATCTTCGAGCGACAGCGTCGTTGTCGAGGTCGGCCGCGCCGTGGTCGTATAAGCCAACGCGGTCGGTGAGCCCACCAAAACGTCCGTTCCAGGCAGCCAGCGAACGTCGAACTGATCTCCGGAGATCCAGGTGGCCACCCCGCCGGTGATGTCGATCACTCCTTTGCGCGGCAGATCTACTGCAGGGAAAGGTTCGAAGTTATCGAACTCCAGCAGCGGGTTCGCCGCCGCCGCCGTGTCTGAAAGCTCGTCTTCGATCGGCGTGTTGTAGGTCACCCCGTCCACGGTGCCCCCCAGGCCGTCATTTGGCCCGGTGGCCACGTAGGTAAAGTTGGTAAGCGCCTCGTCCAGCCGGTAATAATCCACCTTGTCCACCTGCGGATCGGTGGAATAAACCGAGGTCACCTCGTTGGCCAGCACCGGCGTCTGCTGCAGCGGCGATTCGGGCGAAGGGTTGGAGAGCGCTCCGGTCACCGAGCTGCGATAGACGTACCGGTACTGCACCCCGGTCCTCACCCCCACCGGCAGCGGCGGAATCGTCGGTGAGTTCGGTGACGAAGAAGGCGTGGTCAGAATCAGCGACCGGCCGCTCTTGTCCCAGTAATCCCAGTCGATTTCGAGCGCGTAGACTCCGGTCCCAGGGAACGTAACGCTGAAAGTGGTAGACTTCGAGCCTCCCCCCCCATCCGCAACGCTAACAAAGCCCAGCGGCAGCGCGTTGACCACGGTGAGCGTTTGCCCGTTGCTGCCCGTAGTCATGCCCGTGGCTCCGGAGGAATACACCACCGTCGCTCCGCCGCCAAAGCCCACCATGATCTGGTCTTTGTACTGGACGGTGAACGAATAGCTGCCTGCCGCCGGCACAAACAGATTGCCGACGATGCAGCAGTTAAAGTCCTGGTATCCCTCCGACTCAAGCTGCGGATCGAAAAGGGGAATGGTGCTCGCGATCGACCCATCCGCATTGAGTACGTTCCAGTTCACCGGAACCGTGCCATTCTCCGGCGATGAATCGAGTACCCACGAGTTATTAGTGGGCGATCCATCCGGGACCGGGTCGGTAATCGAGCGAGGAATGCCCGTGCCCACGTCGTTCGGATTCTTCCAGATGTAAGACGCCACGGGGCCTGTATGCGGCGAACCTCCCCCGGTAGGCGGCGGCGTTCCCCACACATAAGCCGTCACATTGCCTAAGGTCGAAATCACCGTGGCTACGGCGCTCACCGTTACCGACCAGTCGATGCTGAAACTGCCGCTGTTGGCCGAAAAAGTGTTGGCCGAGGAATCGATGCCCACCTGCAGTTGAGCCGCATTGGCGGGCACCGTCAGCGTGGCGCTGGCCCCAATCGGAAACACCAGCGTCTCGCCCGTCGTCGGCGGTACCACGTTGCCGCTGATATCGGTGAAAGCGCCCACCACAATCGTCGGGCTCACGATAAAAGCGCCAGGATAGGTGCTCGAACTAGGTCCCGAATCGCCGGGCCCATGCGTTGTTCCGTTCACCGTGGCAGAGCCCGTAACGGTCAGCGTGATCGTCGACCCGTACACCAGCGTCGGGCCGCCGCCTGTGATCACGATCGGTGCCGTCCCGTCTGCGCCATTTGTCTGGCCGTAGTTGTACTCCGGGTTCACTCCGCCCACATTGGTCCATGGAACGGCCGTGGCCGGCAACAGGTCGGTGCCCATCGTGGTGTAGTCCGCAGTCGAAACCATGGGCGCGATCTGCGGCTCGGCCACCCCCGTTTTGAAGATCACCCCGTCGGAGCGCACCTTGGTCATGCCCGTGCAGTCAAACGTGGTTGGGGTCCCGTCGATCACATACTCGGTGTCGATGGTCACACTCTCCGACGAATCGCCGGTATACATATAGGGCTTTACAGAAGCATTCGGCCGAAAAGGGCACAGCGACACCGGATTGGCGCTGTAGCCCGTCCCCACCTCCATCGAATTCACGTACAGCGCTCCGGCGGCGCCGATCACTCGGACGTAACCCGCGGCCGGTCCGCCCGGAGTGGTATCGTTCAACAACCGCAGAGAATGCACCACGCCCGGCAGCGCGCTTACCAGCGCCGCGCTCTCCGTGGACCGCGCCGCGATCTGCAATTGCCGATAAGCCCGAACATTCTGCAGGTAACCGTATTTAGCCGGCGGCAACGCATCGAGAGGATGAACTGTGTCCATGCCCCCCGGCTCAAAGCGAATGCCGTTCGCGCTGCGCTGATAGTTTTGAGGATTGGCCACGCACACCCCGAAAAAGAAAATGGCCCAAGGCCATCTCTGGTCTTGAGCCATTGCTTGTTCTCGCCGCGGGCGAGGGGCATGCGTCTCGGATTGCTCTTCGAGAATACCGCCACAAAACCTTCAACACAACGAACCGTTTTGGGCCACGCTACTTCGCCGCGCTCTTCTTGCTCGCCTTCTTGCTGTTTTTCGTCTTCGTAACCGCCAGCATCGAAAAACCGCTGGGCGAAATGCCCCCCGGGCGCCGCCAGGTCTTCAGCCCCGGCGCGCCTGTCTTTCGGTCCTGATTCGCTCCCATGCTCATGCTGTCCCCTTCTGCTGCGCGCTGTTATACCGCTCCTGGTTGCGATCCTGGGCCTGCCCGCGCTGCACCAGAATATCCGCAAAGCATCCCATGCTCTTCAACCGGGAATTCTCCGCCGCGCACGCTTGGATGGCCCTCGCCTCCAGCTCCAGCGCCTGCTGGAACTCCGCGCCGCCCATTTTGAAACAGGCGAAACTCTGCGCCAGGTCCAGCACTGCATCCCAGTTGCTGCGCGACACCTGCACGTAGTCGCTGTCCCCCACCGGCACCGGGGCATTGCCTAACACCGTTACGCCAATCCCGGAGTTCACCGGCGCAGCCACAAAATCGATTCCCCCCACCACCAGCGCGGGTCCAAAAGTCGTCGGCGTTGAATCCCACTCCGGCACATAACGGTCCATCGCCGCGATCGAGGGCACATCGCACGCCACCCCGTTCACCTTGCCCAGCATCACCCACGGCGTCTTCAGCAGTAAATTCAAACCATCCTGATATCGCCGCAGGCAGTAGCTCGCCCGCTCCCGGTCGGTGGACTCACTTTCCGTGCCCAGCATGTCGGCCAGCGCTCCCCACTCCGCCACCCACACAAAATCGTTGGGAATCCCCATCAGCGTCGACGCCGGCGGATTGAACGGCGCCCCGGATTCGAGCACCACCGCTTCATAAGTCCCCGGCTGAGCGGGGGGAATATCCACATCCCAGGAGAGCGGCGGTTCTGACGTCAACATGAACGTCTGCGGAGTTCCCGGCGTGGCCTGCCAGAAACCGGCCTCGTAAAACTCCTGTGCCACCGTGTCATCGCGATACAGCGTGGTTGCCGAACTGTCCACCGTGATATACCGCACCCGCTCTACGTCGATCACCGTGTCCGGCAGATTGGTGCGCCGGGTCCCAGGCGTCAACCCGATCCCGCTCAGCAGGAGCTGGTTGGCGTTCGACACCTGCAGCATCTCGTCGCGCCGCCGCTGCAGCGCCTGCGAAAGGTCGTTGATGTTGAACTGCGTCGTACCCGTCCAGATGCCTCCCGTAGGCGGCTCCAGCAGATGGTACTCCAGCATCGTGTAGGAGTTGGTATCGGTCAATGTTCGCAGCCGCGGCGAGCCGGTCAGAGCCCCCAGCGAGTTCCACAGGCTCGGCGAGTTGTAGGCGAAATCCGTCTTCCAGGTATAGGTCAGCGCATTGAACATGCGCAGCGCCTTCTGAATATACAGCCCGTTTTCGGCATCGGTCCAAAACAGGTTTCCGCTGTCAGACAACCGCAGCGCGAGCTGCTGCCGCGCCGTCACGAACTGGAGCCAGCTATAAGTTCCCATCCCGAATCCCGTCCTTACAGCCGTCTATAATCAGCCACAGCCGGGTGTCCCATCCATCGCGCTCTTCGCGATGGGTGGGAGACCACAAACCTCAACTCACCACAAAAAACTGACCCCCGACCACTGACCACTGATCTCTGGCCACTGCCCTTCACGCCTTCATCCAGCTCTTCTTGCGCGACGAGCGCTTGCGGTGCGGAGCCTTCTTCCGATGCTCCCCGATCTCCGGGAATTTGGCGTGCACCTTTTTGCGCACCGCGGCCTTCTCGGCAGCCGTGCCGTGCTGGGAAACCCGCGCCAGCGCATTGCGCGCGTGCGCCTTGTCGTTCACCGGATACTTGCGCTTGCCGGGCTCGGCAAAATCCTTGCCCGGTAGCTTCTTCCGCTTCTTGTAGCTGAGCTTCGCCATGCTCTCCCCCTGCGCAAAACAGCAATGGCTCAAGGCCATTGCTGGACTTGAGCCATTGCGTCTTCCCGGACTAGCGTCAGATCTGGAAACTGACCTCGGCCGGGGGGCATGCCGCTCGTTATTTTTTTATGGTAGTCCGCTTTCGCGGCGCTGTCTTGCCTTTCTTTTTACCCTTTTTGGTCCGGGCCGGAATCTGTCCTTCCTTGCGCAGATAACTCAGCAAAATCGCCTTGGCCTGCTTCTTGCTGCGGACAATCTTGCCGCCGCGGCCGGAATGCAGTTTGTGTTCCCGATAGAGCTTCATTACTTCGCTGGCCGGCATAGGTCCTCCTAACGGCGTTCACCCTTCCTGCACAACCGCCAGCGCTGACCGCCCCAGAACCGCCGCCAACGCGAATTCAGGCAGATGCCCGGATTCGCCGCAGGGAGGGGAGTAGGCTTCCATCCTGCCATCCATTCTGGGTCGGGGCCGCCTTCGAGGGCAATGGAGTCCTGTTGAACGATCTGCTCGACTGTGTAGCAGTGAACGATCTCCGCATAGACTCCACTCGAATAGGTTCCGCTGGGACACGATCCTTGCAACGCCACGATGCTTTCTCGCGTCGCGCAGGCCCAGTATCCATTCGCAACCATAAAGGTCGCATGAGTGCTTAAAGGCTGAATGCAATCAACACTCACGGTCTGCGCCGGGCAGATCAGGGTCAGCATCAGCCACACCACCACATGCTTGTGAAAGTCGTTCACGCAGCCGGCTCCTCGTAACGTCCAATATCGTTAGGGCTCTGCGGCAGGTCCTTGAATGCGGCACATGCGCCGCCGCAAAATGGGCAAAAGTTCGGTTCGATCCCGTTCGGCATAAAGAATTCGCAGAGACACGAGCAGACGTATTTTCGAATTTCCAGAGATTCGTCCATCTCTTTCTCCTCACGCTGTTCCCGGCTCACGCTTCAGCCCGCTTTAGCCACGCTTCCAGGTACTCGGCCTTCTCCGGGGCGGCCGCAACCAGCGCCTTGTACTCATGCACACGAAATTGTCTGAAAGTGTCCAGCATCGCCCCAGGGTCCACCAGGTTAAGAACGGCCATGGTTACCGGACCCAACTTGCCGTCGGCGGCCACGCCTAGAGCGCGCTGCAACAGCTTCACTGCCGTCACTGCGCCCATATTCACTCCCGCATCAAACACCCGATCCACAAGATCCTGCGAATAAATCGGCGCCAGGTTCATTGGTCGCCAGAAATTGCGTACGTAGAAGTCTGATACCGGCGCCGCTCTCTCATTCTGCGCAGTCGCCAGGACCATCGAGTACCAGTGCGGCCACGCTCGCGAATTTATGCCCGCGATCGAACGACCGCCCGCGTCCGGTACGTCCTCATACTCTCGGCGTGGGTCCTCGAAATCGAGTACCCAGTTCAGCGCCGGGGGAAATTCCGCCATCATTCCAGTTCCTTAATCAAATTCTGCGTCACCACCCTTACCCCTTCCATCCCACGCAATCCCGCCAGCTCCTGCGCAAACGTAAGCGGCGGCCCGTCCATGTGCTGCAGATGTAGCCGATCGGCTATGCCGTACACTACCCGCTGCATCTTCCCACCGTCGGCATCCGAGTGCCCGCTGGCGAACCGCTCAGCCCACATCACCAGACAGCGGAGTTCGTGCCACGTAATCGCAAATTGCGGCCTTACCGCCGGGTCCGCGGGAATCCCATCGTCACCGCATCCCGGACACGCTTGAGCGTCCTGGTCGACTTCAAATTCCTGTCCGCAAACCAGGCATAATGCTCTTGATGGAGATGACATCCCGTTCTCTTCTCCCGTTCTCTTCTATGGAGCGGTCGTTCCCGAAACCGTAGCCGACGCTTTCTCGGCTTCCAACTGCGCTGCCGCCGGCGGCTGTTTCTTGCCGCTGTGGTACCACATATAAACCGCCACTGCAGCTCCCACTGTTTCCTCAATGCCGGCCGGCAGCGCTTTGTACCAGCTCAGGACCAGCGCGTGAAACTGGGGCACCGCCGCGTATGCGCCCACCACCGTCGCCGCCGCGGCCGTTACGCTGTGGGTGGTAATGCTGAATCGCCCTAACCACTTCCAAACCGATTCCATGGGGTATCCCCTTCCCTTACTTTGAGCCGCGTGGCCGGCGAGCATCTCCAACACGGAATCCATCCCGCACTCGACTCAAAACCACCCTGGCCATCGCACTCAGTACAGCGACAGCCACGGACATAAACAGAAAAAAATGCCACCGCCACGACTGCGATCGATAGCCATCCTAAGCCGATCCATATCATTCGCATGGAATCCTCGTCGTGATCGCCGCCGCCGGAAAGCGGTGACCGCATCTGGAGATTTCTCCGACAAGTCGGCCAGTTTAGCAGCAATCGGACCAAAACTACAATGCAAAGTCTCCGAACTTTTTCATAGGTCTTCCCGGCCTTCAGCAGGGGATACACCCCACGTCTTAAATCCAGCCGCTAAGAGGGCATGAGCCCCGCATAAAATCCTTCACTGACTCAATCCAGCCCATATTGGTCCGCCGGCCCCGGAAATAATATGCACACCACCGGTCGTCAACACATCCAGCGTGATCGTCCCGAATACTCCTCCTGAACTTGTACCTGCCGAGGCGTCGGTGAGCGGCGAGAATTGGGTGTTCGATGCGTTGGTTTCAGACCATTGCGCGGTGGTGGCGCTGCCCGTGGTCACCATGTAGTACATCCCCGGTGTCACCGTCACAGTCCCTTCGGCGTTGGCGGCGCAGAACGGTCCGGTAGCCGATAAAGTCTGTGCTGACCAGTGGGCCTCTGTGGTCGCCGCGCAGGCCGCTCCTGTGCAGGAAGGCACCGTAAGCTTCACCAGAGCCAGCCCGTACAATCCTCCTCCTGAATCCAATGTATTCACGTTCACGCAAAGCTCTTTGAAGGTTACCTGCGCGGTGATCGGATAAGGGATCGCGTACTGACTGTTGGCGACGATTGAGAAGGAGACGCCGGTAGAGTTTCCCTGGCTGTTCCAGTAGTACGGCATGATCGCGCCCGGCCCTGTGGTGACTACTCCGCCTGAATTACACACAATCGTTGAGCCATCGCACTGCACCAGGCCGGTGCTGCTGTTGGTGGCGTCGGGGATGATAGCCGTCGCGCCCATCTCCATGTGGACCGGCGGCGCGATGATGCCCACCGCGGAAGGGAGGCCGGGAATCGTCACGCCAATCAACCCGTTATCCTTGACGGTCGTTGCCGACGATATCGTTTCAACCAGCCAGCCTGGAGACGGGCCAGCCGTCTCGTAGAGCTCGCAGGGAGACGTGCCGCTAGCCGTCGTGCAGGCTGAGATCGTGTTGTAAGAAGTGAAGGTCAGCAGAGCGGAACCGGAAACCGTTCCTGCCGTCGAGCACGCCGACTGCGTGCCGTCCACAGGGTCCATCGTAGCCTTCTGCACCCAGCAATAAGAGTAAGTCGTCGCGCAGGTTCCCGAGCAGGTTGTGGTGATGGTTGGGGCGGTAGGTGCCGGGGGCGCAGCGGCTACTGAGAGTCCGATCTTGCCCAGGTAGCCGCCGCTTGCCGGTGGAAGGGTCGAGCCGCTGTCGTGAGCGCCCACCGCGGAGCCGATCACAGTTCCCGTGCTCAACACCGCCCAGTCGTTGGCCGTGGTCGCTCCGTCGAAGATCACCGGCACCGGACCCGTCCGTACCAAAGCCATCGAATGCGGAGCGCTTGTCTCTGCCGCAGGGTCGCCGTTCGAGGCCACTCCGTCCGGCAAGGTTCCAGCCGAAACGTCTGAAGTGGTCATGTACTCGTCGGCGATGAAGGTCTGTCCGCCGATGGTCAGGGTTACGGTTTTGGCGGGAAGGTAGACGCTGGGCCACGCTGCAAGGTTGGGGTAGGAATCTCCGAATTTCAGATTCGAGTTCGCAACCTGTGGCGAGTTGGTCAGCACCGTGGCGTTGCCGGTGTTTGCCGCTGCGTCAAAGGCATAGAATCCGAGCCCCGGGTCACCGTGGAGAGACCTCACCACCGCCCGAGGTTCGTTTAATTGCAGAAAGTCAGTGTTGGCCCCCTGAATGTTCATCCAGATAGAACCCCAGTCAGGCCCTGCGTTATCGTCCTCCCCGCAGATCGAAGACGCAGAATTAGCCGGCGAGCATCCTACATTCACGAACAAGTTCCCGCTTTTGCCGCTGGAGTGGGCGGCGTTGTTGAGAACGCCGTAGGTCAGAGATTCCGTGGTCATGTTGAAGATAGACAGGCCGGAGCTGTCGTTCTCGACGCCGATTTTGACAGTGCCATTCGAGTTGGCTCCCGCGATGGCAGAAAAGTTCTGAATGATCCCAGCCTCTACCCCCTGCTTGTTATAGCCGTATCGTGCGCCCCACACCGTCGAATCGGTGTTGTCGCCCATCTCGCACTGGTTGTCGAAGTTGCCCCAGAAATGGAACGCGCCGCCGTCAGTCGCGTTAGCGTCGTCGTTAAAGCAGATCTGGAAGCCGAACATGCGGTTGTTGACCGCCTTGGCGCCTTCCTGTACCTGCGACTCATCCACCGCCGTCATACCTGTACGGCCGTTTGCAGAAAGGCCGCAGTTCACCAGTTTCGAGCCCTGCACCGCGAAGGCGGTAGCGTTCGTCGCCAACGAGCCGAGCCCGATCAGCGTCGACGTCGGATACCCGCTCGCCTCCGGCAGAATATATGTGCCGGCAGAGCCGGGTCCGCCGCCGCCCGCGTAGCCGTTGCCGCAGTCCAGCAGAGAATCGAAGCCCAGGTCCACCTCAGCGTCGGTCGTCACCGTCAAATTTGGAACCAGCCGCAACTGAAAAGAACCCAGTTCCGGAGGCTGCCCGCTTGAGACCGAAAGCGCCGCAAACGGGCTCTCAACCCAAGTCACCGCGCTGGCATTCGTGCTCGGCGCATAGGTACGGCCCTTTACCCCGTTCGAAATGTCTGTCGCAACACAGTTATCGGTAGCGGTCCCTTCATCGCTGGCGCCTAAACCGCAAACCCACGTGTAATACGGCATCTTCACCAGGTTGTCCTGAACGCCTACTGCCCGAATCGTCGAAGCCAGGTTTAATGAACTGCTGCCGCTCACCGTCGTGCCCGAGGAAGGATAAGTAGCCGCCTGATTGGTATTGCCGGGCTCAACCGACCCTCCACCACCGCCGCTACCTCCGCCCGGGATCACGTCCACGTCCGTCACCGGAGCCTGGTAAACATTAGGAGGTATCCCGCCGCTTTTAGTAACATCCAGGCCGATTCCGTTGGCGGCGTAAAACACATAACTCGCGTTGCCGCTGGCCGTGAAAGGGTTGGTAAGTGTTCCCCCGGCACCGTCGGAATAAATTGTTGCCAGATTCACGGTGCCGGTCAGATAGACCGTTACGGTGCACTGCGGGATCTGGCCCTGTAAATAATTCGCCGACTTCAGGCCAGATGTAACCGCCGAGGTTGCCCCCTGATTGCAATAGCCGTTCACCGCGCTAGTCTGCGCTCCAGCCAGCCGGCTGCCGCACACCAGAACCGCCGCCCACATCCACGTCTTAATTTTCTTGTTCCAATTCATCGCCGCGCGACCGCCCGCAAAAACCAGATTTCCCGCCGCTTCAACCGATCGCCGGGATGCAAAAAAAATGACCCAGTCCCATTGCTGGGCCTGAGCCATTGCTTTTTCCCTTGGGCTGCTCACTGTGCACTGGGCACCGTTCACTGCCTTGCGGGGGGCATGTCGCTCGTATTCGCTCTATATTAAACCGGTTTCGGCGGTGCGTCTCGTCCTTTTCGCATCGCCGTCGACGATGGGGGCCGCTAACTGGTCTGGTATGCGACATCCTCCGGAATCGATCGATAATGTCGATCCCTACGGCTTCGGCGCAATAGGTGCCGACGGCTGCGGGTAGGGTGCCGCCGGGTCAAAATTAGTCGAGAGTTTATCGATCTTTCGCATGGCGATAGGATGCGCGTTCAGATAATCCTCCCAGAGAATTTTTGCGATCGGCGTAATTTCATGATAGAGCCAGATGCCTGCGCCCAGCAGCAGCGTTCCCACGCCGGCTCCGATCTTCCATCCGATCCTGGACCAGAACTGCCTCACGGCTTCGCTGCGCTTTTCCTTTCGGTCCTCGCGCTCCTTGAGCAGGATGATGTACTCGGTAGTTGTTTTTACATCGGCCACCATGCTCCGTTGCTGGCTCTGCAGATCCTCGTACCGCTTATCGTCTTCGTCGCGTGCCATCTCTAGGTATCCAGGAGGGCCCCCGCTGCCATTGCTCCACAACGATAGCTTCCATCGATTGAGGCTCTCCAGCATAGCCTTTATCGGCTCAATCCTGGCCTGCAGTTGTTTGGAGACTTCCTCCATAATCATCTCCTTGATCCAACGCGGCAACTGGTCGTCTGCCATCCCAAGGCCCCTTGATTAAATTTGCTTCTCTGAGCAAAAATTACAGTCCTGCATCCAGCGGCATGCTTACAGTCTCAGCCGCCTGCGTTTTATCCTGCTGCTCAACCATGGAGACTTCTTGCGCGATAGATGCAGATGGCGCGCCCGGAGCTGCTGGATTGGCGGGAACCGGAACGACGTTCGACGGCAGCGAAGGGGCGCTCGGAGCGCCGGCCTGAATCGTCTGCGCGATGTAGCAGTAGCTCTGCCCCGCCGTCACGCCGGTGTCCGCATAAGTGGTCACCTGCGAGGCCGTAGTGCCCACCAGCGCGTAAGCCGTGCCGGTGGTGGCCGGGCAAATGGTTCCAGCCGCGCGGCTGTAGTCGTAGGTGCATGGCTTGGCCGTGGTGCATGTCGTCGGAGCGGTAAGGTTTAGGTTGACCTGCCATTTAACCTGCGGCACCTGCGCCTGGCAGCCGGCACACAGAAACAGCAACATCGTGAAACTCAGAAAGCTCAAAACATACTTCATAAATCCTCCTTAGTAAATGATTACTCCCTGCACAACCACCCCATAAACCTGTGTCGGTGCGCCCGGAGCGCTCCCGTTGTACTGCGCCGCTCCGCGATCCGTCGTGTAGGCATTTCCGTAAAGGTCCACACCCTCATTGGGCACGCCGTAGGATGTGGTTAGCCGATTGTTGTAGTTCGAACTTTCGGCGGAAAGCTGCACTCCCAGATTGACGTTTGTGAACGGATTCGCCGCGCCTGAAGTGACTGCCACAGAATGCGCGCCGCCATCTCCGGACCCGGAGTTGAGATACGTGTTGTAATCCTGCGTGTACGTCGCTCCGCCGCCGTTGCTTGAGCCTGAGCAGCCGTAGTAGAGATTGTTGTTGTAGGTCAGGCTGCTGCCAGAGTTGATGACCGAACCGCAGTTCGCCGGGAACGCCAACGTATTGTTGAAGACGAAGTAGTTGGTCGCCACGCAGTTGTTGCCAGACTGGAAGCAGCCGATCCATCCATCATTGTGGCGGCAGGTTGTGCTGGTCCCGCCAGAGGAGCAGATATCGGCGTTGGCGTAGAGATAGATGTGGTCCTGGTTGCCGGTCGAGACTCCTACCACATCGCCGTTGGTTTGCTGGTCGCGAAAGAGGTTGTGGTGGATGTAGTCCGGCGTTCCGCTGGACCCGTTGCTGCCTTGGAACTGAATCGCCTCGCCGTGATTGACCGAACCGTCGTAGACTCCCCACACGTAGTTGTGGTCGAAACTTCCGCCATTCCAACCGCCGGTCACGATGGTGAAATAGGTTGTGCTGGCGTTGTGAAAGTAGTTATGGCTGAGGGTGACGTTGGTAAGAGTTCCGCCGTTGGCAAACCAGAAGTAGGTTTCAGAGTTGTTGTTGCCGTTTGAGTTCAAGCCCTGCCCAAACCATTCCACCGACTCCCAGACAATATTCGCGCCGCCGCCCTTGATGACTCCGCTTCCACCATCGCAGCCATCCGTTGCTGTTGAGGTGCAGGTAGAATCGTCGATCAGGATTCCGCAGGCGGAAGGGGTCTGGCCGTAGGTTGCTGACATATAATCGCTCTGCGATGGAGCGGGATTGGCGTCCACTCCACCGCATCCGACTTCGCTGGTGCCCGCGTTGTTTCCGTTGCCGTTGAAGGTGATATTCGCAGGGATTGCGCCGATGATCTGCCCCGATCCCGTAGACCGCCAGATAGCCTGCGCTGATCCCATAGTTCCAGTGCTCCATCCAGCCCCGATAGACGGAGAGCAGGTCGAGCCGTAATCGTAACTCTGAGCCTTGCGCAACTCCGCCGATCCGGTCGAACCAGAAGTACCGCTAATAGTCAGGTGATTGCCGTACACCCCGTCCGCCAGATAATAGATGTCCCCGCGCGCAAGAGTCGTAGGCAGTGTTTCCATGTCGTTCCAGTCCGCTCCCGTGCCGCCTCCAGTTGAGGACGGACCAACGGCGTGGCAGGTCGCGAAGACCGGCACAGGAAGCAGCAGCGCGAGAATGAAGACGAGAGAGAGGAAGATTTTTCTCATTTGATTGCCACGCACATCATGCCGTACGAAACGCTGGCTGTTGCGATTGTCGCGTTGATCGTGTAAGTCCCCGGCGTCGGAATGATGCCGCTGAGGATGACGCCGTTTGACTGCACAGCCGGGGATTGGGTCTGCAAGGTGAATGTCACGGGAGAGGTGCCTGCCGTAACCGTGGAACCGCCCGGCACCTTGATTCCGCAAACTACAATGTCGTTGGCTGTCGTCGTTACCAGTCCGGGGCAGGCCGCGTTATTCGTGCCGCTGCCCGACGTAGCGCCGGAAGACGAATTACACGAGCCCTCAATCGTCCCGCCCGCCAAACTCCACGCCGAAGCCGTCCCGCCAATGAACGTCACGCACGACACAGAGCAATCCGAGGCAACGGATTCGTAAATCAGCGATCCTGAAACTCCGTTGCCTGTGATGATTCCCGGAGCCACAAAGGCATACATCGAATAGTTGCCGCCCACCGTCAGCGAGTTCATCGTAGCTGTGCTGCCGACCGTCGAGCAGGACGCAGCCGAGTTGAACGGGCACCAGATATTCCGGGCGGTGTTGTCGGTCATCGTGACTGCGCCATTGGTCAGTATCGCGTTGTCGTACCAGCCGAAGTAAATGGCGGTCGAACCGTTCTTGGCTCCTGAAAGCGTCGGCTGATCGTGATTGATGGTCTGCCCTGAGGAATTCACTCCGGCATCGTAGGTGCAGCCAGAGCAGGTCACGGATGCGCCGGTCTGCAGCGCGAGCGCCATCGCGTTCGTCGCAGCATTCGCTGACAAGGTGACGGTTGCTCCCTGCGCTCCGGTCGCGCTCACGAGCTGCGAGAAGACTCCAGTACGATTGTTCCCGGTGGCCGTCAGCTTCGCATAACCCGAGGGATTGGTCGCCCAGGTCTCATTAGTGGCCAGCGTGCGGCAGACGACCAGTACGTAGTCGTTAGGGTTGGTGGTTGTGTTGGTCGATCCGGTTGGACAGGTCGAGGTCGAAGCCGTCACTGTCGTGATGTACCTGTCGAGCAGGGTGGGATTCCAGCCGTTCGAGGAATGCAGGACGTAGAGCTGCGTCTGAGTGGCCGAGGCGGAAACGCCGCTCCACACCACAGACACGGTGGGAGTCGTGATGGCTGTCAGAACGCAGTAGGCCGCCCCAGCATCAATCGCCTGTCCCGAGCCATTCGTGTTCGGCGGAATTATCACCCACTCGTTCGTCCCCGGCGTGCGCGGGTCTTGGCAGTTTGTGATTGCGGCCGGTGTCATCGTGCCGGTGCCTGATGTGTTCTGCGCCTTGCTGCTGAAGAAAACCACGTCGCTAATCGCGCCCGGCCCAGATGACGTGCATCCTGAAGTCGTGGAGGCTACATTCCCTGAATCGCACAAGCCAGCTAGAGTGACGGTGGGCGCGGCGGCAAGGTTCTCCCCTCCAGGGCCAGGAATGCGAACCTGTCCAGCAGCCAAAGCGAATGCGAAACACAAAATGGAGACCAGTCTCAGCATTAGTTCACCACGTAAATGATGTGGATGGTCATCAGCTTGGCTGTTCCGCCAGCCGTGCCGCTCACCAGTTCGAGATAAGACCCTGCCGCGAGAGAAGTGTTCTGCAGGGTCGCTGAGCAGGTTGTAGCGCCGTCAATGCCGGTTGTGCCGCCCGTGTTGGAGCAGGCGATTCCGCCCGAGGCCGCCGTCGCCAGCGCCGCCGAGACAATGTTCGTCACCGTTCCCGCCGCATCGTTTCCGACAATCACATTCGGCGTGCCGCCATCCGCCGACACGTCCATCTCAACAATCGTCGATGCCGCCGGGATATAACACAGCCGCTTCTGCGGGCCGAGCTGCGCGTTCACAATTGCGCTGGCCGATTCGTCGCCCACCGGGATATCGCAAACGCGACGAGTGTTGACTACGGCCGTCTGAGTGGATGTGACCGTGTTGGAGGCCATGTATGCGCCGGTCACGGTTGTGCAGGTCGGGACCGCTGAACCGCTGATGGCCGTCACTGCCTGATTGGTGCAGGTTCCGCCGGTGACCGTGGGCAGCGCACCGCCGTCCACCAGCTTGCCGCCGTTGGTCCCGCTCCACGTCGCAACGTGACCGCTGGTGTCTGAGGCAGGCCCTTGCACAAGCGGCAAGGTAGCGCCGCCATCAAAGCTGGACAGCAGACCGTGCTGCGTTGAGTCGGCGTAGATATTGTCCTGCCCGCTGGCAGTCAAACCGCTGGGGACGGTTCCCTCTTGAGAAAAGAAAGCCTGTGATCCCACACCGCCAGATGGCGGTCCCGAGGTCAGCGGCCCACCTGAAGCGTCGATGCCGCCCGTGCCTGAATAGGTGAGCGTGTTGGCTGTCGTGTGGCCGTCGTCGATGTTGGTATCCACGGTGTAGGCGTGGGCGCTCGTGCTGCTGATGGCGAAGTATCCGGCGGTAGTGGTGCCGCTGCCGTCTGTCATGGTTCCTGCCCCTGCCGTGGAATTGCACGACAGCCCCGTGCTGGTCGCCCACGTGCAAGAGTCGCCGTTGGTGAAGGTGCCAGCCGAAGGAGCCAGCCCGTGAGAGGCGGTTGCCTGCATCGGAATTCCCGCCGTCGTCCCAGGGTCGGTCAGCGTCACGTTGAAGGCGGGGAGGGTGAGTGTATTGGTGTTGGCTACGCCTGTGCCGCCCTTGGCCGCCGTAACGATTGAGAAGGTCGCTGTCGGTGCGGAGCCTGCGCCGCCGCCGAGAACAAAATCTCCAGAAGGAAGCGCCGCCGAAGACGCCCAGGCGCTCGTGCTGGAGAAATAAGGGATGCCGCCGGATGTGCCGGCCACGGTCAGCGCCAGCGTGCCGCTCGTGGTGACGGGCGATCCCGACACAGAGATCAGGCCGCCGGTGAAGGTCTGCGCAACGCTGGTCACGGTCCCGGTCCCGGCCGCCGTGCTGTTGATCGTCTGGTTGGGCCACGAGCCGGTGATCGTCACATTGGTCCCGGCAACAAGGCCGGGCGTGGCCGTGCCGGTGCCACCGTAGGCCACCGCGACCGGCGATCCCTGCCACGTGCCCGTCCCAATCGTGCCCACCGTAGTCAGGCTTGTGCTGCCCGCCAGCGGCGATGCTCCGACAGTGTTGTACGAAATCGTCTCCGCCGCGCTGCCATTGAATGTCGTACCAGAAGCCGCACCTGAACCTGAATTGTTCATTGTCAGCGCGTTGGTCGTCGTTCCACCGCCGCAACTTCCCCAGCTCGGCGTCACGCTTGCGCCTCCGGAGATAAAGCAGTTGCCGCTGGAACCGGCGCTTCCGGCCACTTCAAGTGGCGAACTTGCGCCGCTTAGATTGATGCCCGCGGTGAATACATTCAGAGCGCTGAAGGTATTCGAGCCATTCAGCAGCGCAGGCGCGCCGCCCGCATCGCCCAGCAGCCCCAATGTGCCGCTCCACGTGACCGCGTCGCCTGAAGTCGGCGCCGTCACAAACCAGGGCATATAGCTGGTGTTGGTTCCATTGCCCAGCACCATTCTGTTATTCGTCGAGTCATAGCCGAACAAGGCAGCGGTCGTGGGCCCGTAGGCCGCCGAAGACGGCATCTTCTCCGTACCAGCACTCATATCCAGGATTGCCGACGCGCCGCCCGCCAGCGTGTGCGTCACATACGTGTAGTCTGCCGTTCCCCCAAAGGCTCCAGAATTATTAAATTGGAGTTGCGTATTCGATCCGCCAGGACTTCCGCCGCTGCCGCCGCAGTCTGATCCTGTTCCGGAAATCACGCCGCTCGAATTCACGTGCAGGCACTGCGTCGATCCGGTAATGCTGGAGAAAGTCACGGTCCCCGAAAGGGTCGGTCCTGAAAGGGTAAGGCCCGCGATGGTTGTCGTCGTAGAGCCGCTGCCGATTGAGGTGCTCCCGATGGTGATCGGAAATCCGCCGCCACCGTTCGCCAGTTGACCCCAGTTTCCGTTCTGGCACGTGTACACCGAGCCTGAGCCCACCACAATCTGCATGGGCGCCGTCGAGCTACATGACCCGGATGGCGCCGAGTAGACGTACTGCACCCCAAAATTGCCCACGATTACCTGACCGCCCGCCATCATCGGGCCGGCCGTCAGAAAAAGTAGAATGAGAAATCGCTTCATGGCGTCACCGGGTCACCAGTGCGGTGATGTTCACTGCGTTGGTTAGCGTCTTCAGATACACGCGGACATACTTGGCCCAGAACTGCGGCAGTTCAATGCGCCCTACAAAATAGCTGTTGAGCGATGAAACTGAAGTGAGCGCACTGATCGTGCAGTAATGCGTGTTCTCGTCTACATCCGCCGTTTGCACATCGACTTCGAAATTGCCCGGATTGGCTGGGGTTACTCCGGTCGAATCGGTGAAGTAGATTTCGAACGAAACGCCCCAGGGGTAGGCCAGCGAGCGAATGCGCTCCAGTTGCACCGCAATGCTGGCCGAATTCACCGTGCCGGCCGGAATCGTCTCGTTCTGAAACAGGAAGACCTGCCGATTTTCGCGGATGAGTGCAGCTTGTCCCGATCCCGGATATCCTGGCATCTGTTTGCTCCTTAAATCTCGCTTCCAAACTCCCCGCCAGATCGGCGGAGTAATTGTTGGCGCCGGATCTTTAGTTCCATCCGCCCACATTCAATTGGCCGGTTTCCGTTGCGTAAGGCTCGCCGTACGCGGACGGGAACCGCTGCATCTTGGTGAAATAGAGATCCACAAGATTGCGGTCCATATTGCTCAACTGCTGCAGCCGATTCCGATACTCCGCGTTCGCCGCGCCCACCAAAAATTCCCAGTTCGCTCCAGACCCGCGCTCCATCTCATCCCCCTTTTGGGACTCCTTCCAGAGGTAGAGCATCTCGTATCCGCGCAACTTCACAATCTCGTCGGTCAGTGGAAACGGAAGCGTGTCGGAAAGGTTTACCAGCGTCGGCCAGTTAGTCTGGCAGCCGAACGTATACGGCAGTTGCGTGATAGGGTGCGGCCATAGCTCAAAGAGCATCTGTCCATAAGTCGCGCTGCCCGGCCGCGTGTCTGGCCCATAAGGAACCACATATAGAGGCAAATCGAAATCCGTGCGCTCGGCGTCCTCATTGGCCAGGTCAATCTGCGTCTTGCTCCAAAAGTCCATCGGGTTGTTGTTGGTTGTGTCGCGAATGTTGTACCAGCGCTTGAACCCGGCCGGCGCCGCATAATATGCCTGGTAAACCATGTAGGTGCCGTTGACCTGCTGCGGCTCCATCCATGGCCGGTCGATGGTAAGAACGGCATTCAGGATTGCCGTAAACGTGGCCGGCGTGCCTCCGGCTGTCAGGGTGAATGTCGGAGCGCTCGTATATCCCGAGCCTTGACTTACCACTACCGGGGTCTCTGTGACCTCGCCGTCCGCGTTCACCACAATCTGAGCCTGCGCCCCCGAGCCCGGCGTTCCTACGGCGTTCACGATGTAGGTGCCCGTGGTTTGCCCCGAGCCCGGCGTATCTACGGTCAGATAGGCGACCGTGTCCGCACTGGCCACCGCGATGATGCTGTACAAGCTGTAGTAAGGAACCCGGATCTGCTGCTGAGTCAAAATCGGCGGATTGATAAGCGCGCCCAGCCACGCCTGCGTCGCCGCAGCATCGCCCAGAATGGTATTCGTGAACGGAGTTACCGTAATCGTTCCCGGACTCAAGAACTCGACGGAAGGGCCGCCCAGCAAACCGGGCGTGAGCCAGCCGGCCGTCTGGAGCTGAAAGCTCCACACGTGCTCGTTCTGGATCGCGGTAAAGGCTTCGTTCAGCTTGGTCTTAGCCAAACCGAAGTTGACCCCCGGAATCCCCAGCAGCTCTTGAATCATGTTTGAAAAAGCCACGCTTTCTCCGTTAACCAAAAACGGCTCCTGCGGTTAGCAAGAGCCGTGGCCTTTGTTTGAACTGACCCCTGACGACTGATCCCTGACAACTGCTTTTAGAACTGTCCGCAGATCACTCCCAATTGCACCGTTTCGGCTGAAAGATTCACATTCGCGCCCACCGGCGCGTTGCTTGAAGTCACGTACCAGTAGAGTGACCACCCGCCGCGCGCGCCGATCGCTACCGGCCGCGGCACCACATAGTAAGTGCCACTCAGCGACTGAACCGTCCCGCAAGGCGCATCGATGTAGTAGTTCGGAAGGTTGAGCGAGAGCACGTCGCCGGCGGTCTGGCTGTAAGCCGTCGGACCCGGTCCACTACCTACAAAAAGCGCGCGCCGTCCCACAAAATCTGGATAGAGAGCCTTGTTGCCAATCCCCGTCAAAACCATGTTTTGCTCCTGGTCGAACCCCGTGCGCCGTCTGGTGTGCAACCAGGCGGCGCGCGGAAGTCTCAGCTCTGTTAGTCCTGCACAACCGGCACAGAGTTCATGTAGATCTTGAACAGTTGCGAGATCACCGGCAGATCGACAGCTCGGCCGATGGTATTTCCGATCGGGCTGGCCGTCGCAACCCGGGCGTCCACCACTCCCGCGGTTGTGGAGTCGATCCAGTCGTCAATGTGCGGCGGGTTATCCGTAAAGGTCCCGGACTTGCCGAGCACAGTTGCAACGCCCAGCTCCTGCACGAACCCATAGTTGCCTGGCGTGATCGAATTCAGGAAGACTACCGGCCGAATAAGTGCGCCGTAGTTCGCCGGATAGGTCACGTTAGCGGCCACGTCGTAGCTGGTCACCACATTTGGCGAAGTCGTCATCTGCGTGTTCAAGGTGCCCGGAGTGCCGCCGGTCACGCCTGCCAGGCTAAAGATCGGCGGCAGAACGTACCCATTGCCGCCCTGCAGCAGCGTCACCGAAGTCATCGTGCCGCCGGCGCCGATCACCACCTGCGCCACCGCTCCCGCGCCGTAGCCGCCCGTGCCGGCAATCGAATAGGGTCCTGGCGTTTGTCCCGAACCCGCGCCGGTAATAATGACATTGGCTACCGAGAAACCGTTGCGAAGATAGCCAATCGTGCCTGTCGCTACATTCGCCGCGGTCGCGCCCGAGTCGACACTCACAAAGCGATACCGGCCCGAATACAGCGTGCCTGTGGTCGTATAGGAGCCAGACTTGGCTTCCTCGTTGGTCGCGTCAAAGTAATCGCCCAGGTTCAATCCACCCGCCGCGAACGGCAGACCGGTACGGAGGTCCGTAAGCGCGGTCGGCGACGTGAAGTTGCCGTTATTCCACGCCAGCCAAGTGGGTACAATCGGTTGAAATGGCATTGAAGCCCTCCGTCAATCTGAATCACCAGCGAACGTCTGCGCGCACCAGTGGGTTAAGCCGTAAATCCGAATGCGTAGTCGTTGTGCCGCGGTTGAACGTTGTAAAGATTCGTGCCCAGCCGCATAAACAAGGCGTCGATCGACACGTTGTTCGGCATCGGCGCCCGGCGCAGACCAAAGTTCCAGCCCTTCTTGTTCGTCGGCCGAATCTTGAAGCTTTCCGGCTCCAGAAAATACAAAACCTCGGAAGGCTGAATCGTCGTCGTCGAAGGCAGATTCGAGCCGGTCGGCGAAACCGTCACGTTGGCGCCGTTCTTGGTGAACTGCGGCGTCGTGAAAGCAACCGTCTGCGTGCTTGAACCCACGCCATCGGCCAGGTTGGTGTTGCCGGCCGCGCCGTTGGTGGGCGCCAGCTCGATGTAGTTTCCCGCCTGCGCGGAAGGCGCCAGCGGATCGGCGTAAATATCCACGCCGTTAAACACCAGGCCGTCCCACTTGATGTCGTGACGAGTATTCGAAACGTCGCGGCGCTGCGCGTCGAGCGCAACCGCGATCGCCTTAAAGCCGAACACGTTTGTGATACCCAGCGTCGGGTTTCCGCCGGCCACCTTGCACTGCGACCACAACTGCATCAGCACCGCAAAGTCAATCTGGCCCGTGCCGCCGCTCGTCGTGCCGCAATACACCGGCGTCGTGTTCAGCGCCGTGCCGATATTGCCATTACGCTGCTGGCCACCGTAATTGGTGTAAATATTGCCGAACACCGACGGATCGATGCCGTTGTTGAGCGCCTCATCTAGGCCGTTGATCGCCTTGATGCGGTTGTCCTGCACCGTGGACGACGACGGCTGACCATGACGGAACGAATCCATCTCCTGCATGGTGTTCATGGTCATCACCATGGTCTCCATGAAGAGCTGGTACTCGTCCACAATCTTCGACGGACCGGAGTTGATCACTCCCCCCGTACCGGAGCCGTCATCCATCTCCCAGTCGTCCAGCGGATACCAGGTGGCATACGCCTTGGGCAGGAACTTGATGCCGGTGTTGATCTGCTGGCGGGTCACAGTGACCGTCTGGCCTGGATTCACCGCGGCGCCCTGCGTGCGGCCGTAGAGAATGCCTTCCATCATGCCGGCGCCGCCCAGGAATTCATCCCATACCCCGGCCCGGCGCAGCTTGGCCTGAAACGGCGTGTCCACAAACAGGTTGTTGAACACCACGTTCCGGCGGACACTCTCCAGGTTGGACGCGTCAATTTCGTTGTACAGCGGATCGGTTGGCACTGTTCACCTTCTTAGGCTGAAATAAAAATGGCTCTAGGCCACTTATGGACCTGAGCCATTGCTTATTTCCGCCATCGCGGAGGGCATGCGTCTCAATCGATCTTTCCTGCTACCCGCTGAAACACGGGCATTTCTGTCAAAACTCAGGCCGCAGTCTGCTCGGCCATGTCGGTGCGAATCGCTTGCGCCGTCGCTGCCCGGCGCTGCTGGTCGTTCAAAGCCAACGGGTCAGGCCGCTCGCCCGATTTCACAGCGCGGGCAACCTCGGTAAACTTCGAGCTCTGTGCGATACGCACTTCAGGATTCGAACCGATCTTTTCGGCCCACTTCCGGTTGGTGTCTTCGATCGCCTTTGCTTTGTCGGCTTCGAGGGCCTGCAACTTCGGTTGCCATTCAGCATCTGCGCGCGCCTTCACTTCGGCGTCATGCGCATCCTGCGCGGCCTTCTGCGCCGCTTGCTGCTTGCCGGCAAAATCATACTTGCGCGCCACATAGTCGCGGAAAGGAAGCCGCGCATTATCGGCTTCCTGTCCCAGCTTGTCGAAAGAATCAGGCAGGAACTGCCCCGGATGGAACCGCGCATATTCCTGCATCGCCCAGCCAATATTGCTGATTCCGGTTCCCAGCCGCTGATCGATCGCAGCCAGATCTACGCCCTGGAATGTCGGAGATCCGGGAGTGCCATTCGCGGCGCCGGCCACATAGCGGCCCTGCGCATCGCGCGTCGGATTCGCTGCCGAAGCATTCTGGGGTTGGAAATTGGGTGCTTCCGCGGGCACAAATCCCGCGCTGCGCGCCGCTTCGTTCTGAGCCCGATAGAAGGCCGCCTGAGCCTCCAGGTTGGCCTTTTCGGTCCCCCAGCCATTCAATGCCGGGGCAATCGTCTCGTCGTAAAACTTTGCATTCGATCGCTGCGCTACTTCAGCAGCTTCCCGCGCCGCAGCCGCCTGCTGTGCGGACAGTTCGGCCTGCTTTTTCTGCTCTTCGGCCGCCTGCGTCAGACGCGTTGCTTCCGCCTGGGCCTGCTGCGCCGCCTGGGCCTGCTGTTCGGCCGCAGTCAGCGCGCCGCTCACTGCTGTCACCATCTTGGGATCGAGCTGCGCGATCTGCTCATCGGTAAAGCCCGTCTGTTTCAAAACTTCAGCAAGGGTCGGCATTCCAGTGCGTTCTCCAAATCGGTTCTGATCTTTCGTGTTCCCTGTTTCTAATACTGCGGTTGCTGGCCCATAGGCGTCGGCTGAGGCGGACTTACTAAAGCCGTCTGCATCTCTTGAATTCCCTGGGCAATTTTTTCGGCTCCGCTGGCAAGCTTCGGATCGCCAGCCGCCATCTGCTTCACGATCTGATACCAGCGCGCCAACTGCATTTGCAGCGGATTCGCCGGCGCCTGAGATTGCGAAGCTCCTTGAGGCGGAGGACCGCCGCTCGGTGGCGCAGCGCCCTGCGCTTGCTGGTCCGGCATGGTTGGAGGTGCGGTTCCCATTCAATCTCCCGTGGAGCGAACAACCAAAACCCCGCCGCGCATCGTGTGCCCGGCGGGGCTGTGATTAAGCCTTGATGGCGCTCTTCTTGTGGCCGCCCTTGTGGTGACGCTTGCCCTTGCCCTTCTTCAGGTGGCTCGCCTTCATTGCGCTGTGATGCTTCCGCTTTGCCATGATTTTTCTCCTTGGGTTGAATTGCACAAAAACAGAAATGGCCCAGAGGCCATCGCTGGTCCTGAGCCATTGCTTATTCCCCAAGGAGGGGGGGCATGTCGCTCGTATTCGTAGCCCCGCCGGTTCAATCAAGCATCCGGCGGCTGGTGTTGAATGCTTCCTGTGGTATAAGCCGCTTTTTTTTGCGTGTCAAGCGCTCATTTACAAAATTTTTTCGCCGATCTCTAAAAGCGGCCGAATTTCATTCGCCTGGGCGTCTGTGATCTTGGTCCGTTGCTCGATATTGATTCCCTGCACCGAGCCCTTGTTATACTGCACGATCAGCTTGCCCGTAGTCGAGGTCGCTTTCAGCATCTCGTTAATCTGCGTCAGGTCCGCAGGCAACTCCAGGCTAACCTCGGTCAAGTAATAATCCTTTTGAACTCGAATCCCAACCGTCATGAATCCTCCGTAAATGTAGCAGCGCGTTTACAGACCCAGAGATACTCCCTCGCGTCCTTACGCTGACTCCTGATTCCGGGTGTCCCATCTGTCGCACCTTCTGCGATGGGTGGGAACCTACAGATCTCAACGAGCTCAGACCGCTAGCTCTCCGTCACCGTTGTGCGTGGCGCGCCGCCCGCGCCGCCCTTTTGCTTGATCTTCGGAGCCTTATTGCCCGTCGTGGGCCGCCCCTGCGGCTTGCCTCCGCCTGCACCTTGCTCTGGCGGCTGTATTCCGAGCTGCTTCATCAGTTGTTGCGCCTGCGCCGCGGCTAGAATTTGCAGCTTTTGCGTCTCCAACTCTTCGTTAAACCACCGCTCGCGCTCCGTGTTGCCTTTCACATCGCCGTAGTTCTCCACTCCCAGCTTCTTCATCACGGTTGCCCATGAAATCGGCGCGTTACCGCGCTTGAGCTGCAGATACTTCAACTGCTCCTGCATCTGGGTAATCCGGAGCAACGTGCTCGGCACCGAGATCAGCCGGATCTGGCGCACAAACCAGCGCGCCCGCGTGAGCTGGTCATATTGCGACGGCGTAACCGGGAGCTCGCCGTTCACCATCTCGTCCGGCAAATGGCTCGGCACCAGGTTGCTGGGGTCGAAATCGAACATCTCCCGCGCCATGTTCTCCGGGCCGACGTATTCCATCAAACGGCTGGCGTTGAACCACTGCATAATCAGGAACATCATTCGGCGCCCGACCGCCTTGTTCGCCTTTTCAATTCGCGCGGCGATGCCCTTGGCCAGCGGCCCAATGCCTTCCAGCATCTTGTCCGCCGTGTCGTTGGCAATATTCATCTTGATGTTCTGCAGATTCCCCATGTCCAGCAATCCAAGTTGCGACTGCTTGCAGTCCTTCAGGTACTTCAAAAAGGTGAAATGCTCATTATTTACGCGTACTTCTTCGGGCAAAATCGATTGCAGGATCTCCTTCGGCTTGCCGTCTACCCCGTAACGTACATCTTGCTCAAAGATGTCGAAGTGCTCGATCTTAGCGCCGCCCGTCGCGGTGTGGTCATAGCCAATCGGAGGATTCAACGTGATGGTAATCACGTCGTCGATCTTCCGTTCGATCTTGCGCGTGGTCGTTTCAATTGTCGCCACGTCGCCTACCAGCGACCGCCCCAGCGCCTCCCAGGCCCAATCGTCCACCGTAAGCTGAATTACCGGAAACTTGCTGTCCCAGTCAAAGCAGGGTCCGTCGTACATCGGCCGGTCCACGCCTGGTGAAGTAATGATCAGCCGCAACGTCGGGTACACCCGGCAGTCTTCGACCATGGCGCTGCGCATATACGGCTGCCCGTTGCGCATCCCGCCGAAGATCTGCTGCCCCAGATATGGAACTTTGTAAAACCAGGTCGTTCCCGGGTCGCCCATCGGCAGCTCAAAACCGGTGTTGTTGATGCGCAGGTCACGAATAAACGTGTAGCGAATCTCCGAATAGAGATTCCCGAAGCTACGCCCCTGCTCTCCGTAACGGAAACGCTCGGCATAATCCAGTCGCTTGGCCTGCACCTGCGTCTTATAGCTGCGCGGGCCCACGGTCTGTAACTGTCCCTGGAAAAGTGAGAACCGGCCGTGAGCTTCGGCAATCGGCATGTAATCGTAGATGGTTACCGCGTACGCATCCTGCACATCGTTGCTGCGCGGAATCTGAATGGGAACCACGTCGAGCAGCCCTAGTGCGTCGAACACCATCTTTCGCTCGCCGTATCCGTACTCGTCTGCCCGTACCTTCGGCCACAGATATCCGATTCCCATCACGCTGGCGTATTGCAGCCATTTCAGTACCTGAGACGGGAAATCGGACTCCAGATACACCGCGCGCGCCACTTTGGTGAGCATCTCGGCGTACTGCTTGTACGCCGGCACGTCCGATCCGTAGGCGGCGATCTCCCGCACCTCCGCCAACGTCTCGCAAAACTTGCGGATGTCGTACTTCAGCTCGTTGGTGATCAGCGTCGAACGGGATTTATCGCGAAAAATGGCGTCGAAGACGCGAAGGTTCGTGCCCAGGTTGCGATAACATGCCTGGCCCTCCAGAAATCCTTCGCCCTCCTGAATCTGTTCTTCCACCCAGCCGATGCGCGCGGTCGGGCTCGATTCAAACTTGGGAACCTGCCAGTGGGTTGTCTCTAACTCCATGCGCCCTCAAGGTGCCGGCAGAGCACTTCCAGCTCGGCAATGCACATGGGCGGATACTAGGTAAAGTCAAACTGCGCGTCTACACCAATTTCAGCGAAAGCGCAAGTTAATCCTATCTAGAACCAGTAAGACTGAATAGGTCGAGATAAATCGTAAAATCTATATTCTGGACTAGACTTATGCTTGCACCTGAAATCTCTTGCTCCTGATATCTTCAAGCGTAACGCAGTACGTCCATCCACACTGCGGACACATACAACCCGAGCCAAAGTACCAGCGGAATCTAATTCCGCATCCAGCGTACCGACCGGGATTCTCTTTGAGGGCCTCCGCTTTTTGTTCCGGCGTGTATCCCTCAAACCAGTCGCAGACCCTTTCAAGCAACAATGGTCCGACCGTATCGTTTGGCGTCGCCGAAACAACCGCGGGCGCAAGCGGAACTGCGGCCGCGGCGGCGCCCCACCCGAACCGAGTTAAAAAGCTGCGACGATCGATCTCAATGCCCATGCTCGAATCCCTCCGCGTGCAGATAACTCTCCCGCGTGGTCTTGGTTTTGTCCGGGCGCGCTCCATACTGCTCCAAATGCTGGCGTAGAAACTCGCGATTCATGTTATTCCGCGCGTTGGCCATCTGGTGATGCATATAACTGCGCAAGTTAGCCCGGATCGGGCCCTCAACCAACTCCCGTTGCTCGTCCTCCATCTGCTGCTTGATCCGCTCCCAGCGCCGCATCCGTTCAGACCAGGTCTCCGCTTCATGCGCGGAGTTGCAAACAATCTTCTGAAACCCGCGCGGCGCGGGAAACTGTTCCGGCAGACCCATGCGGATGTCCCCGGTCGTCTCGTCGTACCAATAAACGATCTTTCTAGCAAGCTGCGCGTTCATTTCCTCTCCGGTGTGCCGATAAAGATGCGCTCGCCCATCAGAACTGCCGCGCCACCGCACTTGGAAGCATGAGTGGCATGATCTTCGTTATCTGCTTGCGATCCCAGCTCTCCGCGGGTTTGCAGATGCCGCTCCCGGTAATTCATCATCACCGGATGCTCGCGCTCGCGTGTTTTAACGCCGCGTGTCTGGCGCTTGAAAAACTCTTGCAGCGTCTCCGCCCGCGGCCCGATCGTGACTTCGACATGCCCCACCGGCAACGGTGCCGTGAGGGCCTTTCGTAATGCTCTCCAAATCACTCCAGTGCGTTTGAATATCTTCAATCCCAATCTCCGACCCCTACCATGTTCATCGAACCGCGCCCCATCGGCAGCGGCTTCATCTTTTCTTCCGGCAGAGCGTATCGCTTTTGCGCCCGCTCCGCAAGCACGTCAAAATCGTGCGCCGTGAAATATGACTGTGCCGCCGCCCGTACCCGATCGTCATGCTTCCCAGAACGATGCGTCATCTTCGACTGCCGTCCCGCTGCCGCGTGCCGCTCCAGCGTCTTCAGCTCATCGATCAGCCACTTCGAGTGCGGCCGGTACCATCCTCCATTCACCGCCTCAGTGAAATTGATCATCAAAATTGGCACGCTCCATACATTCGAAAACCAGCCCATCTTCTTGCCGCCGTCGTCCTTCACCTGCTTGCTGTCATACCGCCGTGGCTTGTGATGGTTGTGAAATCCCATCAGCATAAGCTGGTGCTGGCAGGTATCGCCGGGCCGGGTCACCTGCTCGATGCAGAACTTCACTCCACGGCCGTCAGTCGAATATTGCCCATACCATGCCGCCATGCAAGCCGAGAACCCTACCGCCTGAGCCGCGTTCACGCGATTCGATACAAACTCCGCCACCTGGTAATCAAACTGGTCGCCAAAGCGATTGCGGGTCATCGACACGCAGGTCCGGTCTTCGTCTTCCTTTCCTAAGCCGTCCGCAGTATCCACCCCGCAGCTATAGCTATAACCTTGTTTAGGCTCTTCATATACCAGAAGCTTGTCGAAGGTCGCAGCCTCATTGTCTTCGTCGAGCGGCTTGAGCGGCACCAGCACCCAATCGTACTTCTGGCCGCGGTGCGAGAGCCATCTCACCCGGATGTGCGGCTTACCGAAGTCAACGGCTGAGTCGTCCACTTCGAATCCGTCGTCGATCGAGTCGCCGGTAATCGCGTACGCCTGCAGCGGCTTTTTGCGAACTTTTTCCGAGCCAACGATTTCGTAGACGTGGTCTTCCATCTCGTCGATCGTCTCGGGCGGGAACACGCTGTCGTGCACACCTGTCAAAGCTTCGAAATCGTCGGCCGGCATCTGCGCCAGCCAGATCTTCTGCGAGTTGTTGGTACAGGCTTTCAGGTAATTGAACTCCCAAAACCACTGCTGCTCCAGCGGCATGCGCCAGCGCGCTCCTACAACTTTGGCCAGATAGGGGGTGTTGCGGACGTAAAGTTCGGCCCGGGTCACGTGCTTGCGGGTGGCGTCATCCCGTTTCTCATAAAAATTGGATGGCACCGGAAACTGGCGCAACCAATCCGCTTCCGGATAAAGGTCCGTCGCCATCGCCCAGGGAATAAACACCGGGCAAAGATCGTGAAGGCCCTTGGGAAACCCCTCGCGGGCGGCCCGCCAGGTATCGGCCAGCCAGCCGGTGTTGCCGCCGCCGGTGCCTTCAAACACCATGAACAGGTTTCGGGTCGCGTGCGTGGCGCGCAGCAGACCTTCTTCAATCACTTTCTTCGGCTTGGGAATATCGGCCAACTCGGAAATGTGAATACAGGTCGGCGTCCAACCCTGCGCAATGCCGGTGGCCTGCATGCCGGATTGGATGGAGAGGACCGAGCCGTTGTCATAGGCACCCTTCGGCTTCCGCGGTGGCACCAGCCACCACGGGCAACGGTTGTAGGCGATCTCCAGAATCCTTCGAATCAGCTCCGACTTTTCCGCCTGCACCGACGCCATGACCGCCTGGGTGTGCGGAATAAAAAGCATGCGATGTAGAAATTTCAGCGCTGTCTTGGTGGTGATGCCTACCTGCCGCGCTTTCAGGACCAGCAAACGGATCGCCACCTGGCGTTCGTCGAAGTCGGCGACCACGCTGTCGAAGATCTCTTGAGATTTACGATTCTTGAACTTGTAGATCTCGCCGCCCTCATTGCAAACGTAGGCGTAGCGACTTTCGAAATACTCGCTGTCGAGAGCACAGAGGGCCTGCTCGTTCTCGATCCAGCGGCGGATCTCCTGGCGCCGCTTCTCCGTGATCGTGCGCACCACCGAGATATACGAGGATCGGCTGTTGGTTTCGACCTTGACCAGCGAATCGACGTATTTTTTGAACTCTTCAACCTGGTCGAACGAGTGCGGCGTCGGCATCCATCCCTCGCGCGCCGCGAACTCATCCAGGTTGGCTAAAATAATCCGCTCGGAGTAGATAAACCCCTCCCCGAGACACGCTCAGTCCCGCGTCGATCGGCGTTTACTTTTTCACGCCGCTTTTGCGGAGCGTACGTTTGCCAGTGTCATGCACCGGGGGACGCATCTTCTTGAGCTGCACTAGCTCCACTTTCACCCGCTTACGCTTGGCCATAATCGCCCGGCCTAGCCCTTCACTGCCAGGTTCTTGTGAGTTTTCTTGCCAAGCTTTTTCACGCGCTTGGTGCCTTTTTTAGTGCAGGTGATGTCCATCTTCCGGACCCGCATACCTTTGGCCATGATTCGCTCTCCTTCGGAACATATTGGACTCCCCCCGCGCTGTTCATACGCTGGGGACTCTCCCGGATAATTAAGATTCGGTCGAGTGGAAACAGTAATGGCCCAGGGGCCATTACTGGTCCTGAGCCATTGCTTGTTCCGCAAAAGTCGCGGGGGCATGTGTCTCGATGATTTCCTTATCTCTAAGCTGAAACTGAATGCGTGTCAAGCGCTACTTCGAGCGAGTGTCAGCTCCGCCTCACTCCCCCGGCTCGTACTCTTCGGGCGGCAACTGCTCAGCCACGGCAACGCGACCGTCCTGCAGCAGCCGCTGCCGCACCGGAACCAGCCGTTCCTGCATCGCGCTCGATGAAGGAAACAGCAATTCCGGATCATCGTCCTCACCAAAGGTCGCTTGCGGGGCCGGCTCGTCGCCATTCAGTTTGCCGCCAGATCCAAAGACTGCCACCTGCTTGCCGATAAACGTCGGGCCCTTCGCTGAAGGTAGCCATCCGGTCCCGGTGTGGAACATCGATCGGTCCTTCTCGCCACTGGGCAACTTGGCGTACTTGATCGTCTTGCGCATGACCTCTGGATGGGCACTCCAGGCCATGATCTTCACCGTGTTCGCCGACACGCTCGACATCGCGAACATAATCGCTCCAGTGAGCTGCTCAAAATCAAGTTTGGCGGCAATCGCCACCGCTTCCCAGGGCAGCCGCTCCCGATCGCCCGCCGGCACTGAATCGTATTTTTTCAAAAAAATCCGCAGAGTCTCATTCTGCGAGGCAAAGCGCATGGCTTCGAGCACCGCCTTCAGGCCGCCCTCAGCCTTCTTGAACATCGGCGTGATCTGCGGCGCGCTCGACAGGCTCTCCGGTCTCACTTTCAGCCGCTTCAACGCCTCCGCCATGCGGTCCGTCTCCCGCGGCGCCTTGGGCACGGGCAAGGTATTCTCTCTCCCGTGTTCCGATCCATTCTTCACTTTCTTCGGCGAGGCTGAGCCACTGGTCGACAGTTTCTCCGCTGGCCCCGTGGATTTCTCGGATGAGATCTTCGGCGGTGGGGATACGACTCTTAACCGCGTCGCGCGGTTCTTTCCGCTCCGGGTACCGCTTTCCGAACTCCCGTTGTCGGATACCATTCGTTTCCTCCATGGCCGAAACCAGCCGCTCGAAAGCTGTTACCAGCCGCTCCACCTGCTCGTTCTTCATCCTGCCCTCACGAGAACAGATCGCCGGGCTGCTCCGGCGCCGATTCCTCAGCCGCTTCGGGCCCGCGATCCAACGCCGCGTCCTCCAGCTTCTTCATGCAGTCCAGGCAAAAGCCGCGGCGACCGCCGGAGACATTGTGCAGCGTATCTTTATGGCACTTCTTGCACCAGAAAGTCGCCATCACCGTAGCTTTGGTGTAATGCTCCGGCATAGCCTAGAGCTGCTCGCCCGTCGCGGCGCCCCCGACCACTGGTTTGGCATAGTGGCGCTTCTTGATCACGGTCTTGCCGTCTACGTCCTTGGCCAGAGTAGGGATTCCCAGCCCCGCGCGCTCCCGAACCACATTAAGTGCCGGCTCCAGCGGAATTTCGATCCGGGCCACTACCTGAGCCTGCTCTGTATCGTCGCGGACGGCGCCCATCACGATCTTGGTCTTTACCTGCGCCGTGTCTAATCCATGCAGGTTCAAGTGGATCTCGATCCAGCCGTCGTAGCCCCCGGTATAGGAATCCGCCGGCCGCAAGTTGCAGTCTCCGCCCAGCCGCTCAGCCACCAGCGCCTTGATATCGTCGATAATCTCGGCCCCGCTCAAACCCTCTACATATTCCTCTTCCACGGTGTTCTCCTTTTTCAAAACTCAAACCCTCACGCTGCCCGGCCAGCATCGTACCGCGACTTCAAAGCATTGAATGCTCGCAGCGTCTGCGCCAGCGGCGTCACCTTAGCCGATTCGACAAGCTGAACCGAGCGCCGGCTGATGCCAAGCACATCGGCCAGCTTGACCTGAGTAAACAGAAACTCCTTCCGGAACGCAAGCCATTCCCGCTTCCGGACCTCTCGCTGCTCCAGATCTTCGTCTGTGGGCTTTGGCTTCGGCATCTGTCTCCCTTTGTGAAAATTCAGCTCACCACACGTCCTGCCGAAACTGCGCCGGCCGACGCGAGTTCTTAAAAATCCGGTACGCCCGCATTCGCTTCCGAGCCAGGCCATTACGATGGAGCATTCGGAACAGCGGCGTTTCCGCAAAGAAGTTGTCTGCCAACTCGCGAACCATCCTTTGCGTGATTCCAATTTGCCGAGTTTTCAAATTCAACGCTTCCATATCTCACAGAACGGCTGCCCGGTTCCACGTGGAACCATTACGCTTATCTTGCGCCAGCTTGCGCAAAAGCAGCCTGCGAGTCAACCCTAAATTTACATTGCGCATAACTTGCGCCATCGCGTTAATGGCCGCCATAACCGCGGCATAGACCCTGCCTGATAACTTGCGCTTTAATTGCGCCAAAATAACTTGCGCTATCTTCCGTTATGTTTTAATTGCGCCAAAATAGAATGCGCATAAGTTGCGCGCTGCGATTTCGGCCGATCTCACTCAGGGAGAGGCTAAGGCGTTGGAGCCGCCGGCGCCACCCCCTATCCCGGACAAAGGCGCGGCCCGGCCCGGCCAACCGGGCCAACGTCTAAGCAGACATCCGGACCAAAAAACGGTCCCGGAGCGCGCAACCGTCGCTAATCCTGTAGGAATAGCAGCGCGCGGCCCTGGAGATGCTCTCTCCCGCGTCCAGACCGCTCCAACCCTATGGGAAGTGTCGCCAGACAAGCGCGCGCGTGCGCGCCATCCCCTAGCGCTGATATCTTGCGCCATGCTTTGATAGGCACCCAAAAATACCCCATCTCCCCTTAAAGGGTTCATTCCTTCCAACATGCTTAGGACCCTAATAACACTTTAGTGACAAATGGTATTGACACCGTAGTGATAATGCTTTTAGGATGATCTTTCGATGCTTTATCGGGGTAAGGGGGGATTGAATGCAGTACGCGCTAGATGGACGGATGACAGAGCGTCTATACGGTGCATCGATACAGGCCGGTTTCCCGGACACATCGGCAACCGGATTCATGCGGATGGTTAACTCTATCTGCGATAAGTATCTCAACCGGACGCGGGCCGAATCCCGCGAAAAGGATCAAACATGCAGATAACTCCGAATCAACTTACAACCCTATTGGCCGCGATGATTCCGGCCCGGTTGCCAATCCTCATTACCGGCGCGCCGGGAGTTGGAAAGTCGGACCTAGTGGCGCAAGGCGCGCAAGCGGCTGGTGCGGAATTGCTCATCTCTCACCCGGCAGTTGCGGACCCTACAGATGCTAAAGGTTTGCCATGGCCTAAACCCGGCGCGGATGAGGCTACATTCATCCCGTTTGGCGAACTGGCGCGCGCGCTCAAGGCTACGGTTCCCACGGTTTGGTTTTTGGATGACTTAGGCCAAGCCTCTCCCGCTGTACAGGCAAGCTACATGCAGTTATTGCTTGCCCGTCGCGTCAACGGTCATGTACTCCCCGATTGCGTAACCTTTGTTGCAGCCACAAATCGCAGAACCGACCGGGCCGGAGTATCGGGAATCTTGGAACCCGTAAAATCCCGGTTCGCGGCAATAGTCGAATTAGAGCCCAGCATTGACGACTGGTGCCAATGGGCAATCAATCACGACTTGCCGGTTAACCTGATAGCGTTTCTCCGTTATCGGCCCGAATTGCTTTCGAAATTTGTGGCGAGCGCTGATCTAACAAACTCCCCCAGCCCGCGCACATGGGCGAATCTGGCCAAACTCGAATCCCTCAACCTGGACGGTCCTATCGAACTGGCAGCGATGAGCGGGGCAGTAGGGGAAGCGGCGGCAACCGAATATGTAGTCTTTCGCCGGATGGTTAGCTCACTCGTGAACCTGGACGCAATTTTGATGAACCCGGATACCGCGCGGATTCCTACCGAACCGTCCGAATTGTATGCGACCGCTGTAGGGTTGGCCGCGCGCGCCAATCCCCAAACCTTTGCCCGCATCGGCATCTATGCAAACCGGATGGTCGACGCGCAACGGGGGGAGTTTGCAGTATTGCTAGTCAAAGACGCAACCCGGCGCGATGAGAAACTCACCTATACTGACACTTTTGTACGCATTGCCGCCGGGCCAATCGGCGCGCTCATCTCCGGTCAGGAGGTGTCCCTATGACGCAGGCAGAATTGCATACTCGCGCCATGCTGGTATCGCTCCGCATCTCCTCCTGGAGCGCGCGCAAATACGACCGTAAAGTGTCCATGGAAGCCACTGCGGCCCATGGCGCAACCCTGGACGCGGGCCGGTTTAACAAACATCTCTTACCTGGAGACGCTCCCACCTATAAGGCGCTTAACTCGCACGTGGCAGCGGTCCGCCAAGGCAACTATGACCAAACCTTGCCATGGTCCGATGACGGATGGCGCATTTTGACCGTGAAGAATTTCGATCATTACACGGATATCATGCGCAAGTGGAAGCACGAGTTTGACCGCTTACTCGCAGAATTCCGGGCCGATTATCCGGCATTGCGCATGGCCGCAAAAGACAAGCTAAACGGCATGTACAAAGATGACGATTACCCCGCAGACATCCGGGACCGTTATTCCTTTGCGGTTGAGTACAATCCCGTTCCAACCGGTACAGACTTCCGGGTCACTATCGCCGATGACGAAATCAATGCCATTGCGGCCCGGACTGAAGAGCGGGTCAGAGAGTCTTTCGAAGCCGCGCATCAAGACGCGGTAAAACGTCTTTACGCATGCGTCCAACATATTCAGGCCCGGTTGTCCGAACCCGATGCAATCTTTCGGGATTCGCTTATCTCCAATGCGCGCGAGCTATGCGACATCCTGACCCGGATCAATGTTACGGATGATCCGGCCCTGGAGCGTATGCGGCGCGAGACTGAATTGTTAGCCACGGCAGAACCCGAAACCCTGCGCAAAGATGACAAAGCCCGCCTTGAGACTGCCAACCGCGCGCAAACGATACTTGCATCCATGCAAGCAACCTATGGAAAGGGGATTTTTGCATGAGCGCGCTTTCTAAGCTACAAGCAGCCCGCACGTCGCTTATCATCGAGCAACCGTTTTTCGGTTGTCTGGCATTGTCTCTCATTCTCCGGGCCGATACCGGTTGCGGTACCGCATGGGTTGACGGTCGTACATTCGGGTTCGAGCCCGCGTTTATCGAATCGTTGACTCATGAGCGGACCAAAGGATTAGTCGCTCATGAAGTCATGCATTGCGCGTTAGGTCATCCCTGGAGACGCACGGGCCGGGAGATGGCTCACTGGAATATCGCCTGTGACAAGACAATCAACTCGCAACTGAGAGACGCGGGCTTTACCTTGCCCGCCGATGGCCACTTTGCGGAGCGGGATGAAATCGGCAAGTCGGCAGAATGGATTTTTGAGCGCATCTATCAAAAGCGCGAACCGGACCCGGACGGCAACCCGGATCAATCCGGCAATGGCCAGAATGACGGCAACGGTCCGGGAAGCAACCCGGACCCGTTAGGGGAAGTGAGAGACGCACCCAACAACCCGGACCCGGACGGCAACCCGGCGCCTACAGAGCAAGCATGGAAAGAACGCGCGTCTCAAGCGCTGCAACACGCGCAATTCGCAGGCAATGCTCCCGAGGGAATAGCGCGCGCTATACAGCAAGCTCTCAAGCCGCGTATCGATATCCGCTCCCTCATGCTGCGCTTTTTTTCAGAGCGCGCAACCGGCGATTATTCCTGGACGCGGCCTAACACCCGGTACATTGCTCACGGTCTGTATTTGCCGTCTCTTGACTCGCGCGAGTTGGGGGAAGTGGCCATATTGGTCGACACTTCCGGCAGTGTCGACGAAACGTCTTTGAGCTATGCGCGCTCCATTGTCGAATCCGTCTTTGACGAATGCAGCCCGGCCGGTGTCACTGTCTACTATGCCGATGCAGATGTATGCCGGGTCGACCGTTTCGAAAAGGGTGAACCGTTGACGTGGCAACCCGAGGGGGGAGGTGGTACAGACTTTCGGCCCGCCCTGGACGCAATAGAGCGCGAAGCGCTAGCCACGTGTGCAATCTGCATTACAGACCTAGACGGCACCTTTCCCGATACCGCACCGTCTTTCCCAGTCTTATGGCTCTCCACGGAAGTGGATGCAACCGCACCATTCGGGGAGACCGTGTATATCGACCGTTAACCGGGCAAGGCGAGTCTGCAACCGGATTCGCCTTGCCGCAACCCGGCCCGCGACACTGGCGCGTCTTGTAAGGGGGAAGTTATGACCATGAGCAAATCGGAGCGGGAATTCCGCGCGCTGTACCCTAACGCGCGCGTCGTAGCGGAACCGGCCCGTTGCACCGTCTACGCTGGCGACTATCTGTGCGCGGAATCATTCACTCGCGCGCGCGCTTTCCGGCTGGCCTTGACCTATGTCCGGGAGAGATACATACAACCGGACCCGGCAGAGCGCGCCACCTGTACCGGGCATCCGGCCTGATACCGGGCCGCCGGTAATCACGTGAAAAGCGCTCGCCACGTGGTACCGGGCCGCCCGCCGCCCGGCCCCGCCGCCAATCCCCGCCCGCGCCGCGCGCACCTGGAGAGTCATCCACTCAACCCGGACCCTCTATTTTTTGATAGCGGGACCAAAAACCGAAAGGGGAATCAAGATGGTATTCACCATTCACTCCGACAGTCCCGCCGCAACCGACTATCGCGGATGCGGCGAAGCCTGGGCCGCCGTCAAAGACGGCGAGGTCATCGGCCTGCGCTACTCAGATCGCGGCCAAGCCAACCGCCGCCAACTGGACTGGAAAGATCATCGGGACGCGGCCTTGCGCGAGTTGCGCGCCCTTGCCCCCGATCAAATCTTGCGTGGGCAAGCCTCGTGCTGGGAATTCATTCCCGAGACCGGAGACCTGCTGCCCGGACTGGCCACGCGAAACATTTGATAGCGGCCCCAAAAACACGCAGCAAGCACTTGTCACAAAACCAGAACCACAGCGGCACGCCTGGGCCGAAACCGGGCCGGAAGGTAAAGAGATGGCAACCGTATTACGCGGCCACGAATTCATGGCAGATCGATACAAGTACGACTTTCGCAATTGCACCCCGGCAGACGGCTGGGCACAGCTTGACACCCGTCAAGACGCGTCTTACTTCGGCAACTGGATTAACCCGCTCACGCTGCAACTCATGAGCTACTGCGAAGGCGATACCACCTTCACCCAATGCCACGACCGGGCCGATTTCATCGCCACCGCCCGCGAGTGCGTGCAATGGCATCAAGACGCGGGCTACTTCATCGGCATTGACGGCATGCGCGATCCGGCCATCATCGCCGCCTTTACCGAAATGGGCCTGGGAGAACTCCTGCATTAGCTTGATAGCCGGACCAAAAACGGCCATCCCAATCGCAACGCCTGAAAATCGCTCGCCCCGTGTCAAGCAATTTATTTTCGATTGACAGCGCGCCACTTGCCGCACTGGAAACCCGCCAAACCCGCATGAATAGCGGCTTTCGCCCAACCCGGATGAAACAATAGAGACAGGAGGAAACAACCATGCCTGAAGAAACCCTCAGCAAATATGACCGCCTCTATGGCTCCATTCTCGACGTGAGCCTGGTCACCAAACCGTCAACCGTCAAGACCGTGCAACCGGTCACCGGCAAGACTGACACATTTGTCATTCAGACTTGCCGCCACGAGGAGTACGGCGATTACGTCTTTGTCGAAGTCATGGACGAAACCGGCGTTACCCGCCTGGCTTTGCCGCCCAAAGTCGCCAACCTCATCGCGTCCCAAAGAGAAGCGCTCACCAAACGCCGCCGGTCCATAGCCAGCCGCACCAGCATGCAAGCCCGCATCGCCAGCGGCGAAGTGCTGGGATTCCAGAAGCGCCGCAGCGCCTAAAGCCCGCGCCCGGCTTCCCGCCGGGCCGCGCTTTCTGTTTCCTGCATTGTCCTATTGACACCGCAGTGACAATGATGCATACTGGCAAGCAAGCCATAGGAACGAACCGAGGAGATGCCATGCGAACCGTAGAAACATCCGTATTCACGTTCGATGAACTATCCGACCGCGCCAAAGAAACCGCCCGCGAATGGTGGAGGGAATCCGAGTCACAGGAGTTTGGCGCATTCGGTGAAATCTTTGAGCCTGCCGAAACCGCCGCCGCGCTCCTGGGCATAGCGTTTGACTACAATCGAATCCCGCTCCACGGCGGCAAAACCCGCACCGAACCCGATATACGTTACTCCGGATTCTGCTCGCAAGGCGACGGTGCATCGTTTGTGGGCACCTATTCCAGCAAGACGCAGCCATTGCCCGCAGTCCTGCGCGCCGAATTCCCGCAAGATCAAACCCTTCATGACCTGGCCGATGCTTTACACGCGCTGCGCGTACAGTACCGGCTGCTCACCGGCCATTGGTTCGATGTCAAAGTCACCCAAGACGGTCATTACGTCCACAAGTTCACCATGAGCGTGGAAGTCACCGATGAAACCACCGGTCAAGAGATTGAAGACGTTCAAATCTCTAACAACCTGCTCGAACTCATGCGCGATTTCGCCCAATGGATATACGACGGCCTAGAGGCCGAATACGACTACCGCATGAGCGATGAGAATGTCGACGAATCCATCCGCACCAACGAATATGAATTCGACGAAGACGGCGAAAGCGCCTAATGATCCCGATGTCTTTAACCGAAGCTCACGCCTTCCGCTGCCACGTGGCCGGTGGAGAGTTCTGCGCCATCATCCACACTTGCGGCCCTATGACTTTTTGGAAGTCCCGTGCACTCAACCGACCGACCATAAGCAACTGAGGAGAAACCACCATGCCTGAAGTCAGAGGATTAACCGGCTACGCCGCCAGCATTAAAGCAGCCGTACCCCAAGCCGCCGACGCGGACCTCTACCAGATTGAAGAGATCATGCGCCACGATATTCTTCACTCCACCTTGGATTGGGTACCAAAAGTCCAATTCCGCAAGACCGCGCGACTCGCCTATGAAGCCCTGCTCGAAATCCGCCGCACCTCTGGCACTCACCCGGCAACACGCCCCGCCCACCCGCTACAAGAGCAAACCGCCAAGCGCAACCAGAAAGCCCTTCCGCCCGATCCCGAGAGTCAGAACGACGCCCGCGCCGCCTGGGCCTGGGCCGCTCTGGCAGCATTCAAACGCGAAACCGGCACCGACCTGGAAGACGCCCTGGGAGACCTGTTGTGCGACCTCATGCACTGGGCCGACCGCAATCAAACCAGCTTCCCCGCCATGCTCATCCGCGCGCGCGCCCACTACCGCGAGGAGACCAGTCACAAGGGCACCCAATCCGCCGAATTCTAGCGCCAACACACGTAAACCACGCGCCACAAGAACCCAAACCCGCAACCCAACCGAGGAGACACAAGCCATGCCGCAATATCACATCATCTGGGAGATCGACCTGGATGCCGATTCGCCGCAAGCCGCCGCGCGGCAAGCCCGCGAACATCAAACCCGCCCCGGCACCACCGCAACCGTCTTTGACGTAACCGAGATTGTTTCCGCGCGCGCCGCCGTCATCAAGCCTTCAGCACGCATTGACCTGCTAGACCTGCTGGACCTGGACGAAGAGCTTCCCGATCCGGAAACACGTCCAAAGCAATGCACGCATGATGGCGAGCTGGCCATAACCTGGGAACCGGCCAGTATCGAGTATGGGAGCAACGGCCTGGCTAACATCACCCAAGAGGGTCGCTGCCCGCAATGCGGCGCGTGGCTGCAAATCGTTGCCGACCTGGCCGCTGCCGCGCCTACCGTCATTGAAGGCATTTGATAGCGCGCCCAAAGATCAACTCCACAACCGTGGCCCCGCCACAGAATCGAGAATCGCCATGGATTATTACATCTGCTGGGAACAGAGCGTCTACAATGCCACCACCGCCGACGAGGCCGCACAGCGCGTCGCGGCCATCCTTCACGCTAGCCGCACCGTTCCCCTACTGGTTTACCGGCGTGGCAAAAACGGCAACGCTCTGCGCAGCGCAGACCGGCGTATCGAGATACCGACTCGCCCCAGCCTCAGCCACACCGGCGCGCCGCTCAATGACCGCGAGACCGCTATCCTGCTCCACGGCCTGCGTATGATCCAATGCCAAGGCCGCATCGAAGGCTGCGCCGCCGGCGACTGTGACCACTTCGCCGAAGTCGACGAGATGGCCAATGAGGAGATCGACGAGCTGTGCGAGCGCCTCAACTGCGAAGGCGTGTCCATACCTGCGCAGGCCGCGCCCCCGATCCCCACTGCCGTCCCGCTGGCCGTCCAATTCCTGGCCACGTATGGCGATTCCATCCGGCACGCCGCCAAGTTCCCCGACCGCGACGGCTCCAATCCCTTTCAGCCCGACTGCGAAATGCTGCGCGACCTGGCCAGCCTGGAAGCTGCGCTTGCCAATCATCAGGAAACCACTGCTGCCAAGATGCCCATCTCCGATCCCATCCTGGCCGACGAAAGCAACCGCGAAACCATTGTGGCCGCGCTGCTCTGTTTCAAAGAGCGCTTCGAAGACTGCGAGGCCCGCGACATATACGAAGCCTTCCCGCATCTGTTCCCCCCCGTCAACGGCCAGCAAGCCCCCCCGCTGGGCTCCGAAGACGTAGACCATCTCATCGATCAACTCGCCGCCGCTTATCCGTGCAATCCAACCGCCTCCAGCCAAGAGCCAGCCGACGCCTGGGCCGAACACGCCAAGTACACCCGCGCCGACTGGCAGGCCGAAGTAAACGCAGGCGACACCCAACGCGGCTATCGCGACTGGGTAAGCGCACAGATCGAGCAAGCGCAGATCGAGCAAGCGCAGGACGCCGCCGAAGAATCCGAAACCCGCTTCACTAACTATTACGTTCACTGCCGCCAGACCTGGGAAGTGGACGGAGACAGCATGCACAATGACCGCTGCCCGGTCTGCAACGCCGAAATCGAACCCTACGCCAGCCAAGATCAACACGGAGAAACCACTCTCCACGCAGGCCCGGACTTCGATCCCGGCCTGGGCGACGACCTGTTGACCGCCGATGGCGACAACCCCGGCTGGCCGGAAGGCATGAGCGAGCCCGCGGACCTCCCCGGCTGGTCAACCTGCCAGCACGCGCCCGGAGAAGACTGCATGAACTGTGCCGAGTGCGGCAAGTGTTCCGAGAGCCTGGACGAGAACGACGTATGCTCAGACTGCATTGCTAGAGCCAAGCCCCAGCCCCAGCCCTAGCCCCAGCCCCGCCCCGTTCACAAGCATTCTCCACCACCCCAGCGCCACACACACCCATTCCCGGTCACGAAAGGATCACCCATGCAAATGACCATCTGGACACTCTCTACCGACGACAATTGCGGCACCCGCACCGAAGTCTTTACCACCGAGAAAGCCGCCTGGGAAGCCTGGGCCGACAACGCCTGCTCCGGATTCGACGCCGCGCGCGCCGCCACCCAAACTAAGATCGACGCCGGACAATTTCCGCTGTATCTCGACGACATCGAAGGCGTCGACCATGATCCCATCGACACCTATTCCATCGAATCCCACACTATCGAAGTACCCAACCCCCACGGGCTGCCGCCGGAAGTTGCCGAACGTTTCATCACCGCCGCCCGCGAGGATTTCGCCGCCCCTTCCAACAATGAGCTGGAGATTGACGACGCACCCTTGCTAAGCGTTGGAGACGAAGGGGTATTTGTCGCCGCATGGGTCTACATCGGCAACGAGCGCGCGGGCCTGTGCCGCGATTGCCGCACCCCGGTTATAAGCAGCGAAGACTGGGACGGCCTCTGCCTGGCCTGCGCTGAAAAAGAAGCCGCTGGCTCGCGTAAGTGAACCCCGAAACTGCAAACCCTTCCGGAGTCCAGAACCTAGACTCCGGAGCGCCAAACCTATCACCCTGCAAACGCTTTTCAGGAGATCCCGCCCATGCCCGAAAACCGGCCCGAAAACATGCCCGAAACGGCTTCCCCCGCGCCTGGCCCCGCGCCCACCGGCCAGCGCCCGCTCTGCCTGTTCTGCCGCAAAGAACTCCGCCCCAACTACCGCAACCCCGAAATGCCCTTCGCGGTCTACGGCAACCCGCAGGCTAAACGCGCCTGGAGCAAGGCCAACCCGAAGCAGTTCAAGGGCACCTATGGCGGTTACGGCGACAACCGTTTCTGTAGCCTCACCTGCGGCTATGGCTGGGCCATCCGCCACGCGCCCCGCCCCGCCCTCTGATCCCTGATCCCTGATCCCTGAAACCTGTTCTCTGATCCCCGTCTTGATAGCCGGACCAAAAACCCGCAACCGCACCGGAAAGGAAAAGCAGTATGACCATCCGTGAGCAAGTCAGCGAAAAACTCGCCGAGGAATCCGCCGCCGCCGCCATCAAGCAGCATGAGCGCATGATCGAGACTCTGTACGTCGACTCCGATGGCGATGTCTTCTGGGACGCTCAACCCGACTCCAATACCTGGCTGCAACGGGACGACGGCAGCCTGGCCAGTCTCTATCGCACCGGCACCGGCTCCTGTACCTGCAATTGTGACGCTTGCGCGGCAGGCGAAAACCCGGCGGACTGGGCCGGAGACGACGCCAGCGCCTTTGCCGACGAGCTGCAAGCCAAGCTGGACCAGATCGCACCCGGATTTTTTGCCGACGAGCAAGCGCCGGAGCCCAGCCCCGACAACTGATCTCCGATCTCTGTTCCGTGACCCCTGGCTTGATAGCCGGACCAAAAAGGGTAACCAGATCACCAGAATTCTATTGACACCGCAGTGACAATGCGTTACGCTGATTCCAGTCGTAGCTTTTCCCTGACCCCTGACCCCTGATCTCTGATCTCTGATCTCTGATAACTGATCCCTGATCTCCCAACCGGGCATCGCCCAGAAAGAACCGGCTCTATGGCAACCCTTGTCACCGCTCCCCGCGAACTCACCGCCCCGGCCCCGCTGCGGCCCCGATCCAAACGCCGCTCCGGTTCGGCCCGGCCAGCCAACTCCCCGCGCCGCCCCGGCCCCGCCCAGATCACCATCAGCACTGCCCAGTTTGATAGGCTGACCGTCATCCATCAGGTCAAACGCGCATTCCTTCCCGGAGCGCGGCTGGCCGGATTCATCGGCCTGGTCATCGGCGGCTTTGTCCCGGTCGCCACCTGGACTATCGTCCATCTTGAAGTGGCGGCCATGCCCGCTCTGTGGCTGCTGGTCGGCGGCGGTCTCCTGTACAGCGCTTTAACCGTCTTCCAGTGGGGACAAGCGGCCTTCGGCAACGCCTTCAAAGCATCGGGCTTCTGCGTCCTGCTGGAAGGTATTCTTACCTTTGGCCACACCCGCGCGCTCTCCCTGGCCGCACTGGCCGTGCTGGTCTTCATCAACGCCGTATCCGCCGCCTGCGCTCTGCAGGTCAGAAAGTAGAGGTGACTCTTGACAGTCGTCTACGCAGATACTTGGAGCTGCCATTTTCTGAATAGCGATACTGAAAAGGAGTTCCCGTCTAAAGAGGCCGCCATGCAGGCCGCTGCAGAGTATGCGGGAAACTCTCGCTACGCTTCCCCGTTCCCCAACACCTATCTGTACGGTCCCGGCGACGGCACTACGTCTGTGATCGTGCGCCGCGACTTCGCAATCGTCCGTTCCACGCCGCATCAGGAAAATCTGAATGAGTAATCGCCATCTTCGCCAAACCCGATTCTTCGATAACCGAGCGGATGCCGAGCAATTTTTCTGGACGCTCGGAGCCGATGTCCCGTGGGCGCGTTTAACCCCAACTGAGTCCGGTCGCTTCTGCGTCTGCTGGCAGACCCGCAAATAGGCTGTAACCATCAACCCATAAGGACCAACTCCCCCACCCGCTCCCGTTGACCTGGCCGCATTCTTCGCCTAGTCCCAACCGCTCACCATCAACCGGCGCCCCGCGCCTAGAAAGAAAAACCCATGCCTCCCGTCCTGAATCGCATAACGCCCCGCGCGGCGGCCCTCACCGTGGCCATATTCCTGGCCATCTGCATTCTCCCGTCGCTGCCTAGAATCGCGTTGCCGCATCGCGGCTCGCAGTCGCCGGCCCAACCCTCCACCACCGTCGCGCTGCCCGCTCCCGATCAGGCCGCGTCGGCCCTGTGCGTGGCCAATCACAGCAGTACCACTCTCCACGTGTTCATGGGCCCCGACCTCGCCGCCGGCACGGCTGTCAACGCGTCGGTCATTCACGACTTTGCCTGGGCCTTCGGCACTCCCTATCCGGCAACCCAGCGCCAATATACCGACTGCCTAGTCTTGCGATAACTGGTCTTCACTACTTGATAGCGCGCCCAATTCGGGGTTCTGATCTCTGATCCCTGATCTCTGATCCCTGATCTCTGATCCCTGATCCCTGAACCCTGATTTCTGACTACTAACCCATCAACCGCGGCCCCGCCGCAGAGAAGAGACCCGCCATGACCTCCAGCACCCAAACCACCGCCTCGAACCAAACCTCCAATTCCCAAACCGCGATCCTGCAGCGCATCCTGGTACCGGCCGCCGCGCTGCGCGCCGCCCTCGACATCGCCGTCACCGAAAAGAAAACCACCATCCCCGTTTTGACTCACGTCCAGCTCGAACCCAGCCCCGCCGGCCTGCGCGTGCTCTCCACCGATCTTGACCTGTGGGCCATTACCGAAGTCGAGGCGGCCCTCGAAACCGACCAGCCCATCCTGCTTCCCCACCAGACCGTGCTCATGCTGCTCAAGGGCGAAACCGGCCTGGTCACGCTCTCGCTGGTCGAAACTACCGAGACTTATACCGAGTTGGAGCGCGGCCAGTACGTCGACGACAAGTACGTCCCCGGCCCCGAGATCGAAAAGCAGCGCGTCACAACCACTCTGTCTATGCAGGTCGGCCCTGAAGAAGGCGGCGGCGGTTGCCTCTATGACCTGCCCATCGTGAAGCCGGACAGCTTCCCCCAGCATCCCGAGATCCCCGAACCAACCTTCGCCGTCTCCGGCACCACCCTCAAAGAGATGCTGGCCCGTATCCGCTTCGCCATCTCCCACGAGGAATCCCGTTACACCCTCAACGGCGCGCTGCTCCGCGTGGCCAACTCTGAACTCAGCCTGGTCGGCACCGACGGCAATCGCCTGGCCCTCGCCCGCCACGAGATCGCCGCTCCCGACTGCCAGACCCTTATTCCCACCTGTGCCCTAGCCTGGCTGGCCAAATCCGTAGGCAAGCAGCCCGTGGCCATCGCCTTCACGCAGGACTCCGCTTTCTGGGAGGTTCCCGAACTCCGTACCACCCTCATCAACCGCAAGCTGGCTGGCCAGTTCCCCAACTTTGAAGCCGTCATGCCCCGCCGCGATGCGCTGCACACCGTCGCCCTCTTCCCCGCCGCCGATGAGCTGGCTAAATCCCTGGCCAAAGTCGCGCGCATGGCCGACGAGCGCAGCGGAGCTGTGACCTGGCGGGTCAACGGCTCCTGCATTCTCTCCGCCCAATCCACTGAGACCGGCAAAGCCACCGCCAAAGTCCCGGCCAGCATCACCCATGACACTAAAACCACTTCTCCGCAGAGCGATTCGCAGACAGCCCCGGAGATCGTCACCGGCCTGTCTTCCGAGTACGTGCTCGACTTTCTCAAAACCGCCGGCAAAAACCCGGTCACCCTGCGCATGAAAGACGCCCAGAATGCCATCCTGTTTGAAACCGAGGCCATCCCCGGCTACAGCTACGTGCTCATGCCCATGCGCATCTGAAAAGCAGTTTGCAGGGATCAGGGGTCAGGGGTCAGAGAAAAGCAAAAGCCTGTCATCCTGAGCGCAGGGAGCAAAGCGACCGGAGTCGAAGAACCTGAGGTTGCTTTTGCTCTTGCACTTGCCCTTAACTGATCCCTGACCCCTGACCCCTGTTCTCTGTCTTGATAGCCGGACCAAAAACCAGAAAGGCCCATCATGCCGTCCACAATCAGCCCCATCCCGCATCGTCCATCCTGGCGCTCTCAAATCGCAGAAGGCCGCGTCTTCGAGCTGCGCTCCAAGAGCAAATACTACCCGGCTCCCTGCGCCCTGGTCATCGACGCCCAGGCCAACGGCTACAATCGCCGGGCCGTCGTCGCCGTAGACCGCCTCGGAGTCATCGGAGACGGCCTTTATCGCCGTCGCCACAATCCTCACATCCACGTCTCCGGTCTGCGCCCCGAGCAGTTCAACAGCTCTCACATCCTGCGCCGCCGCCGCGATCTCGAACGGTTCGACGCCGATGACCTGGCCTTGATCCGTTACGGCCTGGCGCTCGACTTCAGCGGCCGCATTCGTGGCAACTATTCCGACATGAACATCCCCGCCGTAATCCCGGCCCAGTGGACCGTCTTCTGGATGGCCGCCTGGGGCGACGGCGATTACCGCTGGATCGATCGCGCGCCGGAACTCGACCGGCTCCTGCACGGCGCCTGGCACTTTGAAAGCAGTGGAGGCGCGCGCCGGCTGGGCTACAAATGCGGCCACCTCTGGGCCACTCGGCACACCGGTAAACGTCTTGTCGAGATACGCCGGTTTCTCCGCTCCAAGTGGGGAAGCGCGCTCATCGAGCAGCCGGTTCAGGTCGCCCGCTGGCAGGTCGGTGACGAAATCTATACCCAGGAGATTCGCCGCGAGTGTCCGGCGCTCGGCAGCCGCATGCTCAGCATCCAATCCCCGCGCGGCTGGCGCGGCATCTACGCCTGATCCCTGATCCCTGAAACCTGAAACCTGATCCCTGACCCCTGGCTTGATAGCCGGACCAACACCGGAAACCGGTCGCTGTTCACTGCCGGCTGTGCACTGGACACATTGACACCGCAGTGGCAAAACGAGACAATAGGAGACACCATGCCCTACGCCGCCCAGTCCGCCAGCCGTGAAGCCGGCCGCCAACGCCAGAAGATGATCAACCGCCTGGCGCTCGCTCCCCTGCGCACCTGCCGCACCCTGCACGAGTGCGTCTTGTGCGCCCAACCCATCACCCTTGGCCAGCAGTTCCGCGACCGTGGCTACGGAGCCCGCGCCCACGAAGGCTGCTTCAAGGGCGCCGCCGCTGCCCGGAGCGGAAAGGATCAAAGCCAATGAGTAATCCCAGATCTTCCCCAGAATCCGCGCCCATAACCGGCACCCTTCACTTCACCGTAGAACCACTGGGGGCAAGCTACGTGGTGCGCGACCGGCTGCGCGGCGAAGTCATGTGTTTCCGTCCCGACCTCGCCACCGCCTTGCAGGCTACCGTACTGCTCGAATCTTCCGGCCAATACCTGCCCCCGGCGCATGCTAAAACCGATCTCTAACCCCTGACCCCTGTTCCCTGAAACCTGATCCCTGTTCTCTGTTCTCTGAAAACTGCTTTGATAGGAGCCCCAAATCATGCCTGCGTTCAAGAAAAAGAAAACCGTATGGGTCTGCACCTGCCTGCTCCCCGGCTGCCCCGGCCGCGATCCCAAGACCGGCAAGCCGCGCCCGTGGGAGTCTAAAGACGCCACCCTCCCCACCCGCTGCAACTGGTGCAAGCGCTATACCTGGAACCATGAAGACCAGCGCTATACCGCCAACCGGCCCGGCACCGGCGGCAAACTCACCTTGCCCAAACCTCACCAGGTACGGAGCCTCGAATCATAACCGGCACCCAGACTTCGACCAGCAGTCATACATGGGAGCAGATGCGCCGAGTCCTCCGCACCGAGCATCGCTATGTCGAGCATCCATCCGGCAAAATCGTCGGGGAGGTAGTTTGCGATGGTTCCACCTACGATCCCGGAGCCGAGTGGGGAGCCTTTCTGCGCGGCGCCAAAGTTCCTCACATCGGCGACTACGTGACCGAGAGCTTGGCTAAAAAAGCAGTCGAAGCAGCCGTGCACGCCGCCCGCGCCAAACAACCGAAATCGAAACGGAGAGCTTAGCTATGAACCTCACCCCCATCATTCGCCAGCTCCCCCTGGCCGACTTCGACAAGATGCTCAAAGCCTGCCGCACCCGCAGCGAGTATTTCGGCCTTAGCGTGGCCCGCCACGATCCCGGCTTCGAGCTGCACATTGACCTGCCGGGCCCACCACCCCAGCAACATGGAGCCGTCGCCGGGGACCCCGAAGACGACGGCGTAACCGAGCCCCAGAGCTGGACCCGATGGCTGCACAACGAAAAGAGGTTTCCCCGTGACTAAAACCATTCAGGTCAACTTGACCAGCGAAGAATACGAGGGGCTGCTGCTGCTGCTGGGCTACGCCACCGGAGCCGCCATGAAAGAAGGTGGCAGCAAGCTGGCCTGCAGCTTTCTACGCATCGCCAACGCCGTCGGCCGCAGCAGCCCCAACTTCATTCCCTACGCAATCCCGGAAGACATAGACCAGCCGCCAGACACCGGGCAGTAGCACCAAAATAGATGGGGAACCGAAAGCGGCTACAGCTTGAAGGGTACGGGATTCAGGTGAAGGGTACGGGCTTTAGCCCCTGAGGCAATGCCCCTTCAAGACTCAACTACGACCGGGAAATCGGAGACCTCAACCGATCAACCCTCCAACCGGGCATCGCCCAGAAAGAAACCTCATGACCACCGTCTTCGCCTACCTGCGCGTCTCCGGAAAATCCCAGGTCCACGGCGACGGCTTCCGCCGCCAGTTCATCGCCATCCGCAAATACTGCGCCGCTCACAATCTGCGCATCGTACGCATCTTCAAAGAGCGCGGGATCTCCGGCGGTACCGAGCTGGAAGATCGTCCCAAGCTGGCCGAACTTTTTAATGCTCTGGAAGAAAACGGCACAAAAACCATTTTGATAGAGCGGCTCGATCGCCTGGCCCGCGACCTCATGGTGCAGGAAACCATGATCGCCGACTTTCAGAAATCCGGATACGCGCTCATCTCCACCTGCGAGCCGGATCTCTGTTCCACCGATCCCACCCGAGTGCTCATGCGTCAGATCTTCGGCGCCATCGCCCAGTACGACAAGGCCATGATCGTGCTCAAGCTGCGCGGCGCCCGGCAGCGCAAAAAGGCCCGCGGCGAGCGCGCCGAGGGCCGCCACGCCTATGGAGAAAAGCCTGGCGAGCTGGAGATACTCAACCGCATGCGCCGGGTCTACGAGGGCGGTCTCAACCCCCGCCAGATCGCCGACTGGCTCAACCAGGACCGGATTCCCAGCCGCGGCGGCAAACCCTGGCACCATGCCACAGTCGCCAAAATTCTCAGCCGGAAGCTGGGACCAGAGATCAGGGATCAGGGATCAGAGATCAGGGAAAAGCAAAAACCTGTCATCCTGAGCGCGTAAATCAGATGTCATCCTGAGCGAGCTACCCCAGAGATGTCATCCTGAGCGCAGGGAGCAAAGCGACCGAAGCCGAAGGACCCGCGGTTGCTTTTGCTCTTGCACTTGCACTTGCTTTTGCTCTTAACTGATCCCTGACCCCTGACCCCTGATCTCTGGTCCCCACCACCCGGCAAATATCCTGCGCTCAAGATGCGCTTAGATTACGCTTTTCGCTCTTCCGCGGCCGCCGCTTCCACCAGCCCGGTCAGCCGCTGCACGCAATCCACAAGAGTCGCAAACTGGGCGGTAAACTCCCGCAGGATCGCGTTCTGCGCCACGCGCGTACTCTCCGGACCTACCGCCACATAGATCGCGCGAATCTCCTCGGGAGTCATGCCACCATCCCTGTCTCAGCTTGTACCCCAGCCTGTCCCGGACCCCGGGCGCGCCGCTGTTTACGCCGGTCCCGAGCACTTCCGCCCCAATCGCCCGTGGTGCGTTTTTCGTCTCGCTTGATCTTCCGTAACCGTTCCCGCTCTTCCAGCGTCCGCTGTGCCTTGGCTCTCATTCGGCCTCCTTCACTTTTCCCGGTAACCTGACCAGCACTAGCTGGAAGTTGCTTGCGTACAGATCGAGCGCATAGACTTCGCCGCACACAGTGTCGATCCGGCAACCCAGTTCAAATGGGTGCGGCGGATATTTCTGCCCCTCTTTTCCGTTCCATCCAGCCACCAGCCGCCCGGCCTCGGCAACAATCGGCGAATCGACCAACTGCTGTCCGAACCGCTTCAGATCCGTAATCTCCGCCTTCAACTGGGCGATCTCAGTTGCGTCCGCTGCAAGCTGGGCCCGCAGCGGCGCCACCACCGCCTGCTCAATCTCCACGTAGACCGAATGCCCGAAGACTAAATCACCGCCCGGCTGGACCATCCGGGACGCCTCGCTCATCACCGCAAAGATGGCCCTCACATCTTCATTCCAGGTTGCCGGATTCTCCGCCACAACGCCCTCCCTGACAACTGACCCCTGACAACTGATCCCTGATAACTGTTCTCTGACCCCTGTTCCTCACTTCCGGTGCCGGAACGAAGTCTTCAGATCGAACCCCGCGGCCAGAATCTTGTGCTGGTTGTCCACTTCCACCGGCGGAGCGATATCCGGAGAAACCTTCATCAGATTGCCCACGAAATAGGCCAGCTCCTGGTACATCTGCTCGGGCGAAACCACCGCCGCCATGCCCAGATGCTTGAGCACCGGACACCGCTCCCACAGATCGATCTGAATGCGATCCTGCATCCGGTCCCGGCTGGCCGGCCGCCACACCTGGTCAATCACCAGCGCGGGCGCTCCGGCGGCGCGGTGCAAGCTCACCAGAAAGTCATACTGCCTGCCGAATGTGAAATCGAAGTCGCGGCCGCCAAAGACCCGGCGCTGGGCAAGATACCGGCGGCCCGCGGTCCGGGTCTTTCGGTCTGCCTCGCTTACCGCTTCCGCATCCGCCACCCGGAAATCGGAGAACTTCCGCCCCGGCTTCTTATCCCGCCGCAGCAGATACGCCTTCCCGGCGACGATCAGATAAGCCAGCTCATAATCCGCGTCCAAGTGCGGCCAGCTCAGCGGGTCGGCCAGCGGGAACCGGTCCACAAAGATTTCGGTCCGCCGCAACCCCCCGCGCAGGTAGCGCACCTTGGGGTCGCCGCCCCCGTATTGGGCCGCCACAAAGTCGTAATAGTCCTTGAACCGCGACTGAATCAGCATAAAGTCTCCACGGGGACCAGGGATCAGATTTCAGAGATCAGGTTTCAGAGATCAGGGGTCAGAGATCAGGGATCAGTAAAAACCTGTCATCCTGAGCACCTAAATCGGCTGTCATCCTGAGCGCAGGGAGCAGAGCGACCGAAGTCGAAGGACCCGCGGTTGCCGTTGCTTTTGCTCTTGCTTCTAACTGATCCCTGACCCCTGATAACTGACCCCTGATCTCTGGCTACCGTTCCCTGAAAACTGCCTTAGCGGTTTCCCGGTACTGCTCCATCGAGATGCCGGCTATCCCGGTCAGTTCTCTAATTCGCTCCGCCAGCACCCGGGCATAGGCTTCCATCTCTTCCAGCTCCGCCGAGTCGGTCAGCACAAACTCGGCATTCTCCCGGTAGTGAATCTCCGGGGTGGTAGTCTCGACAGCGATATACGCCCGCCGGCGCACCGGGGTGCTTTCGTCTCCGGTTCCGCGACACTCTTCCAGCGCCAGCTTGCGAGCCTCGGCCACCGTCCGGGCGTGAGCCATCACCACGTAGAGCGGCTGGCAACGCCACACAAACAGCTTGTACGGACTTCCGGTTTTGCATGCCATCGCCATAAGATTCCCGCTCCCGCTCGGGCCCAGTTCAGTCCGGATCTTGCTCCACCACCTCGTCCCAGATGCGTCCGGCCACCTTCACCGCCGCTTGAATCTCCACATCCAACGGTTCCGATGCCGTCCATCGATCGCTTTTACCGGCCAGCTTGGCCCGTACCGAGCCGCTTAAAAGGCTGGCCGCCGCCAGAAATTTCAGACCGTTCAGGTCCATATCTGCTCTCCGTTTCCACTGCGCCCTAGCTTTTTCCCTCGTCGACCACATACCGCTTCCCACTCATGTCGTACACCAGCACTCCGGGATGGCTCTCCATAAACCGCCGCAGATCGGTCGAGGCCACCATCCGCGACACCCCGAACTTGCGCTGGATATGCCCGCGGTTGATCGAGCCGAAGATCCACACCGTCTCCGCGATCCAGTGCTGGCGCTGCTCCGTAAACCAGTTCATGCCTGACACCTTCTCATGGCTGAAAGCAGCTCACGGCTGTTCCTCGCCGCAGGGCATTTCAAAGCTCACCAGGTCGTCCGCTCTGCCCAGTGTGGTGACCGCTGTCTTCCGTCCACAGATGTCGCAGCGGACCAGAAACATTCCGCACGCCGGCGCCGGATAGGGCAGCTCGATCCGGCAGGTTTTCTCCACTCCTGGCGGCGCCGGCATCCGCATTCCATGGGGGTACTCCGGGTTGGGCCGCCCCCGCGCCTGGCCCCGCCCCGAAGGCTTGAACTCAATCGTGTGTTGCATCCGGACCCCCCTCATCGCCGCACGCCCATCCCGCGCAGCCCTACGTCTTCCTGCGCCGGTCCATGAGCATCAGAGTCACTCCTTGCCGCTCCACCTTGCGGGCATGATTCACGCAGCAATCGATGGTGCCCAAATCATACACCGAACCGTCCAGCCCCTTTTTGGAGCAAGCATATCTGCGCGCCGGTCGCTCGCAAAAATAAGCCCGCTTGCCTGCATCCAAAATCAGAATCTTGCAGCGCAAGCCCTTCGCGCCGAGCTTAGGCCGTTTGCTCCACATGCTTGCTACCCCCCCTCGTCGGGTTCCAGCTCGCGCACTCCTAAGACTCCGTTGTAGGCTGCTTTCCGCACCAGCCGGCCGGCCTCCACCAGAAAAATATCTACTCCGAACTCCTCCGTAAAGTGGTAGTGGTGACAGCGCACGCGTTCCAGGCGGATCGCGCTCTCCTCTTCCTGCCGTTCCAGTTCCACCTCGATGGTCACGGGCAACAGGATCTCATTGCCCAGCTCCCGGTTCCGTATCTGCGTCTCATGCCTCATCGCCGCTTCTCCCTGTTCCAATACTCGCCAGATCATCTCGCCCGCGGCCACCACGTCACGCCGCATCAGCTCAGTAAGCCACGCAGCCTTCTGCGGGTCAGGCTCATTGTAGTACGCGGCTTTCACTGACCCCTGACCCCTGACAACTGATCCCTGGCTTTCAAATACTCCCCAAACCGCTTTAACACCTGCTCCCGGCCGATCGGCCCGCAGTGGTCGATAAAGAACACTCCCTTGAGGTGATCCATCTCGTGCTGCACAATCCGCGCCAGGTAGCCGCGGAAGGTGTGCTTCAGTCCGGCCGCGGGATCGTCCACCGTGCCGCTGCGGATCTCGATCACCTCGCTGCGCCACACCCGCGCCTCCGCCATGCGCCTGGATGCTTGCAGGTGCGACTCGCATCCCGGGAAAGGCGGCAGGCTCAAGCATCCCTCGTACTCCAGAATGTCTTTCCCGCGCAGGTTCTCAATCTCCGGATTCACCAGCACCACGGATGACGGCTGGACCGCTCCCTTCCTGCCCTTCCTGACCCCTGATCGCTGACCCCTGATCCCTGACAACTGGTCCCTGATCTCTGGAAACAGCAGCGCCACCTGCAGAAACACCCCGATCTGCGGCGCGGCAATGCCCACTCCGTCGAGCCCCCGGCCCACCCGCTCCAGCTCCGCCAGCAGCCCGCTCAGATCCTCGCCCCGCGCCACCCGCCGGCAGGGCTTGCCGGCCAGCTCCCGCCGGTACAGCGCGATCCTGTCCAAAAAGGGGCGGATGTCTTTCGCCTCAGCCCGCTTCGAAATACGTCCCGCCACCATCCGGTCAGTCATAGCTCCGCACCAGGTCCCGGCCGCCCCGGTGGGCGCAGCCGCGCAAAGATGGTCCAGAAGCTGGACTGCCGGTCCAGTTTCTTTTTAATTTTCAGTTGTCAGATGTCCGTCTACGACTCTGCCGGCCGGCATGGCTCCTCACCAAAAAGTTCCTTCCGCCGTTGGGCGATCAGCGCGCTCCATTGGTCTCGGGTCAGACGGCGCATGTGCATATTGCACGGCGAGCAGTAGATCGAATCCATGATGCGACAGCATTTGTGCGGGCAGTCCGGCGTTGCGCAGTTTGGCCACGCAGCCAGTTCTTCTTCGGTCGGATAATCGACGCCCGTTTGCATCTTTCGCTCTCCTTACCGGAAATCGGCCCAGTCGTCGGTCGGGTCGCGCTCATCCACCACGCTGCCCCCGCGCCCCCCCGCGAGTTGACCTGCGGGCTGACCCGAGCGGCCCTGATCCCCGACAACTGATCCCTGATCTCTGATCCCTGATCCCTGAACCCTGACCTCTGATCTCTGACCCCTGGCATCGCAAAGCACCAGATCGTCGATCTTGATCTCGGTCGCATATTTTTTCTCGCCCGACTGTTTGTCGTCCCAGCTCCGGGTCGCGATCCGGCCCTCGATACACAGCTTGCTGCCCTTGCGCACGTACTGTTCGATCACCTCGGCCAGCCGCGCAAAAGCCACCAACGTGTGCCATTCGGTCCGGTCCTCCCAGTTGCCCTGCTTGTCCTTGATGCGCTCGCTGGTGGCCAGCGCCAGGGTGGCTATCTTGGTACCGTTGCTCAGGGTGCGGATCTCGGGGTCCTTGCCCACGTTGCCCAGCAGAATCGCTTTGTTCATGCTCTTGGCCATGGTTCTCCTTCAGACAACAGGGGTCAGGGGTCAGTTTTCAGGGATCAGAGATCAGGGGTCAGAAAAAACCTGTCACCTTTACCTCGACTGTCATCCTGAGCGCAGGGAGCAAAGCGACCGAAGTCGAAGGACCTGCGGTTGCCTTTGCTTTTGCTTTTGCTCTTAACTGACCCCTGACCCCTGATCTCTGACCTCTGATCCCTGTTCTCCGTCCAGCCATTCTAGTTTATTTTGGACCGGTCCGTTTTGGTCCAGCCGGTTTCAGGCTGCCCGGCAGGGGCCCGAGTCACTGTCACGCTCTGCACTTCAACCACTGCGGCCAGGTCCCGGGTCAGCGCATCGAGATTGGGGGGAAATCCGTGCTCGATCGTCAGCTTCAAAGCCAGGGCCGAGAGCGCCACCTGGCGCAATCTTCCCCGCTCCGCCTCCGCGGCCAGCGCCCGCTGTTCCGTCGCCTCCCGCACGTGCATCACAACCTCCAGCGCCAGCCGGCGCGCGCGGTGCAAATAAACCGCCGCCGCCGCCAGCACCACGCTCAGCGCGCCATTCAGTGCCACCATCACCCAGAGATGTCTCTCCACGTCCCAGGCGCACAGCGCGCCCAGAAAAAACGGCCACACCGTAATCATAATTTCATGGCTCAGCGCTACCCGGCCGGTCATCAGCCTCGAAGCGGTTTTGGTCCATCGGTTCGGCATATCGCCCCGCTCTCCAATCAATTGCATTGCACGCGCGTAGTGCGCTCGGAGCTGGTTGCAACCCCGCCTTCGCCCGCAATTCATATCACCATGAACTGTTGCACTTCTCCAGCGCACTTTGTCTTCGTTGCAACGCTTGCCGAAGAGGGCAAACCTGCCTCCGTTGAGTTGCACTTGCCCAGTGCACTTAGTCCCCCGCAGCCGTCCGCCTCACCACTTCTACCGCCCTGAATCGCACCAGCGAGATTCGCTTGCCAAAGGCCGCGGCTTGCCGCTCCGCGTTTGCCCAGTACCGGTCCAGCTTCTCCCGCTCGATGGCCACCATGGGAATGGTCCCAGCGGGCACCACGCCTTGCTTCAACCCAACCGCGCCGCTGCCGAACTCATCTTCGCCCACCCAGGCGTAGAGTTCAAGGTCCTGCAGCCGATCGTCGCTCACAGCCACACCTCCACAATACACGGATCGTCGCCTGCGAAACGGGGCAGCCAATACAGCCCCGGCGGCAGCGCGGCGCGAATCTCTTCGAAAGTCATTCCCAGCGACACCTCGTTGGTGGGCAGTAACACCCTATCGCGCAACTCCCAGCGCCGCAGCACAAAGTTCTGTGGGTAGTCCAGCGGATGCGCGTAGACCACCCACAATGAGAGCACCTCAGAAGGAGGATGAAAAGAATCAACCATCGCAACGCCCTAGTTCTGCTCTTCAGAGCTCTTCTGTTCCCTTGATATCGCGGAGAGGTAGAACGCCACCGCCTGGACAAACTGCTGCTTCGGCAGCGAGTGCTCGATCGCTATTGCATGCAGGGCCAGCTCGAACTTGGCCGCGGTGTACCCCACCAGGCTCGCTGGAACATCGTAGGCCGCCGTCCCGTCTGAAGCCGCGGCACGGGCCGGAGCGGATGCTCGCGGTTTACGCTCAGGCGCCGCAGGCGCAACATCCTTCCCTGCCAGCCCCGCCAGCCGGGCCCGGTCCTGCTTTCTGTGGTAAGCGATTGTCGAGGCCGATGTTCCGTGGATCTTATGCACGTTGAAGCGATGCGTAGCCCAGCCACGCTTGTCTTGATACGGCCCGGCGCCGCACTCCGGACAAATCAGTTTTTTCTCCGCTTCGGTAACGTTCGCAGTTTTCTTTGATTTCCCCTCAGTCTTCGGATTCCCTTTAGTCGTCGCTTTTCTTGGCATCGTGCTTTCTCCTCCGCGCCCGCGCCTTTCTATCCGGCTTCGAGACGTCACCAGCAGCATACAGGCTGCGGGTGCCTCCAAGTCAAAAATTGCGCGCGTCAGCAGTGTCCTAATTTGCCCGTGCTTTGAAAGGGCACGGCTTCAGCCGTGCCGTAAAGAGCCGGAAACAAGTTGGGCATTAGCCCCTGAGGGAATACTCCCTTCCAACCGAGCCATCACCCGCGCTTCGGAACCGCCCAGCGAGCCAGAATTCGGACCGCCTCATTCCCCGCTCTCGTCCTTCAACGGTATCGTCAGTTCGATCACCCGCTTGAGCCGCAGCGGCGCGGTCTTGTAATACTCCCGGCTCACTCCGCCCGTCCTGCCAAAACCGTCCATCGGCAAAATCCCCTGGTGGCAATGGGGACAGGTCGGCACCAGCGTCCGCTTTCGCCATGCGTCCTGCACCGCCAGCGCGGCCCGGTGGATCACTAAGCGAGTCTCGTCTTTTTTGATTCCGGCCCGGACCCCATCCAACCGCTCCTGTTCACGCTGGTATTGAGTAAAGAAATGTTTGAGCGCCCACACCGCCGATACCTGGTCGTTGCAGTCCAGGCACTTCAGCAGCTCCCCGTGGTCGATATATTGCAGCCGTGCGTGTGCGCATCTGCCCGGCCGCGCAAAAGTGAACTGCCGCTGCAGATCGTGCCACTCCACTTCGCCAATCTTGATGATCATGGATCTCAGACCTCCAGCACAATCGGCTCTCGAACCAGCTCGTACTTGTCATCCAGCAGCGCCGCGTTTACAAAGCGCGTCGCACCTCTCTGTTCCACACCGTAGCGGGTATGGATATGACCGAAAATGTGCACGGCCGGCCGAACCGCACTCAGCCTGTCCCGCAGCGCCGGACAGCCACATTGCTCCCCGGCGCCATTGGCGTCCAGAATCCCCTGGGGCGGCCCATGGGTTACCACCACGTCGGCGTCAAGGGGAATCTGTTCCCAATAGCGGCGAATGTCGGAGCCTTTCTCGCGGCCGAAAGCCCAACCATGGAAGCGCGGATGCACGGGAGAACCCCAGATGCGCAATCCGTTCACCTTCACCAGGGTTCCGCTCTGGTGATCGCCCAGCCGGCGGCCGCTTTGCACAATGCAATCGAAGCCAGGCACGTAGTGCGCGTTACGCGGATCGCAGGTCCACTCGTGATTGCCGTAGGTCCATAGCTTGTGTTCGTGCGGCAGGGCCGCCAGCCATTCGCTGAAATCGTTGAGTGCCCATGGTTCCCCGCCCATGGTCATATCCCCGGAGAAAATAAGGATGTCGCCGTCCGGGACCGAAACCATGCGATGCTGGCCGTGGGTGTCAGACAGCGCCACGATCTTCATGCCTCAGCCCCGTTTCCGGCCGCGTTGCCGGCCATCACCCATTCTCCCAGCACTTCAATCCAAAGCGCTCCCATAAAGGATCGAAAAAACAGTTCTCCGGCGCTCCCTCAAACAAGGGCGCCATCTGGTCATCGCTGAAGCCGGCGTTCATGCAGCCGATCCGCACTACCTTGAAGCGCAGCTCCGGATGGCGGCGCGCATAACTCAAAAACCGGTTTACGCTGGCGGCGATCGCGCCAATCTCGCGCCGCTCCCAGGGAGTGGTCTTGGTGGGGATCGCGTAAGCTTGCCCGCAGCGGCCTTCGCCTACGCCCATCTTGGCCCCGTAATGCATGCGCGCATAGAGCGCCGAGCCTTTCCCGTGAATTCCACGCAGATTGCTGCCAAAACAAAAGATCTCATCGTCCATCCGTGTCCAGCCTCCGAAACTTCACCACCCATACAAAAGGGTTGGAACTCCATGGATGCTTCTCCCCATTCAACTTGTCCCAGTGCTCGCTGAACGGCTTGCGATAGCTCCAGTGCCCCTCGCGCCCCAGCTTCAGATCGCACCAGCGTCCATGAACCGGCGCAGGTTCAAGCACGCCTTCAGCATGCGCCCCTTCCTCGGTGATCGCCTGCAGTCGCTCCAGGCTTACATCGAGCACCGTCAGCAACTGCCGCGAGGCCCACCGCGGCATCGTCACCGGACTGCGCCACTGGTTGTCGGTCGCCCCGCGGCCGCACTGCTCGGGTTGCTTGCCGGGAAAATCAGCCAGAAAAATCACTCGCCGCAGCCAGTATTTCAACAGCACCGGATTCTTCGCTACCCGATGTGCCAGCGGCATCCGGTAATCCTCCTGCGCGCTCGGGAACGGTTCCACCCGCGCCCAGACCTCGCGCACATAGATCTGCTCACCCGGTCTGCCATAGGGGCAGCGCCAGTGGGGCGGCCCTTGCCCGTCGAGAGCGTACAACAGCCCGTTGCCCCAGCTTCCAGAGGAACTCCCCGCAGCCACGCGCGCATACACGCCGTCGTTCAACGGCTGCGGATAGGCTACCCGGCGGGTTTCAGTCTTCAGGCCGCGGGCTATGCTGGCGCAATTTTCGCCGATAAAGCTCAGCGGGCGGCAGCTCACCGCATCGCCGCTCTGAAACAGATTCTGCTGAGCCCCTTGCTCCGGAGCACACAGATGCACGTGCACCCGCAATCCCCTGCGGCGCGCGTACTCGATCATGTGCCGGGTGCCGTTACTGGCCCCGTCCCATACCGCAATCAGCGCCCCGGCGTAATCGCCCATGGCTTCGTTGCGCACAAACGCCGCCCGTGGCCAGCCATATTTCTGGCGGTCGGGAAGAAACCGCTTCTTGGCCACCCGGTGATCGTCGGCCCACTGCTCTCCCATCTGGTCCACACCCACCGCGCCGCCGGATACCACTTCGGTAATCGCAAAACCGGACTCTTCAATCGCCCGGTCCACAATCGCTCGATCCTTCACCGTCCGGCTGCCCGCCACAATCGTCTTCATCGCTCAGCCCTTGCCATCCGCTTTCAACTCCGCCACCGGCTCCGTCTCGCTCCGTCGCCCGTTCAACACTCGCTCCAGCTCTTCGGCCATCTCCTCGGCCAGCTCAGTAGAAGCGTTTTCATACTGGTAGCTGCGCAGCGCGTGCAGCGCGGCTACCAGCAGCCTGCGATGCCGGGCCGCAATCTCAGCCAGGTCGTGCGTAGACCACAAGCCGTTTTTGAGCCGGCCGCCATGGAGCGCAATCGCAGTCTTCGATAACAGATCGCCCAGCTTGATCACCAGCTCCTCGCTGTCGCTCAGCTCCTGGCGCAGCTCGACGATCCACTCTCCGTCCGTGATCTCAGGATTCCGTGGCTGCATCCCCGCCCTCCTTTTCAATGCTCGTTCGCGCCGGCATGATGCCCAGCCCCCGCAGATTCGCCAGTGTGGCTTTCAGATGAGACACGGCTTTCGAAGGGGGCACCTGGTGACCGGGGGCATAGAGATCGAGCGCCTGATACAGCAGCTCGATCCTCTCCAGAGCCGCCTCCAGGCCCAGCGCCAAAGGCTCGAAAAACTCATCCTTCAACACCACCAACTTGTGCAAGTCTTTTTCAATTCTGAGCAGAGGGCTGTTTCGCCAGCCGCCATTTGTCATAAACGGGTGCGCCCAATCCTGCCGGTAGTCGCAGTAAGGGCACACCCAGCCGTAAACGGTCGCCACCAGTAATCCTTCTCCATCCGGATGCTCGGTGCGGTGGCCGCCCCCACAGGTAAACGGGTGCATCACTCCGGCGTTCTGGTATCCGTTGAGGGAATAAACTTCTTCGGGAGTAAATACGGTTGCAGGCATAAAATCTCCCTTTCAGACCGGGCGCCGGCAAGGCAACGCCTGCCCGCACCTTACCCTTTTAGAAACGGAAAATCTAGGGAAATAATTGCGCCCGTCCCGGCCCGCTAACCGACTGGCTCCGGTCTCTTTTTTTGAGAGCGCGGCGCCGCGCCGGCAACCTTCTGCAGCCGCTCCCAGGTACGCTTATCCATGCCCCCCGTATCCCAGCGGGTGCTGCGGCATTTGCGGTTTTTGCACCGTCTGGGTTTCGGCGCGGACGGGTCATAAATCCACCGCCCATGCGCGTCGTCCTTCCCGCAAACATCGCAAATGCAGATCTTTCCCAGAATGATCACCCCCCCAATCTAACCTACGGCCTTTCTTTCCTGCAAAAATAACTTGGCGCAATGTGGCAAACATGGTACAGTGTGCCACATGGTTGAAGCTCCGCCAGGAGCTCCATAAGGGAGAAGCCGCATGCGGGTCGCCGTCTATCTCAACGTCTCCAAGCGCGCCGGCGATCGGGTCATGGAAGATCAGCTTGCCGCCATCCAGCAGGCCGCGCCGGCTGAAGGCTGGCAGATTACCCAGATCTACCGCGACCGCGCCTCGGCCAAAAACGATCGCCGCCCGGCGCTGGAGCGCGTGCGCTCCGATGCTATGGCGCGCCGTTTCGATCTGTTGCTGTTCTGGGAGGTGAAAAGGCTTTCGGTCGAAGGTCCCCAGGCAGTCTATCCCCTGCTGTGCGATCTTGCTTGTCAAGGCATTGGCTTCCGCTCTTATGAGGAACCCTGGGTTGACTCCTACAAGCTGCTCACCGAGTCTCTGCACCTGGCCCTCACCCGCATGGCGCGCCGCCAGCATAACCACATCTCGCAGCGAACCAAAGCCGCCATGAACCTGCAACGCATGGAAGGAGGGCCGCCCCCCGGCCGGCCGCGCGCGCAATGGAACGAAAACAAAGCTCTGCGCCTGCGCACTGAGGGAAAGTCGTATGCCCAGATCGCCGTCGCCTGTAGCGCCTCTAAATCGGTCATAGTACGTTTCTTTAAGGCAAAAGAAAAAAGGACGGTCCAGAGAGAGATCCCCCGCAAGGCCATGGCGTCGTGAAGGCAGGGATCAGGGATCAGGGATCAGTCAAAAACAAACCTCTGGGTGCCCCATCCATCCACAGCTCCATCGTGGATGGGTGGGAGACCACAAATCTCAACCCGCCGTCATCCTGAGCGACCCACCCCAGAGCTGTCATCCTGAGCGACCGGAGGGAGCCGAAGGACCCGCGGTTGCCTTTGCTTTTGCACTTGCACTTGACTGATCCCTGATCGCTGAACCCTGATCCCTGTTCCCCGACCCCTGATCACTGGTTTCCGCCAACTGCTTTTCCGTCAGCAGCCCATCCACCGCTCCGTTTTTGCCCCGAGCCTTGTGGATCGCTACCTCCAACTTGCCGGCATCGATAATCGTCTGCGCGGTCCTGCGAATCGACTCGGACCGCTTGATCGTCGCCTCCAGCCCGGTGTAGCTCACCGTCTTCAAACTCTCCAACTGGTCGAACAGCACATCGTAAAGATCCACCAGATTACGCTTCATGCATCTCCCTCAGTTTCCTAATAGTGCTCAGCTTAAAACATCCAGCTTCAGATGAAGGGCACGGGCTTCAGGTGAAGGGTACGGGCTTTAGCCCGTACATTCAGCCAGCAATAAACGCGGGGCTTCAGCCCCTGAGGGATTCTCAAATCAACCTCCGGCGCTTTCGGATCTGCCGATTGAGCGCCCCCGCCAGTTGAATCACGAGCTGCAGATCCTTGGGCAGGTTGTGCACCGAGTTGCGCCGCATCAGTTCGCTCCTGCTCACCAGTTCCAGGTTGCCGATACGGATGTGGCTCTTGTCTCCGTCTCTGAATGCCACCGCGTGACCGGCGGGCACCGGGCCATTGCGCTTCTCCCACGCCAGTACATGCTCCCCCACCCAGTCCCGCGCCGGACGCCCGGTCTCTCGCACCTTGCGCTGCAGGTAGCCATCCTTGCTGAAACGGGTCGTGCCCAGCGGGCGCCAGGTCTGCGGATGGTTGCCCTTCTTGTACTGTGTCCGCCGCATTCGCCCCGGCCCCCATCCCGGCGGATGCTTGAGGCCCTTGTTCCAGGGCGGCTGGCCCTTCCGGAATCGCCCGGCCAGGCCCGCTTCGGGATGGCGGCGCAGATAGCATGCCTCATCGCTGGCCATAAATGCCACCGACTTCTTTAACCCCAGCCAGTTCGCCCGGCGATACAAGCTGTTCACCGGCCAGCCCAGCCAGACCGCCAGCCAGTCGGTCCGATGGTCGGGGTAAAAGCGGCGCAGCATCTCGTCTTCGTACCAGGAAAAATGCGCCCGCATCTCAAATCTTCACGCCATCGCCATTGGTTCCGGCCCCATGGGCCTCGGAGCTGGCCCGGTAAATGCCTCGCGACACCCTGAGGATTTCCTTCGCGTCGCACAAGGTGCTCAGCACGTTGGGCAGATAAGACTTGGCATGCTGGCGCTTGGCTGCCGGCAGCAGCGGCAAAATCTCCGCCACGGTCCAGTTGGTCTCCCGGTTGTTCTCAAAAAATTTGCTCACGTCCTTGATGCGCAGAATGCTCGGATCGTTGGTAGCCGGCCGGTGATAGCGATGCTCACGCGGCGCCGACGCCACTTTCGCGTGTCCGGTCGAAAGCAGCGCCGGCTCGATCCCCAGGCTCTGCTCGGCCACCAGCGCGCACGCTGAGATCGTGTCATCCAGAACCTTCAGGTTTTCCCGTTGCGTCTCGATTCCGAACTCCTCCGCCTCCAGCCTGCCACGATACTCTTTAGCCCGCGCCAGATGCTCTCCTAAGGTGAAATTGGCGCGCGTTCGCGCATCCCTCAGGCTCTCCACGATCGCGTTCAGGTTCACAGAAAAGGGAGACGGCTTCTCCAGCCACGCCAGGCTGGGCGGCAAACCCGGCTGCTGAAACTGGGCCGGCGAAAGCGAAGCCCCCGCAGCGCCCAGCCCGATCGGCCCCGCGTCCGACGTCGCCAACGCCACCGGAACAGCGGCCGGCGCAACCGCTTCTAAAACCTCTCTAGACGGCGAGGAAATCCCGGCTGCTACCGCCGGCGCAGCGGAGACTGATTCACCGGACTCAAGCACCGCGCCGTTACCAATCTGGTTCTCAATCTGGCTGTCAATCTGGTTCTCAATTTGTTTTTGGGCCTCCGCCGCCGCCGCGGATGTTTCTTCTTCCCGGGGCAGAGCCTCAGTCTCGTCCTCTATCACTCCCGGGCCAAAGTGATGGCCTCGAATCGAGAAGGGATTGGACTGGCGCTGGGGAGGAACATAACGGGGCCCGTAATCGGCGATGTTGGCGGCCTCTGATAACTTGGCCTTTGCGCCCGAAGCGGAACCGGAAGGAGAATTGGAAGGGGAAATGGAAGAGGAGTTTCTTGTCAGTAACGATTCTTTTATCTTGCGGATAGTCTTTCCCTGCGTTCGAGTCGACGCCTCGGCGTTATAAGCACCCAATCGGGCGCCGCTCTGGATTGCCTTGTCCAAAGCCAGTTCCGCGGGCATCGGATGAGCTTCGAACAACTTGGTTAACTGATCTTTCATTACCGGGTTTTTGCTGGACGGCAACGAATTTTTTGCGGATGCAATTCTCATAGGTCCCTCGATTTGGATTGAAGATTCGGGTTGAAGATTTCCTTCAAGATTTTCCTTTCTGCAACCGGACCCCGCATGTTCCATGAGCACGCAGGCTTTTCCGGCTCAAAAAGGGTGACTGCGAACACTCTAAAAGCACTATCCCGGATTGTCTAGTAAATTTTACACGTACGAACCGGATCAGGGATCAGGGGTCAGAGATCAGGGATCAGGGGTCAGGGAAAAGCAAAAGCCTGTCATCCTGAGCGACCCGCCCCAGAGCTGTCATCCTGAGCGAAGGGAGCAAAGCGACCGAAGTCGAAGCACCTGCGGTTGCTCTTGCTTTTGCTTTTGCACTTGCTTCTAACTGATCCCTGACCCCTGACAACTGACCCCTGATCTCTGCCTTTACGCCCCAAAGCCGCTCGCCAACAGCCCTTCCCCGTCCCGCTCTCGCGGAGCCACCCGCATGCTCTTCAACCTGGCCAGCACCGCGCCGTACTCCTGTTCCAGGCAGAACACTCCGGCAATCAGCTCGCGCAGGTGCGCAATGCTCAGGCCCTCGGTGTCCTTCACCCATCCATCCAGGTCCCACGCCATATCGCCCGGCAGGGCCCGTTCCAGATACGCCCGCCGCGCCCGTTCCGCAGGCATCCCCACCAGAATGCGTTCGTCAAACCGGGAAGGCCGATTCACAATGCGCGCGCCCAGCCGCGAGGGATAGTTCGTGGTTGCGATGTTCACAATATTGCCTACCTGGTTTTCGCCATCCAGCAACGCCAGAATCAGATGCTCCCCGTACCGGTCGATCAGCTCGTCGATATCTTCGAGCACGCAGATCAGCCGCCGTTTGGGCTCGATGCGCCGCAACTGCTCCAGCCCACAGGTTGCCAGCCTGGGATGCTCCACCAGCACCACGATGCCGCCCGCGGCCATCAACTCGTTCATCAGCAGCCCCAGCGTCGCCGTCTTGCCGCCCCCCGGCGGTCCCCACATCAGCACTCCACGCTTGTACAGCAGCCCATGATCCTTATATCTCTGCTCGCTGTTCCAGAACTTCCGCATTCCCGCCAGCAGCCGCTCGCCGGCCATATCCGGCAACTCCATCAGCTTATCGGTCACCACCTTCACCCGCTGCAGGATGGTTCCGTACTGGTCATCGGCGAACCGGTACACTCCCACCGGCAGCTCCGGCGTGGTGTGGCCGCTCGCCCGGAAACAGTCGTTGGGCTCGATCCGCCACTGCGTGAAATCTCCGCCCGGCATCTGCGAGGCCACCTGCACCGGCGCCTGCATGGACTGGTCGCTCTGCGCGGACGTCGCCGGCGCCCGCGGCGGCTCGGTCTCCAGAATCCGGTTCAACTCTTCGTTTTCGTCCATCGTGTTCCCTTTCGTTCGTTTCAGAGATCAGGGCAACAGGGATCAGGGGTCAGGGGTCAGGTTTCAGAGATCAGGGATCAGAAAAAACAAAACCCCTGTCATCCTGAGCACCTAAATCGGTTGTCATTCTGAGCGAAGGGAGCAAAGCGACCGAAGTCGAAGAACCCGCGGTTGCACTTGCTTTTGCTTTTGCCCTTAACTGATCCCTGACCCCTGACAACTGATCCCTGTTCCCTGCCTTTACGCCGCCATCGTCTCCGGGAAGCCGCCCTTCTCCACTGCCTGCTTCCATGCCTTGCGGTACTGGTCGGCCGGGGAATGACCGGGCAGAATGCTCTTCCACACACTCGGCTTAAACTCCGGAACCAGCTTCTGCACCTCGGCCGTGGCCTCGGCAATCTGGTGCGCCTCATGAGCCTTCTGAGCCGCTTCCGGAGTTGCCCCCGCCGCCACCGCCTCCATCACGCTGGCCGCGGGCGCAGGCGAGTTGCCGGTTACCACCCGGATGACTACAATCACCCCGGCCGAAATCAGGTCCACCAGCGTGCTTACCTCCTCCGGCACCGGCAGGGTGGCAAACACGGTCTGGAAGTCTCCGATCAGGGCAATCACGTTTTCAGCCGCTGTGCCGCTCTGCCAGTTCTGCAAAGCTGTAAGCGCCGCATTGTAGGCCGCCACCGCCGCCTCGCCCTGCGGGGTGCTGGCCAATCCGGTAAAGGTCAAAAGCGACTGCAGGGTCGGCTCGATCGCCGCCATCAACTCCGCCGCCGTCTTGGTTGCGTTTTCACACATATTCGTTCTCCTCAATCTCAAAAAAAGGTTGCGGGCTGCCGGCCCGGGGTTATAAAAGCAGGGGTCGGAGATCAGTTGTCAGGGATCAGGGATCAGGGATCAGAAAAAAACCTGTCATCCTGAGCGACCGCAGGGAGTCGAAGGACCCGCGGCTGCTCTTGCTCTTGCTTTTGCTTCTAACTGATCCCTGACCCCTGATCCCTGATCCCTGTTCTCCGCCCTTCTCACTTCCCAATCTGCGCCGCGTTGTAACTCACCGACTCCGGAGAAGCGCAAGTCGTATAGGTCACGTTGTAAGGCGAGGTCGTCGTATTCACTCCCGTGACCGCGTTGCCCAATCCCCAGCTCGCCAACGATTGAACCTCAAAGCCGGGCATCGACAAACCAGCCTGCGGGCGTCCGTAGATAAGCGCAGCTTGATTCAACTCCCCGGGCAGCGCCTTGGCCGGAATGTCCAACCTTCGTGCGGCCGGAGTCGCCTTCGTCTCAACCCCACGAGCAGGCCCTCGCTCGTGGGACCCTAAAAAGACCGCACCACGATCTCGATCTCTTCCAGCTTGTCCAGATACTCCTCCGGAATCGAGCGCGCCGCCAGAATCGACACCTCGCCAGGCTCCGTAGCCAGCTCCCGCTTCAGGTCCGTCACCAGCTTCGACTTCCCCGCGGTCTCGTTGCCCGCCGCGTCCTTGGTCGGTTTGGGATGGTGAATCACCGCATACTCAAACAGCTTTCCCTTAGGCATCTCTCTCTCCTTCAAAACAGTGGTCAGAACTCAGAGACAGTGGTCAGGGGTCAGGGATCAGCGATCAGCAAAAACCTGTCATCCTGAGCGAAGCGAGCAAAGCGACCGGAGCCGAAGGACCTGCGGTTGCTCTTGCTCTTGCTTTTGCTCTTGCTTCTAACTGACCCCTGACCCCTGACCCCTGATCTCTGTCTCTGTCTCTGTCGTCGTAAAACTCACGCTGGCCAAAAACTGGTCCAGCTTCTTGTGCGCGCACAATCGCCCGCACAGGTGCATCAACCGCTCTTCGTTCAACATTTCCTCGCGCAACGCCCAGCCCCAGGTGTGAAAGTCCAGCCCCGCGTGGGTCTGGCACGCCACAAACCAGTGGTTGGCTTCCTTCCGCTCCGCCCCGCACACATCGCAGGTATACGCCGTCTTTACCGCCATACATCTCCTTAGGAGATCAGGGAACAGGGGTCAGGGGTCAGTCAAAAACAAGCCTCTGGGTGCCCCATCCATCGCGTCTTCTGCGATGGGTGGGAAAGCACAAACCGCAACCCAGCACGAAAACTACTCCCTGTTCACTAACCGCTGCTCGCTGCCCTTCTCGCTATCCAGCTCGCGCACACGCTGGCCGCAATCTTCTGTTTGTGTTGCTCCGAGTGCATCCGGTGATACGCCTGCTTGGGCCGACGCCGTCCCCCAAACGCGGCTACCGCCTGGTTGTATCCGTGGTCCACGGTGTTGTGGTGTCGGATCATCTGCCGCTCCAGCCGATTCAGATCCCGCTCGCACTTGCGTTCCCCCAGCACCGTCACTTCAAAAACTTCAGCCCCGTACTTGCGCATCTCTCGATACAGCAGCCCGGTCAACCTTCCGATCCGGGCCTCGGTCTTGTGCTGCCGCCAGCGCGCCTTCAACGGCTGCCGCGTCTTGCCCACATAGCCCATCCCGTTGATCCGGTTCCGCAGCAGGTACACAATCATGTTGCTTCGCTCCATTTGCCAGTATTCAGAGATCAGGGATCAGAGATCAGGGGTCAGGGATCAGTAAAAACCCGGCCGCCGCAGCGGAGCCGAAGCACCTGCACTTGCACTTGCTTCTAACTGACCCCTGACCCCTGATCCCTGCTCTCTGCCCTCACGGCACCGCGTGGTAATCCATCCGCCTGCTGCCCTTTAAGAAATTGCACCGCGGGTGGGCCGCCCCGTTGTACGGCTTCATCTCGCCGGTCGCTTTGTCCGGCCGCTCGATCCGGTCATCCCGGTGGCCGCCGTTCATGCCCCGGCTGTCCTGGTGCTCAAACACCGCTTCGGCAATCTTCAAAGCCCCCGGACACTCTTTGATCTTTCCCTCCAGGCAGCAACGCCGCTTCTGTCTCTCCCACATCGCCCGCTTGCGCCGCTCGTACTCATCGCGTCCCGCCTTGATCAGCAGGTTGCAGATCTCGCGCCCATCGCGAAGCACCTTCACCGCCGGTATTGTGCTCCTGGTCAATTGCGCTCCTGAGATTCCGTTCGCGATGCTGCCGCCTGCGCCGCGCTCTGATCAGCGAGTTACCATGGCTTTTCCCCAGGGCGCCAAATCGCGTACACGTACCGCGGTTGAGCGCGCCGCGCCGCGTTTACCAACTCCTGCAGCCGCGGCGCCAGCTCCTCTAGTTCCCCCAGCAGGCTCCCCAGCTCCCACTGGCTCATCTTCGCCATCCGGCAAGGACCGCCCCCGCCCTGTTCGTCAAAGCCCACGCGCCGCATCCATTGCGCATATTGGTCCACCGCCGCCATAAGCAGAGGGTCTCGAACTTCTGCCGCTAGCTTGCGCAACCGCGGCATCGTGCTCACCAGGTGCCCGCGCATGAACTCCACCACCAGCCGGGCATTGCCGCTGCAATGCGCCTGGCCGCGCTGCAGAAAGCGGAGGACGAACCGGTCGAAGTCCGCCTCCACTCCCCTTTCCACCTGCGCCGCTAGCTGCTCAAGCAGCACCCGCTTCCCCCTCTTCCCGGCTCGACATCTCCCTGGCCGATCCCTTGCCCAGATCCAGCTTCTTGAACTTTTCAAAGTCCGCTTTCTCGAATACGTCCAGCAACGCGGCTTCGATCCGGTCCGACTTGTCGGTAATCTTTTTGCGCTCTTCCAGCTTCGCCTTGCTGTAGAACGCGCTCACCAGCTTGCCGTCCGCATCCCACTGCTCCTGGTCCGGTTTGAGCTTCCGCAACTGCTTCTCCAGATCGTCGAGCATGTCGATGGCCTGGATGGTCTTCTCCACCCGGCTGTTGATCTCCCGCTCCACATAGTGCTCGATCACCGTGCCCGCTACCCCGTTTTTTTTCGCATCCACCTGGGAGCGGACCGACGCCCAGAACTCCACCGAGCCTTTTTTCGTTTCATCTGCCATGAATTCCTCGTTTCAGATTTGGTTGAATCGCAAGTTAAGGTTTCGCCACTCCGTTGGGCGACTGCACCAGCCGCGCCAGCAGCACATTCATCAGCCCGTTGTTGGAGTCGGCGCCGGAGCCCACCATGATGTCCGGAACCATCTTGGTGTGATTGGTGGCCAGCTCCCGCGCCACCTGGATGGCCGCATAGTTGCCCGCTTCCATTGACTCGATCTTCTTCTTGATCACCGCCGCCTCCGCCTCGCCTACGGCCAGTGTCTTGTCGGCCTCCGCCTTGCCCACCGTGATGACCACGTTGGCGTCGGCCTCGCCGTTCAGCTTCTTGGCCTCGGCCTGCCCGGTGGCGCTCTTCACCGCGGCTTCGGCATCGGCTTCGGCCATCACCACGTTGGCCCGCGCCTCGCCTTCGGCCAGGTTGATGCGCGCCTGTCTCTGCCCCTCGGCCAGGTTGATCTGCGCCTGCCGCTCGCCCTCCGCCTTGCGAATCGACGCCTTGGCCTCACCGTCCGCCTTCAGCACATTGGACTGCGCGGCGCCATCGGCATTCTGTACGCTGGCCCGGGCCTCGCCTTCAGCCTTCTTCACCGCCGCCTGGGCCTGGAACTCGGCAATCGATACCTGCCGCTCGCTGGCCACCACCGTCGCCTGGGTGTCGGCCATGGCCTTGGCCTGCTGCAGCTCCTTGCGGGTGTTCTCGGCCAGCTCCTGAGTCTTGTACGTCACCTGCTCCTGCTCGGCAATCTTGCGGTCGGTCAGGGTCTTCATCAGATCCGCCGGCGGAACAATGTCTCCGATCAGCGTGTCCACCGCGTTCACATTGCACTTCACCAGTTCCGCCTGAATGGCCTCCTTGGCCTGCTTCTGGCGCTCCGTGCGGCCCTTCAAAAACTCGATTACGTCGGAGTCCTGGGCGGCGTTGCGGAAGTAGTTGCCGATGGTCGGCTCCAGCACCTGAGTTACCAGGTTGGCCATGGTCCCAAAACGGGCAATCACTTTGGGCGCGTCGTTGCTGGGCACGTGAATAATCTGGCTCACGTCCAGGTTGAAGGTGAACCCGTCCGAGGAGCGCACCGTGATGGTCGATAGCCGCTCGTCCAGATGGTGCGCCTCGCTCTTGCCGCTGGCCCAATTCAGCACAATGTTGGCGGTCGGCACCACTTCCACCTTGTGGGTATAGGTGTTGATCGGATACCGCCCCGGGTCCAGAGGATTCACCCATACCCCTTTCTGGCCCTTCATCACCAGGTTGCCGTGCTGGAAGCCGTCTCCGCTCTGGTCCACGCCCTCCTCGCCCACGTAGGCAATCACCACCCCCACGCTGGCGATCGGCACCTCGGTCATCGGCTTCACTTCCACCGATGCGAATCTGGGATTGATGAAGTACCGGCCGGCCAGAATCACCTGCTCCTGCAGCCCCTTCTGTCCCCCCGCAGCCAGAAAGGCTTCGCCGTCCTGAAAGCCGTTATGCCCCGCCACCTTCTTGCCTGCGATCTCTCCGGCCGGCAGCGCCGCCCCTTCCCGGGTGGTCACAATGCCTACCGAGTTGTCCGCCACGTCCAGCACGTCGGCGGCCGTCACCTGAAAGAGCTGCGTATTGATGCGATAGGTTCCCGGCGGAATAATTCCGATCTGCGGCCCGCGCTCGCCGCCGTTGGTTAAAAACTGGCGCGCGTTCTGGTAGGAGTTCGAGTCCACCGTCTTGGCCAGCACCCGGCCGTTCTTCAGCGGACGGCCGTCGAGCGACTGCACCAGCCCGATCTTGTTCCGCTCGATGGTCACAAACGGAACTCGGCTGACCGCATACTGCCACGGCCACAATCCAAAATGGCTGCCCGGCGCCAGCGTGTCGGCCTGTATTCCGGCCTCGCCGTTCATGGCCACAATCGCGCCGTCGGGCAGAGTGCGGTTCTTGCCCAGCAACACCCACTTCTTGTTCACAATCCCCACCTGGTCCTGGTTGATGATCACCATGCCCAGGCACAGCCGCAGCGCCAGCTTGTGAAACACCACCACCAGCGCCACCGGAATCACCCACGCGTAATGCAATAAAACCTCGGTTGTCATGGTTCGCTCCTTTCAGTTGGGACCGGTTTCAGAGAACAGTTGTCAGGGATCAGGGATCAGAAAAAACCTGTCATCCTTACCTCGACTGTCATCCTGAGCGAAGGGAGCAGAGCGACCGAAGTCGAAGGACCCGCGGTTGCCGTTGCTCTTGCTCTTGCTTCTAACTGACCCCTGACCCCTGACCCCTGACCCCTGATCTCTGTTCCCTGTTAAAAAAATCCGGGAGCTCTTTCCCACTCAGTCGAGAACTCCCAGAGCTTCCCCGCTCCTGCGATACCCGGCCGCCGGCAGCGCCCAGTACCGTTCTCTTCCAGCGAAAAGAAATGCAGAGCAGGAAAAGAAAAATCAGCTTTCTACACGCACCCGGGTGCGGGAGACCACAGATCTCAACCCGCCCAGACAGCACTTTCTCAGTGATCCTGAACTTCCCGCGCCGTCACGTATTTCAAATTGGCCAGCGGGATCAGGAACAAGGTCTCTTCGTCTTCATCCTGAATCTCCACGTAGACCTGAGAACCGGCCTCATCCACCACCAGCTCGTGGCCCTTCACCGTCTGCAACTCGCCCCGCTCCGGGGTAATCTTGAACTCCCGCATCGTCTTTCTCCTCTGCTTTGCCATCCCGAGCAACCTGTCATCCTGAACGAAGCCGAAGGGGCCTGCCTTCGTTCTTGCTTTTAACTGACCCCTGATCCCTGACAACTGACACCTGACCCCTGAAACAAGCCGCTACGCCGCTCGTTCCTCCCCGCAGCAGATCTTCAAAATCTCGGCCATATCCAAAATGTGTTGCGCCATCCCCTTGCGCAGCTCCTCCAGATCCTCCGCGGTCTGCGCCCGAGTCAGTTCCCGCGAAAGCCGGCTGATCGATTCGGTCATGAATCCCACCAGCGTCGGCCGCTCCCGGTACTCGGCGATCAACAGCTCCAGCGCATAGCCTTCGTCGTCGATGCCGTGCTCCCGCTGCCAGTCTTCAAGACCGCGCTGAATCACCTCGCGCTGGGCCTGCTTGATGCGCCACTTCATGGTCACGTACACCTCGCCCACCGGCTTCTGCTCCCGGGCCGACTGCTCCAGCACCAGCTCGCCTTCAAACTCGCGCTCGCTGCTGGCCGCCGCCGCCGCCACCAGCTTCAGATCGTGGCGCACCTCGCGCGGCGCCTCCGCCAACTTCACCGCATTCTCGATCAGCATGGAACAGAACTGCGCCCGGGTCAGATCCGGGAACCGCTCCGCCAGGCCGACCATCTTGTACCAGGTCGAGCGGGCAATATGTTTCTTGGCCCGAAAGTCCTTCTCGTCTTCGTACCCCAGCCGCGCCCAGCCCTCATGCCGCTTGATAAAGTTCCCGTCCCAGCCCATCTGCATGGAAAGCCGGTTCACCCCGGTCCACGCCTCGTCGATGCCCTGCTCGCACTCCCGCAGCCGCTCATCCAGATTCGCCGGCTCAGGCTGCGAAGCGGTTTCTTCTTGAGCCTCTGCCTGCCCAGCCTCGGCTCGGTTAAAGGCTTCTTCAGCCGTTGCGAAGTCCACCGGAACCAAAGGCTCCGGCCGCGTCCCCACCAACACCAGTCCCGTCATGATTTCTCCCCCGTCACGATTTCTCCTTTGACCCCTTTACCTGTCCATCCGTTCTGATCCCTGACAACTGACCCCTGAAACCTGTTCTCTGTCTCAGCTTCTAGCTCCGCTCCATATCCCGGCCCAGGCTCTGGTCCACCCAGGAGTGAAAACTCATCACCAGATTTTTCGCTTCGTCCGCCGTCAATCCGTTGTCCATCGACCGGCCGCTTCCGTCCTTGCGCAGGGTCAACACCAGCAGTTGGTCGATCTGCTCGGCGGTCTCCACAATCCGAAACGCAATCTGGCTGCACGCATCCTCGTTGCTTAAACTCTCGTGCGTCTCGTCATGCAGCATCGGAACTCCCCGCCGTCAACTGCCGCTGGTTGTTCTCTACCCATAACTCGTACATGGTCGTGGTCCCGTTGCCGTGCTGCGCGTAGGGCATGAACACCTGCGCCACATTGGCCTGCCCGCTCTCGATCAGCGCCATCTGGGCGCTTACCCAATCTTTTAGAATTCGCCACGCCACCCACTTGGCGCGCGCCTTCAGCTTGGCTTTGTAAGCCTCCGGGCCGGGCGGCGCCCGGCGCGAGTTCCAGGGCTCATCGCGCAGCAGCACTCCCGCCACGCCCTCCACATTGGCCGGCAACTGAAACCGCACCGGCAAGCCGCCCACATGCAGCACAAACGAAACCGCCGTCAGTTCGCCACCCTCGTCGAACTCGCTGGTGATAGACCGCGCCTGCTTGCGAATCAGCAGAGACGTGATCTCCCCAATCGTCCGCTCCGGTGGCACTTCGGTTGAATAGTTCAAGATCGGCATGACTGTTCCTCATTCAGCATCGGTAGCTCACTAGACCTGTCCGCCGGTAAAGTTCTCCATCGAATGAATCGCCTTGATCGCCATTGCCGCCAGTTGCACCAGCTCCCGGCGCAGCTTGTCTCCATCCCGGTCGCGCCGCTTCTCGCGCACGATCTCCCAGATCTCGTCCAGCTCTTCCAAGATCACCGCGTAGGCTTCATGCAGACTGGCGAAAACGGCGCCATGCCGGCGCGCTCGAACAAGCTCGTCATCGATCTCCTCCGCCAGGCTGCTCTCAAGCTCCCGCGCAATATAGATCGGCTTATTCACCCTCGCCTCCAAAAACTCATCCCTGCTTTTTACTGATCCCTGACCCCTGATCCCTGCCTTTATCCCTCATCCCGCTCATACCAGTGCCGCGCCGGCATCGAAGTCACCTTGCCGGCGACGGAGTCCCCGGGAACAGGTCCTCGTTCCCGGGGTGAGAGCGCCTGCTTGGCCTCACTCAAATTCCGTTTGCGCGGCGTCTCCGGAGCATCCGTCAACTCAATGCGCAGCCAGGGCACGCCGCCGCCACTCGGGCTGATCCCTGATCCCTGATCCCTGACCCCTTCCGCGTCGTCTGAAACGATGCGGAAAAACACATCCTCCGCCGGGCAGGCGTACTTGCACTCCGCCGTCACCTTGCGCACCCATTCCCGCCGCGGCGCGGTCTCGTCCACCACCGTCAAGCCCAGTCCCCACTCCGTCCAGCCGTGAATGGCACCGGCCCCGCGCGCGTCCCTAAAAATGTTGGTGCTCTGCGCCTTCGAGATGTGGTGCAGCACCAGCACCCCGCACTGGCACTCCACCTGAATCCGTTTGGTCGCCGCCAGCACGGTGTTGGCAATCGCCGTGTTGTCGTTCTCGTCCTGGGTGTGCATCTCGCGCAGCACATCAAAGATCACCAGATCGAACTGCTCCATCTTCAGCTCCTGGATCAGCCCCTCCAGGTGCTCCGGATTGTCCAGATGCAGCACCGCGCTCTGGGTCATGGTGTTCACCCAGATCTGCCCCCAGTTGTAGGCACTGCGTGCGGCGCTCCCCTCGGAGAAGAGTCGCAGTCTACGGGCGGTCTCCTGCGGCGAGTCTTCGCGGGAGATGATCGCCACTCTTCTGCGCAGCGGCACCACATGGCCCAGAAACGAAGATCCCGAGGCCAGCGCCAGCGCCAGGTCCAGCGACAGGGGACTCTTGCCCACCTTGGGATCGGCCACCATCAGGCCCCGCGTCCGGGCCGGTATCAGTCCCTCCACCAGCCACTCGATCTCCACCGGCGCCCGGTCCAGAAAGTCGCGCATCTCTTCCAGCAACACATGCTCGGTCTGCTCCGGCTCCCAGATCGGCGTAGCCTTCACCAGCGCCAGCAGTGCTTTCACCGTGTTGGCCGCGATCGCCAGCCAGTCCGAGACGTCATCCTTCTCTTTAAGCCCGGGCAGCTCCGCCGCCTTCACCTTCTCCGCATAGGGCTTCACGTTGGCACAAACCGTCTGCTGGTGGCTGCGCCCCTTGGCGTCGTTGTCAGCCAGCACCACCACCAGCTTGCCGGTGAAGTAGGGCGCATACTCCGCCTTCCAGTGCCCGGCGCCGTCAAAGTTGCAGGTCGTCGCGCAGTGCTTTACGTCGGCAGCCAAAAGCGCCTCGCGGAGATTGTCGGCGTCCTTCTCGCCCTCCACCACAAACACCAGCTTGGCGGTTACCAGTTCCGGCAGCCGGTAGAGAACCTTCTTCACCCCGTGCAGGTTGTAAAACCAGCCGCCCTTGCCGTCCGGCTGGCGGTTGGCGAACTCCTTGGGCTCGTATCTCAACTTCTGGAACAGCACCTTGCCCGACACATCGGTGTAGTCGTAGCTGGCGATCACCCGGCGCGTCTGTTTCGGCTTTTCGAGGCCCGTAATGCGGTAGATCTGCTCCCAGGCCGCCTCCTGATCGCAGGCCATCATCCGCTTTTCAAAGTCCAGCATCCCCCCGGCCAGTTCGCACACATGGCAGTGCCACACCCCCTTGGCCAGGTTCAGGCTCATCGATGCATGTTTGTCGCCGTGGAACGGACAGTGCACATTCTGTGCGTCCTGCTTGGTCAGCCGTTCCAGCGGCAGACGGTAGGCAAAGTACCGGTAGCAAGCATCGAAGCCGGGATTGAAACTCGATTCAGACATGACGCTCCCTCCGGCCGCAGCGGTCAGGGGTCAGAGAACAGGGGTCAGAAAAAACCAGCCTTGAGCGCAGCAGCAAAAACCCGTCATCCTGAGCGTCTGAATCGGTTGTCATCCTGAGCGAAGGGAGCAGAGCGACCGAAGCCAAAGAACCAGCGGTTGCTCTTGCTTTTGCCCTTGCCCTTAACTGACCCCTGACAACTGATCCCTGATCTCTGTCCTTCATCGCCCCCCCCAAAATGCATGCTGCCGCCCATGCCGGTTCACCCAGTCCATCACTTCGTCCGGCACGCTCTGGCGGTATTCCACGCCGCCGTCGTATTCCCACTCCGGACTGCGGCAGTCGTCCTTGTGTGCCCCCCGCATCAGGCAGTCCATGCAGATGTAGCCCACCACCGTGCGCCGCTCCAGGCGAAACGTCAGCCGCGGATCGGGCTGCACGGCCGCCAGCTCCGTGCCGGGGTCCATCGCCCCTGACGGCCTCCGATGCACGTACCCGAAGAGGGTGGCGGGCAGGCTCACGCGGCCTCCCCTACCGGCAGCCGGCCGCCCTGGCTGAGCTGGTCTTGTTGCCTGTCTTGCTCGGCCCAGCGCAGCATATCCAGCTCGCAGATCCGGGCAGCCGCGGTCCGCACTTCCAGATCGCCGTCATCGACAGCCTTAGCCAGCGCCCGGCGCAGCAGCTTCAGCTCCAGCGGATTGAGAGTCACCGTCACATTCACTTCTGCCATTCGACTTCTCCCTCTGGCTGCCCGCGCAAGCCAAGCGCGGGCAGCACCTGTGCTGGATCTAGATCGGTCTCGGTGATCAGCGTGCGGTTCATCGCCGGGATAAATCGGCGGTGGATGACTACAACTCTCAAAGACTGATCCCTGACCCCTGATCTCTGATCTCTGACCCCTGTTTCCTGATCCCTGCGTTCAGGCATTCTGTTCCTCCCGGGCAATCGCTTCCTGCACCCGCTGCAGCCATTTCTGGAACTGTTCGGGGCTGCGAAAGATGTGGTCTTCCCAGTCGCAATAGCTCTTGCCCCCGGTTTTGGGATCGAGACCCATGTGAAAGTCCGAGGCCGCCACCTGGTCGATCACTGCCTTCACCAGCACCGCGGCCCGCCCCAGATCGCCGTCGGTGATGCGCAGCGTCTCTTCCAGCCGCGCCATGGCTTTTTTGGTACGCAGCGGAGTCAGGGTGTAGATCTTTGCGTTGCGCCCCATCTGCTCGCAGTAGTAGGCAAAGATCCCGCGCACCGTGCGCAGCCGCTCCGGCCGCCCGTTGGCTTCCTCGGCCGGCTCCAGACCGTCCAGTCTCAGGCCGTCGAGTCTCAGACCGTCCAGCGGCAAGCTGGACGAGGAATCAGCGTTCTGTGCTGATTCCGGCGCCTTGGCTCCGGTTGCCGCCGCGGCTATCGGCATCGGTGCCGATGCAGGTAGTGGTGCAGGTATTGGTAACGGTGATGGTGACGGGCATGAGCCAGGCATTGCTTGATCGATGCCCGCGGCAGTGCTCGCGGCAAAACCTGAAGCAATCCCTGAAGCAATGCCAGGAGTAAGACTTGAAGCTTTGCTTAAAGGAATGCTTGGAGCATGGATCGGGAGAATGCTTCGCGTTTTAGCCCACCGGGTCTCCGCGGCGCGCAGGGCTTTGCCCTGGGCATTGGTTCTTTTCTGCATCCATCTTTCGCGTTCCAGGTCGCAGCGCTTCTGGTGCAGCATCCCGTCGTCTCCTACGCCGAAGAACTGCATAAGCACTGCCTGGTTGATGCTCCAGGCATCGGGGGGCAATTTCGAGATGGAGGCGAGCTGCTTCATGTCGTTAGGCAACGGACCTTTCCGCCAGTAGTGCATCAGCATGAGCAGGTAGGCTCCGTGCTGGGTGGTGTCTAAATGCGAGGTGTCCGCCAGGTAATCTCCAATCGCGAGCGGCATCCAGATATCGACCTTGGGTTCCATCAAGTCTCATGAGCCTCGTCCGAGCCTCGTTCAAATTTCGTTCAAATTTTGTTCCGGTTTTATGCAGGCCCCATACAGCCCCGGGCCAGCTCCGGGCTCACCCGGTAATCGCCCAGCGAATGAAAAACGGCATAAAAACAGCGCAAAGATCTTCCCTTGAGACCGGCGCAACCGCGCGCCGGCCGGTATGAATTCGGAGTGGAAAGGAAGGGGAGAAAACAGGAAGGAGAGAGGTCCGGTCAGAGCCCGGCAGGGGAAGCAAATCGAGCCATTCCCCATCCGCGCCGCCAGGTGTTCGGTGGACCTGCAACCAGACTCCAGCCTATAAATCCCAGAGTCCAGTTATAGTCCACCGCCCAGCGGCCACCCTCTAAACCACTGATAACAAACGACCAAAAAAGTCGTTACTGAGCAATTAAATCCAGTGTTATCAAAACATGGTTATTCAGGCGCTCTAACAAGACATCAAACAACTCCTAATTTTTCTACAACTTACCAATCCATGTAGTCCACGTTGGTGTCCAAAAAATAAAATCATGCTGAACCGCTTCACGCCCACTTCCGCTTCTTCGGTTCAACCGCTGGCCGTTCCATCAGCGCAATCGCAGCGGCCTGGCGCCGGCGCAACGTCTCCATACTGCTTTCAGAGCCATACCCGTCAGTGGTCTGGATCTTGGAGTGCCGCATCAGGCGCTTGATCTCATCGAGCGGCGTCTCCGCTTCTTTCAGGTAGTCCTTAAAGCCGTGCCGGAAACTGTGCCAGCCGAACTTCTCGATCCCGTGCCGTAGCCCGAAGGGGCGGAGGTGGCTCAACTGCATCCCATCGGCGGAGTAGGGGCGGCGCGTCATGGGTGAACAAAACAGCCAGCCTTCGAAGTTGGGGTAGTTGCCCGGCGACTTCAGCCACGCGCTTAGAATCCGAAACAGCTCCTCGTCGAAGGGCACCGGGTCTCCGGACTTCTTGCTTTTAGGTCCCGCGATCTCCTCCCGATAGATCCGACGCCGCACCGTTACCAAATTGCTGTCCAGATCAAAATCCTCTTTTTTCAGTCCTAGAATTTCGCTGATGCGGAACCCGGTGCGTTTGGCGACGTGCGCGATGACCTTTACGTACTCCGGGATATCCGGGCTGGCAAAAAACAGATCCAGCAGCTTAGGCGATAACTTTTGCCGGCGCCGGGGCTCTTCCCGCTGCACCAGGTGAACCCGTTCCATGGGGTTTACGTTGGTAGGAATGTAACCCTGCTTCATCGCAAAATCAAACAGAGTCGCCATCTGCTGGCGCACATTCTTCTTGGCCGAATAGCTCAGCTCCTGCGAGCCATCGAACCTGCGCATGCGGTCCAGCCAGCCCTCCAGCCGCTTCGATTCCGTGGTCTCGGTCAGCCCGGCAATGGGCTCTGTATCCCACTTCTTCACGATATGCCGCAGGCAGGTCAGATCGGTAGCGCGAGTATTAGCCCGTTTTGGCATCGCGTCGCGCTCAAACTCCGCCGCAATCTGGCCCACGGTGCGGCCAATCGCTCCGGCGTTGATGCGACGCCGCAGTTTCGCTGCTTCGATCGAATAAGAAGCTTCCTCTTTGCTGTTGAACTGCCCCTTCAAGCCAATTTCAATCGCGCACCGGCTTCTCTTTCCCTCACCATCCGGCGAGCCCCAATAACGCAGAAAATACGACCCGTTTTTAGGTCCTTCCACGTACCCAAACTGCTCTACCCGCTTCCTCGGTCTCTTCACGGACTCCCCCTCACAGTTAAATTGGCGCAATGCGCCATAATCTAACTCTAGGGCTAACCCGCCCGCATGGCAAGAGGTTCCTGCGGATCGGCATCTTCGCCGCCAACCGGCTTGCGTTGAATCGAGGTCAGATATTGCTTCAGCTCGGAGACCTTGTAGCGGTGGAGAAATTTACCCTTCCCGCGAGGATAAGCGTAGGACGGAAGGCTCCCCTTCCGCGCCATCTTGCGCACTGTGCTTGCGGAGAATCCAAGGTAATCTGCGGCCTCGTCGGCCCCAATCAAAGGCTCCATCGGTCGATCAATGTAAACAGTCTTCATACACACCCTTTGTGGAGACATCAAAACTTAAATATGCGTGGTGAATCAATTTCCGCAATGTACCCCTTTTTGGACCAGAGCGCAATGACCGTTTTTTAGAATTGCCAGAAAGTTGGCGGTGCAAAATGTGGAAAAGTCCCAGACCGCCCGGTTTCGCCGGAATAAAACGGCGGCTCGGAAACCGAGGAGGAAACGAGCCGCCGCAGAGCGGCTCCCGCGGCGAACTCCTGCCTACGGGCGCCACTCGCATTCCTACGGCGGCCGGCTCTCCCTGTCAAGCCCCTTTTTGGATCAGCGCCTCGGGCGCCCCCGGGGCCTGCTGCCCGCGATCCAGATTCTGGACTAACCCAGCAAGCAGGTTAGTTCCGTTTCGCTCCCGGTTCTGTTTTCGGAGCCGCTCCTCCGGCCGCTGTTTTAGGCGGCGCCGCAGGGGTTACCTTACGAAAGAACTGGCGGCGACTGGCGTCGTACTCGGCATCCTTGCCCAGCCCCGCCAATGCTTGCTGAACCGCCATCTGCAGCTCAAGCTGCGCGATCTGGACATCCTTCCAGGCCAGGTCGATCTGACTCTGCTGCTCCGGGGCTACGGCCACAGGCACTAGCTGCGGGGCGGCCGCCGACTGGCCCCGCGCCCGGGACGCCGCTGCTTCGCAGCCGGCCAACAGACAAATCAGCAACAGCGTATGTTTCAGCTTCATAGCTTCTCCTCAAGTGCGAAAATGGACCTTCTTGGTTTCGCGGGCCTCCACACCGGGAATACTCATCCCCTCCCGATCCGTGTCGGCACGCTTGTCGAGCCAGCTTCCGTTCGGCAGCAGCGCCTTAGGCAGGACGTGGCCGGCGGCCACCGCCTGTACCAGCTTCATGAAATCGGTTACCTCCGCACGCCAGGTCGCCCGCGGGACCTTCCCTCGCGTCTTTCCCGGCGCCTGGATTGGCACGATCACCGGCAGCGGCAGCTCGCCTTCGATCGTCATCCCGTCGTCCTGCGCGCGATCCCGGGCCAACTCCTGGGCCAGTTGCTGCGCCTCCTGCTGGCGCCGGTCGAACTCCAGGATTGCCGCCCCCAACCGGTCTTTGGCGCTCTTCAGCGACTCGGTCTCGCTTCGTTCTGCGTCCAGGATCGGCTGCTTGATCTGATCGATCCGCTGTTTGACCGGCTTGTAGAACTCAGCGACTGCCTTGGTCGTAGCCTGCAGGAGCTGTCCAGCCTCGATCGCCCGCTGCTGATCTTCGGCCGTAATCATCTCGGACGCCAGCACCATTTCCGCGTGGCGCAGCACCATGGCGACGCCGGCGCGCAAGCTGGCCGCCCGCCGGTCAAAGCTGGAAGGCATTACCAGATCCGGTTCGATAATCTCCAACTGCGTCAGCTCCGATAACTCACTTGCCGGCGCCGGTTCAAAATCAATCTCCTCCACACTCCCGTCACTTTCCCCTCGGGTGCTGGCCGCACGGGCAACTGCGCCTGCGGCGCTATACCGCTTCTAGCCGCAATTCTTCGACTGCTGGCCAAAGGAGTAAGCAGTGCGAGCCACCTGCGCTGCCTTTCCACCGCGACCGCATGGTCCCTTGATCTGTTTCTCACTCATGCCGCCGCCTCATACCCGTGATTCTGCTTCCAGGTCGCACAATATGCCATATATAAAAATGTCCGTTCATCGTCTGGGTCGTCGTAGTAAAGCGGCTTGACACGGCCGTCTTTCTGCAGATGCAGCACCACCCGCAGACAAGCTTCGCCGGTCTTTATCCTACCCCGGCGCCTCGCCGCCAGCGCATAGGCCGCGGTCTGCAACGCCCAGGACACGCTGGTCTGCACAGCCGTCTTCAGGTCCACAATCACCGGTCGCAGATTTCCCTGATACCAGATCCGGCCCAGCAGGTCGTATTGGTAGCCGATCTTCATCCCATACACGTCCAGAACACCCTGCTGCTCGCAGCTTTCCAACTCAAAGCGCATATCGCGCAACCATAGCTCGGTGCCCACCACATAGTTCATGGCGGCTTCGTCCACCGTATCCCAGTCCAGATTTTTTTGAAGAAGCAGTTCCACAGACCTGTGGACTGCGATGCCGATCTCGGATTTATGCTGCAGCACGTCCGGGCGGACGCCGCGATAATCCACCAGCCCCATCGATTGCAAGACCTGCGTGACGCTCAGGACCCGATTGCCCAGAGCGTCACGATAAATATGGCCGTCCGGCTCAAACCATCCGCCGGCTATCTCAAGCCGTGGGCTCAGTTTCTCCGCTGTCTCCCCCGGCCGCGCCATCTCCGGCTGAGGCTTCAGGAGCTTCGGAGCTGAGAGGCTGCTGTGCATTCTTCTTCCGTGGCCGTACGTCCGGCGTGCCCTTGTACACAAACACCCGGGTCGATTCGTTGGGTTGCGCTACTACCAGCTCCAGCTTCTTATGCCGGACGTGATTACGCATCGCGTTGGCGGCCCGGGTCGCGGACTTCTTATCGGGATAGTCCTCAAACACCACGCGAGGCCGACTGTCCTTGCCGGTGGCCGCCTTCAGCGCGCTCTCGATCAGCGGCAGATATTGGTCCATGTTTACCTTGCGCGGGAACGCTTCGGACCAGTCCATCATCTTCATACATCATCTCCTCGGTAGGATTTCTGCTACGGAAGAGATGATAACCTGCGCGCGCTTGTGAAAGAAAGAACATTTCTACCGGTTCCCGGCCGCTACCAGTTCCCGTCGGCGGTGTCCGCCTCGCCAAAGGTGCAGGGGCCGCACATACCGGTCGCCGGAACTATCGGGCTGGCGCCGCACACTTCACATTCGCCTTCCCAATCCGGCTCCGTCTCCGCATCGGGCGTCGGTTTCGACCCGGCGGAGCGATCTAAAGGAGTCTTCGACATCGCCACATTGCCTACCAGCTTTCTACGCATCGCCAATCGACTTCCCTTCTTCCAGCGTTCCCTCTGCCCACGCGCATAACCGCTCGTAGAGATCGCGCGGCAAATCCGATACGTGTTCCACACCGTACGGCGTCAGATAGTCGTCCTTGAGTTCCTGCTCGGTGTGGATCTTGTGAATCCCGATCAGCTTATGCAGCCGATGTCCCAGACCCTTGCCGATGGTCTCTCCGGCGGTCGGCGTCTGCGGTTTCTTCATTGCGTCGTCAAACATCTCTGCCACCTCGTCGCCGGCATCGCGCACCACGTCGGCTTGCCCCGGCTTTGGCTGCTCAGGCTTCGCAGCCGCCGGCTCCGGCTTCGCGCTTTCCAGCTTCTCCTGATCTCGCTTCTCCCGATCCAGCTTTTCCTGCTCCCGTTTCTGGTTGTCCAGTTTTTCGCGCAGCAGCACCGCATGCAGTTGTTCCAGATCTGCCACGGTCAGCGTCCGGGTACTCTTATGCTGCGGAAACATGGCGCCGGCCCGCTTGCCAAGTTCGGGCCCCGGCGCCAGCTCTTTCAGCTTGTTCACCAGCGCCGCGCGCGCCCCCAGCAGCTCCTCTGCTGCCGGCGAACCCTTCCGATCGCTCGCAGAGGCATTGCCCCGCGAATTCCCGGCCGCGCTGTCCGATCCATTCTGCGCGGAGGTCTGCGCGGAGGTCTGCGCCAGAGCCTGGGCCGGCGTTACCGGCTTTGGCTGCCGTACCGAAGCTTTGTCGGAATCCATCCCCTGATGCTGAACGTCGGTATCCTCGTCGGCCACGATGCCCAGAAAACTGCACACGTCGTAGCGCCGGTTGTAACTGGAGTCGCCGCCGAAATCCTGCCGCGCCTGAGCTTCCACCATATCCAAACCGTCGTTCATCATCCATTGGCCTGAGGCGTGGATCAGCCGAGTCACCACTCGCAGCCGGCCACTCACCATCAGGTGCGGCTGCATCAGACCGATCTTGTGCCGGGTCAGCACCGGCAGCGCCATGCCGAGCACGTCGGCCAGGTCGGCAAACTTGTAGGTGTAGCTCTTGCCGGTTTTGGCGCTGTAGACGGTAGCGGTCTTGTTCTTCGCCACGGGCGTAAATTCAGCCTGGGCGTCGATGAAAGCGGCGTATATCTGGTCGAACTCCGCCGAGTGATGAAACTTCGGCTGCCGGTCAGGAAGTGTTTCGGGAATGTCGGGTGAGCGCAGGCTGTCGGACATAGGTCAGTGGTTCCACTGATAGCCCCCTTTTGGTCCGGCGTCAACTCTAAAATTGCACTAGACACGCAGCCGGATATTCTCCATACTGCGCGCGTGACTCAACTCAATAAGCCCAAGAAACGGGAACCGGAAAAGTTGACCAAAGCCGATCCGGAATTTTATTCCAAGATCGCCAAACTGGCCGGCCAGAAGCTGGCCCGTAAAAAGGGCACCGACTACTTTTCCAAGCTGGCCAAAAAGTCCCATCCTCGCGCCGAGTACCATGGAGGAAGGCCGAAGAAGCAACCGTGAAACCTGGCGCGTGCGCCTCAGCGAAGTTTTCCGTTGGGATCGAGAATGCCTTTCAGCCGCCTGTAAAGCTGATGGGTCTCTTTAAGGCCGCCCAGCGGTTCCTGCAGCACATCGAACCTCGCAATATGGTTCAGCATCCGGTAAAGCACCAGCGCCCATCGCAGGTGCACATCGGAGTTGGAGATTTTTACTTTATCCAGCCATGCGTTGGCGCCGCGCGCGCCGAACGCCACAAATACCGCCAACCGGTCGCAAGGATCTTTCGACATTCCCCAAAAGGCGCATAGATTCTGCATAAAAATGGGGCGGCTCGATCTGGCCAGACGGGTCGAGCAATCGATCGATCGGATCAATCGGATCAATGCGTTCTCCTGAATCGGCCGTTGCATGCAGACGGCCGCCCGGCATAACGGCGGCGACTTCGAACTCGCAAAGTTGCGCCTCCGCGGCACACTACGTTCCGGTTGCGACGACTCTAAATTTCCGCATAGGCGCAGCGGTTAGGTGTTGCACTTACCCAGTGCACTTCGCGGCCGTCGCGACCTAGTGATATAGCTCGCTGTTCCATTTCACTTGAGTTGCACTTGCCCAGTGCACTTGGCGCCCGTTGCGACGATAGATTACATTGGTCTGGCGGCGAGTGGGGGAGTCGTTGCACTTATCCAGTGCACTTAGACCCCGTTGCGGCACGACCTCAACCGTGTACGAGTCGAAGGGGCAAAGTTGCACTTGCCCAGTGCACTTGGCGCCCGTTGCGACTGATCGGTATGGCGAGAACCTGCGATAACATGGTGGTTGCACTTACTCAGTGCACTTGGTCCCCGTTGCGACGACGAGATTTGGGCTTTCTGCGGTGCCAAGCAAAAGTTGCACTTATCCAGTGCACATGGACCCCGTTGCGACGTATTGGAGCGGCATATAGCGCGGCGGTGCAAGGTTGCACTTGCCCAGTGCACTTGGCGCCCGTTGCGACCCGCCAGACTTCAGCTTGCGCGTCTGTCCTGTAGAGTTGCACTTACTCAGCGCACTACTTGCCCGTTGCGACGACGGCAAACGGCGGTTCAATAAACACCAGGGTTGCGGTTGCACTTGCCCAGTGCACTACGTCCTTGTTGCGACGCACGAATTTGTGTTCACACGCTGGAGGGGAACGTTGCACTTACGCAGCGCACTTGGTCCCGGTTTCGACTTAAACCTCCGGCGTGCTTCCATGACAGCCAATAAGGTTGCACTTACTCAGTGCACTTGGACCCCGTTGCGACTCCATTTGCTTGACACTAAAGTTTAGGTATAGCTGTTGCACTTGCTCAGTGCACTTGGTTCCCGTTGTGACGCGCTGTTGACAGTCATTAGCGAAGACAATCGCAGTTGCACTTGCGCAGTGCACTTTGTCCTGGTTGCGACCGGATTGCCTCGGGTGGAACGTACGAGCCAAATTGTTGCACTTACGCAGTGCACTTGGACCCCGTTGCGACGGAAGAGGCGAGGCCCAAATGACGAACAACATCACGTTGCACTTACCCAGTGCACTTGGCCCCGTGGCGACGTCTGCCGCGCAGGCAAGACTGAGTGAAGGCGCCGGTTGCACTTACCCAGTGCACTCAAACTCGGTTGCGACGACTGCGCCCCGCGAAATCGGTAGAGACTAAATCTGTTGCACTGGTCCGATGCGCTTCACTTCCTCCCCGCCTGCAACGCCATCTCCGCAAGCTCCGGATCGGCCGCGAACCGCGACAGGTTCACCGCCGCATTTTCATCCTGCTTCAGCTCCCGGCCGCAGGCCGCGCAGTTGTACTTCTCCCGCTCTGTCGCCTCATTCAGATGGTTGCAGTACCGGCAGATCCGGGTTGTATTGGCCGCGTCATGCTCATCCACGGCCACGCCGTACTTGATCGCCGTATTCCGGAGCACGGCCACAAACTTTCCCAGTGCCGCAACCTGCCGGTATTTCTGCGAACGCTTCAGGGCTACCGGGACCTCACTGCTCTGGTTCTGCGCCAGCTTGGCTAGAAAACTGGTTTCCACTGCCAACCGGGATACTCCCTGGTCGCGCAGGTGCCGGCAGACATCGTGCGCCACCTGCAGATGCCCGTACTCGATGCGCCGCGTCGAGCGCGCAAAATAAAAAGCGGTCAATGCCCCAATCTCGTCGTCCTTCAACCGCCACGCCTCTAAAATAGCCCACGCGCCGGCATCGTCTTTCAACTCTTCCCGCAGCCTGCGCAATCCCGAGAGTCCGGCCCTGTCCAGCCACGGCGGAGTTCGTTCTCCCAGATACCGCCGCAGCAGAATCTTCACCGTATCCTTCTCGTAGTCGCGCCGCGTCTGCAGTTGAATCCCAGTCTCTAAAAGCCCTGGCACTTCCGCCCCGTCATGCGGGCGCGCCGCCGCGCTCTCCCCCTCAGCCACCGGCTCCGGAAACAGCCGTTTCTGGTTGCGCTTCTGCCACCGGCTCGGTCCCAGATCGATCCGGAACGGTACCCTGTCGGCAGGATCGCGCGGCGAGCGCCCGAAATCCATCTCCAGCAGCCGCACCGTCCCCGCCAACGGCTCGTAGAGAGTCCCGAAGCGAATGCCCTCCGCCGTCCGCCGCCAGCCGATATCCAGCCCCGCGGCCTGGGCGCTGGGCTCCGGCAGCGGCTGCTGCATCTCCACCACCAGGCACAGCCACAGCTCGCCTCCCTTGAACACCAGCTTCCACTCCTTCACATGCGCATGGGCCGGCAGCGGCCGATGTTCCAGCACCGCAAACCGGAAGATCCAGCGGTCTTTCCCTTCCCCAGGAATCGAAATCCGGGCCTCGCGCAGCGCCCGCTTGGCCGCCGCCCCACAAAGGTGAGGATGGCCGGTTTCAGCGTGGCTCAGCGGCGCCCCGAGACTGAGCCCCGGCACCCCTTTGCCGGTCTCCAGTAACTCCGTGCCCACCCCAGCCTTCCTGAGGTAGTAATGCAGCCCCCAGTCGAGATCCTTCCCGAGCTGCGCAAAACGTAGCATCGGCCAGCCGTCCGACCAGGACGCCTGCACAGTCCTGCGACGGTCAAGGGTGGCTTTGAAGCTGCTCAGCTCCGGCCGCACCTCGAACCATTTCAGCTCCAGCCGCTCGGCCTCCGCCGCCGCAATCTGGCTCAGATCTCGCATAAACTCGTTCAGCGGAGCGTAATCGGGCTGGAACTGTTTGGCAAACGCGAGCACCCGGTCCATCAGCCCCTCGGGAACCGGATGCCCCTTCCCCTCCCAGGCGCGCAGCAGCCCGGCAAAGGCCCACAACCCGTCGATCCCGGGCCGGTCCTTCAGCTTCTGCGGATGCTTGAGCCGCTCCTTGGCGCGACGCCGATCCGGCCCGATCGCCTCGTTAAACGCATCGATCGCCGGCACAATCACTTGACCTACAAACTCCGCCACTTGCTCTGGAGACTCCGTCGAGCACTTGCGGCGCGCATCCCGGCACAGCCATGCCAGGCGATTCCAGTACGCCCGCTGCCGCGCGATCGACCCGCGCAGCCACTCCGGCAGTTCCCCATCGGTCTCGGCCCCGGGATGGCTGAAGTACGCGCGATACTTGTACGTCCGGTTGCTCCAGCCCTCCTCGGCCGGGAACTTGCGCGCCGTCTGCGCGTGGCCGCCGATGCGCAAAAGATGCGGCTGCTTGCCCACCGCCGTCCACGTTCCAGATCGCGTCTGCTTGCGCAGCTCTCCATCCGGGCCCAGCAGCCGCAAATGCACTGCGGCGCCCGCCGACGGCTGCAGTTCTGCGGGGAGCGCCACCGGCGCCAGCTTGCCGAAAGTCACGGTGCGCGCCTGAAGATCGAACCCCAGCGTGCCATGCGTAAACGCCTTGGTCGCCTGCAAAGAGATGCCAGTCAGATGCACTTCCACCGCGCCATCTTTGCCCACCGTCAACCGCTCAATCATGGTTTTTACCTCGGTCTTTTTGTCCCCGGTATTTTGTCTTCGATGTGTTTTCTAAGCTCCGCCTCGATCTCGTCCGGGGTCTGGTAGCCAATCGTCGAAGCTCATGTCCGCTCCGCCTCCTCGGCATCCAGTTCGGCCCGAAAATCCCGAAACTCGGCCATCAGCGCCGCCGCGGCCCCCATCGGGAGTTCCGCCTTTTTGAAAAACTTCAGAATCATCGCGTCGGCTTCCGTGCGGGCACTCATCTGCAGGATATCCATGGCCACCTGCCGTGCCTCGCTGATCGAGAACTGAGCCACCATGCCCTTCTCATTGGAAAGCTGCACATAGGGCTTTTCGTCGCGCTGGGCGACCACCCCGTTGACCCAAAAATGGCCCGTCTTTTCGCTCTCGTCGCTCATGCGGCCAGCTCCAGTAATTCATCGTTCCCTGATGCCGGCAGGTTTCGCGTCAGCACCGTCCGATTGGCGGTTGCCAGAAACCGTTTCTCGTCGGTCTGCAGCATCAACATCTGCGCCAGCATTACGTCCTGGTCCGGCGTCCACAGATCCGGATGCGCGCAGTAACGATAGACCGGCAGCCCTTCGTGAATCAGCTCCACGTTGCCCGTACGTCCTTTATTGATCCGATAGCGCCGCTCATTCACCTGCAAATGGAAACAGCCGTGCTGCCTGTACTCCATTTCCTGCACCGGATTCAGGCACATCAGCAAAACCTCTTCCGCGCGCAGCTCAGCCGCCCGCTCCGCTTCGCGCAGCTTGTCCAGCCGCTGCTGCCGCTCTGCCTTCTGTGCCTCGGTTTCCAGAGGCGCGTCGATGAGCGTGTTCACATAGAATGGAGGCACTGAAGTGGACGGCAGAACAGACCATGCCATCGAGTCACTCTGCGTCGTCCCCGTATACCAGTGCCACGGCTTGCTGGCCCACAAGCTGCTGGGCGTCTGATTCAGGTAGCCCAAACTCGTGCACCATTGCGCATAGGCATATTTATTGGCGATTTTTGGCGCCCGACACCCGTCATACCAAACCACTGGCTCCGAGTAATTCATACTCGCCGATCCTCCGGTTACAGCAAAAACAGTTGCGTCAGTACCAGTCAGGCTAGAACCAGTCAGGCCAGAACCAGCTAGATTGCAACCAGCTTGATTGCCCGCGTAAAGCACCCGGGCCGTCCCCGCCGCCTGCACACCCTGGGCGGCCGGCTGGAGACCGCCCCCAAGCCGCGCCGTCCAGACCATAGTCTTGTTGTCAGGCATCACTGCTTCTTTCCACCCAATAACCGGGTCAGCTTGTTTTTCGCCTGTGCTGGACCGCCGCCCGCAGCGGCGCCTGGCGCGGGATCGGCCGGCGGAACTCCGGCCGCCTCCAGCGGCGGCCACCCATCCTGCTTCGACGGCAGATAGATCTCGCTCGCAATCACCACAGCTTTTCCGTTCTGCTTGCCCAGGGCAAGGATGCCGCGTACAAACACCCGGCTCTTTGGCTGCAGTTCCTTCAACTCCTTCTCGTCGCTGTAGCAGTGAAAGCCGCAGGGATAGTGTTTGCCGTCGTCGGCCCGGATCTTGCCGCCTTTAGCATGCTCGGTAGTTGCGGTAATCCACTCATCGAAGGGGATCGCTGTTTTACCGTTCACGCTGAGCTGGAAGGATGGTTTCGCCGCGCCGATCGACTTCCAACCATCGACAATCAGCGACGACGGCCGGTCGTACAACTCAGTGACGGAAGAAAGACACATCGCTTATCCTCCTACCATCGGGCTATGCAGAATGATTCGCGCCGCAGCCTCATCGAAGGCCGAGATCACTTCCCCCTGGCCACCGGAGGGGCTCACTTTATAGGCCAGGTAGCCCTTGTTTCTGAATTCGTCAAAGCGAGCCCGCGCCTTGGCCACCTCTTCCGGGCTGTTGGGGTTCCATTGCATGCGGCTGTCGCCCGATTTGTCCAGCACCGCCAGCGTCCCTTCCATCTCCATCGTCGCCATCGTCCCTCCTCGTTTTTTTCTGACTACTGATCTCTGATCTCTGTTCTCTGTTCTCTGAAACCTGTTCTCTGACCCCTGTTCCTCAGATCTGCACGCACACTTCCGGCTCGCCCTCTTCCCCGCCGGCCTCCAGAAACAGGCAGCTCTCCCTGCCCTTCAGCCGCACCCCCCGCCCTGCCGCCTGCTCCCGCGCCACCACCTTTTTCACCTCTTCAAGCTGCGAAGGCGACCGCCACTGCAGCGCCCGGATCATGGCCTGGGGAAGCTGGTCCTTGACCTCCCGCTCCACCATCTCGGTAATCTCCCGGGCCAGGTCGGTCTTCAACTGTTTAATATCCTCATCCGGAGCCTTGGCAATCACCTGGTTCACCCAAACCTCATAGCTGCGCCACACCAGAAACGGCACCCGCTGGTCTTGCTTGAGCGCCTCCAGCAGCTTCGGGTAGAACTCTCGCACCTGCTTGATCGGCGCCGCCAGAATCGGGGTCAGGCACTCCTCGATGGCCGCCTCGTAGCGGTCGGCTGCGTCCTTGTCATGGGCAATCGCCAGCCCCACCACCACCTCGTGCCAGCGCTTCACCAGAGCATCCACATCCATCGGCGTCCTCCGCTTGCGGCTCATCGAGCACCGCAGATTCCCGTACCAGATCAGCATGCCTAACGTTTCCAGCTTCTTGGCCGCGGAACGATGAGGCATCACCTTGTACATCATCCGCGGAATCTCGTAGGAGCAGATCAGCTCGGTCCGCACCCCGCGCGGCGGATCAAACTTGAAGTCGCCTTGAGCTGGATCGTGCGAGTCATCCGGATTGCGCACGTCAGCCAGATCCTCGCGGGGTCGCGCCACCTCGTGCAGCTCCTGCACCGCCATCCAGGTTGACTGTGTCGCCATGCGCGCAATTTATCCTATTGCCCCTTTTCGGCGCAAGATATTTTATAAGGGAGGTTCCCTCGCCACCAGAGGTTCGCAGATCGTCAACACCTGTTCAACCTTTTCCAGATCGAAGCAGCCGTTGCGGTCGCGAATCCGGCCCTCCATGTCGATCCAGTAGTCTAAGCCTCCGCTCGCCTTTTCGATCTCCCCAAGCTGCTCGGCCACGTTGTCAGCGCTCAGACCCCCCGCATAGCCGCAAGGCAGAGAAAGCACAGAGCGGGGCCAACTGCCAGCCAGAGCGCCAGCCCCATGGCTGGTGTCGAATAAAGCGTTCACCCGTATCCCGTAGGCTTGCGCGGCATAGGCCAGATGGTCGTTCACCCCATCCCACTGGAAGATGAAGGTCTTCAGCGGCCAGCCGATCAGATTAGCCATCATCGCCGTACGCGACACATGAGCCTCGGCGTGGGTGTTGATCTGCACTCGCTGCGCAACCCCCAGCAAAACGTGCGGTAGCTCCGACCATTTCAACTCTCCCAACAGCAGCTCCCGCACCCACCCCCCGCACAGGTGCATGCTCACCCTCAGTTCATTTTCAGACGCAAAACCGGCAAAGCGATTAGCCCATTCAGCGGTAGGAAAGCGCTTGGCGCCCATCTGCATCCGACTGGCCAGAATCCCCCACTCCACAAAAGGAAACCGCTTCGACAAACCCACCAGATCTTCGACGCGGGTATCGTCGTCCGCCCCGGTCATGGTCACAGTTTTCAGCATCGCGCCTCCTCGGTTGCTTGCCAAAATATGAAGGGCCGCCCGCTACCACGCGGACGGCCCCAATGTTTGAGATCTGGATTTGAACCAGAGACCCTTCGATTACAAGTCGAATGCTCTACCAATCTGAGCTATCTCAAGTACGGTGCGGCAACGCCTCGCTCTTCAACCCGAAACTTTTAACCTGAGACGGCTGCTCTACCGCTGAGCTAGGGAGCCATGAATATTTTGGGGGCTCCCGCCGGATTCGAACCGACGACCACCGTAAAAAGAGTCTCGTCTGTCGAGCTATCGTTCTCCGCGATAAGCCTGGGGTGTCAACCTGAGCCTCACGCTCGCGCTCGCGCGTCCGCTGAATCTCAGCCTCAGCCTTAACCTGGAATCGGGCCGGCCGGTCAAGGCCGACCCCACCCGCGATTACCCTAGCAGAGGCTTGAAGACGTAGTCAAGCAGCACGTCTCCGATCTTGGCGTCCTTGATGTCCACTTCCTGCTCGTTGGCCTTGGAGCGAGCCTTGGCCACCGCCCGAATCAGCATCTCCGCCCGGTTCAACAGCTCCGCTTTCATCGCCGGCGTGATCAGCGCGCTCCACTCCTGCTCGCGAATCGTGCCTACCACCACGTCCTCGTCCACCAGCTCGGTCTGCGCCGGGTGCTTATCCACAGCGTCGTACTTCACGATCACCACTTTCTTTTTCTTGGTGCGCTCCTTCTTCACTTCGCGCGCCTTCCAGTACCCCACGCCCGCATCCCGGTCCTCGGTAAATCCCTTGGCCGGGTCCAGGGTGTGAATGGCCTCGATCAGCTCCTTTACCTCCTGCACCCGTTTTTCCAGCCACAGCAGCGTGGTGGCCGGCATTTTGGCCAGGATCTTGGTGTCTTCTTCGTCCACCACGTCAGCCTCGGCGATCCGGTTGCCCACGTCTACGCGCAAACCCACATCGATTTGTTTCACCAGGTGGCCCTTCAGCCACTCGATCTCCTTAGGCACCGTGGTCTGGATATCGGACTGCTCTTCGATGGTCAGGTCGGCGCCTTCGCCGAGAGGCTGAAACGCCTTCACCTTCTTCTCAAACAGGTGCCGCTTGGTTCTGAAGGTGTCCATCAAGCCGGTGCGGGTCTTGGTTGCCTGGCCGTTCAGGTTCGTCTGTACGGCCAGCAGCTCATGCATCTTGGTCATCGTTGCTCCTCAAAATAGAACTTGGAATCGAAGCCGAGTCTACCCCTTTGCGGCCCACGGGCGCAAATTGTTGCTTTGGAAACACGCGGCCGGGATTCCTCCCGGCCCGGGGGCCAGCTTGCGAGGCAGATTGGGGAAAGAAGGAGAGAGTTGCAGGCGGGGGATGGTACGCGGGGTTTTCAAGCGGAGAACTGGCACGTGAAAACGACTATATCATAGTCCTATGTAAAATCATGCGCGCTATTTTTGAAAGTTTTTGGCACCTTTTTCACGCTCAGAAGCCAGGCGATATAGTTCCAGAGACAGAAAAGTCTCAAGCGAACGATTTGCCATATCCGCGTTGCAGGATAGCCAGCGCAATCGCTCCTCATGGACAGCAGCCTCTTCTTCTGGCGTCCATTTCGTTCCGTAAGGCGGGTGGTTATAGGGTATAGGTTGGAAGTGAAGTGGCTCAAACTTCCTCCGGTCGACAATGATTATCTCGACAGCTATATCTCCATCGCCATCGAGCGGAATCATCTCTCGCTGAAGCTGCCGAACCTTTTTACTAAACTCATCTACAACCGAGTCCGGGATATCATGCCAACTCGATACAGAAGGAGCGCGTTTGTTTGTCATCCCTACCTCGAATGATGGAGCGAGCGGCGGGAGTCGAACCCGCGTCTCTGGGTTGGAGGCCCAGGGCACCAGCCGCTATACCACGCTCGCTTAGGAATTTTCTTCCTCATTGCTGTTCCAGGTCATCACTTCCTTGTCCACAAATTCCTCTATCCACCGGTCATCGAAGCGAACCAGATCGGTTCTCCCGATCCCCACGATCTTGTACTCCCAGTCCAGGTCGTCCTTGTACAGGTCTGGATATTTTTGCTTGAGCTTTCCGTTCAAAACATCCAGTTTCGCCTGCACCAGCATCATGATCTCGATCAGGTCTCGACCCTCTTCGATGAACGCAATCGTGTCTTCAGACAAACACGGAATCGCCCGGCCATCCTCATCTTCTCCATAGCTTACGAGCGACCCTTCGACGCTTACTTCCCAGAGCATGAAAGCATTATAAACCTGGTGCCGGTAGCAGCTTCTGAGGCTGCAACCTCTCGATTATCGGTCGAGTGCTCTGCGCTTGAGCTATACCGGCTCGTGAATCACTGCTGCAAAAAACTTCCCGCCGGGTCGGCCGCAATCCGGCGCTTCAAGTCTTCGACGTACGCCAGAAAACTCTTCAGCACTGCCGGTTCCAGAAACACGCTGGCCGTCTTGCCTACCCCGTTGAACGCATACAACTCAATCTGGTAGCCGTCAAAGTGAGCATACAGGCCGTCCCCTAGATAAACGTCTTTCAAGATCACGTCTCCCTCTGAGCGCTCTTGCTCTCGCTTCCACTGACCCCTGACAACTGACCCCTGAAACTCGACAACAGAATTGGTGCGGAGTGAGGGACTCGAACCCCCGACGTCTTGTGTGTAGGACAAGCATTCTAGCCGCTGAATTAACTCCGCTTTTTTGAGCTTCGCTTTTTAACTGTGCTTTTTCTAACTGCGCTTGAGGTCTTTTTTATCTCGCCGTCGACGGCCCTCTGGACTTCGCCCATCATCTGCTGCCAGCTTTCCCAGTGGCCCTGGCGCATGGAGACAACCTCACCCTTCCGGTTCTTTCGCAAATACACAATCTCAATCATAGCTCTCCATCCTAGAGCATTTATGGTGCGCGCGTGCAGACTCGAACTGCAATCCCTGGCTTCGGAGGCCAGCACTCTATCCGCTTGAGCTACGCGCGCCGAAACCGGTGCCTGCCCCCTTAGAGCGGGCGACAGAACTGGTGGCCCCGGGAAGATTCGAACTCCCGACAAATCGTTTAGGAAACGACTGCTCTATCCGCCTGAGCTACGGGGCCAAAACAGGGATCAGCGATCAGAGATCAGGGATCAGCGATCAGAGATCAGGGGTCGGGGATCAGGGATCACGGGTCAGGGGTCAGGGACCAGCAAAAAGCTGTCATCCCGAGCGACCTGCCCCAGAGCTGTCATCCTGAGCGACCGGAGGGAGCCGAAGGACCCGCGGTTGCCTTTGCTTTTGCCGTTGCACTTAACTGATCCCTGATCCCTGACCCCTGCCTTCCTGGTGGGAGCGGTGGGATTTGAACCCACGTCTTTTCGATTAAAAGTCGAGTGCAGTTGCCGCTATGCGACGCTCCCTAAGTCTGCCAGTCCAGTTTCTAGACTCACCCATATCCCTACCCGTACACTTGAGTCGGCTCGTCTCCGTGAAATACATGACAGTTCCCGCAATACCGGTTGTGCACATCCTCGGGATGGAAGCTGATCAGCCCGCACTGAAAACAGGTGATGCTCAAGTCGTCCACATGACAGCCGAACAGCGCAATCGCCAACCGCAACGCGTCGGCCGCCTTCCAGGCGGCCTCTCTGCTCTCCCAGTTCGACACCTGCGCGTCCCCCGCGGGCAGCCCGTCGTGGTGTGGCACCCATCGCGATCCGCTCCAGGCCAGCCCCGGCCGGAGAACATTGCCGATCACCCAGCGCCCCAAGGGGTTGCGAAAGACAAAACAGAGCCGGTCCGAAATCGGTTCGCTCCCGCTCTGATGTACATCCTCGCTCATGCCCGCATAATAACAGGGATCAGGGGTCAGAGATCAGGGATCAGAAAAAACCTGTCATCCTTGCCTCGACTGTCATCCTGAGCGACCGGAGGGAGCCGAAGGACCTGCGGTTGCTTTTGCTTTTGCCGTTGCTTCTAACTGATCCCTGATCCCTGACTACTGATCCCTGAAACCTGATCTCTGCTTTTCTGGTGCGGGCGGAGGGCATCGAACCCCCGACCTCGTGATTAAGAGTCACTTGCTCTGCCAACTGAGCTACGCCCGCACACTCTGCTACCTGCACCCGCTGCGCTTACGCAGCGCATTCTGGTCGCGCCGGGACGGATCGAACGTCCGACCTAGCGATTATGAGCCGCTTGCTCTGCCAACTGAGCTACGGCGCGACAAATGGCAGGGGCGGAGGGATTCGAACCCCCGAGTTCGGTTTTGGAGACCGACAGTTTAGCCGCTGAGCTTACGCCCCTGTAACGCAATTTCGATTGTCAAAGATCTAGAAACAGAAACCCCCAGCCTGAGCCGGGGGTCTGGTCGAGCCAAAACTCAGACGAGACCCCTAAGACACGCTTCCCCATACCCGCTTCAGGTTCATCCTGACGCCGGCAATCGGGGGAACGGGTTTAAGGGATCTTATCTGCATAACACACTCGTCGAATGCAACCACCTTATATCGGTTGCGGAAGGTTTGTCAACGGTTAGACTGCCTCCAACTCGGCCAGCTCGCGGAAACTCAAACTCAACTTAGGCAGCCTGCACCCATTTCGGTCCACGCCCGCAGAATTATTTACGCCACAGATATTCGCCGGAGTTGCCGACGATCCCACTCGCGCCCTCATCCCTTACCGCCTGGTCGGCCAGAAACGCGGGAATAATCTGCACCAGCTTCGCAACCTTCGGGCACCGCATCCCCTCCACACGTCCGAAGGCTTCGCACACCCATGGCCGCACCGGATAGATGGCACAGCGATGGTTGCTCATGTCCAGGAAACCGCAATCCAGCGGTCCGCGCTTCTGCCTCCTCAACCGGTTGCGCTCCGGCGCCGGCATCTGCGCAATATAGGTCTCGATCTTTACCAGCCGATCGCGAGACAGAGAAACCGGGCCGCAGCACAGAGCCGTGCACGACCCGCAGGGCAGCGACTCAATCAAGAGTGCCGCTTTCCGCTCGGCTGAGCTCCCGCTTCCGCTTCAACGCCTCTGAAGCATAGGCCGCGGCCCACTGCAGGTCTCGCTCGGTCAGCCCCGCGCCCTCAAAATGAGTATAGGCCCAGGCCCCGTGCGAAATTTCATCCACCGCCAGGCTGATTGACCCCAACGGCATTCCCTGGCGAAGAGAAAGGGTGTGATCGGGCGGCTCCCGGGTATTCCCGTCGGTCCAAAATACCGCGTCGCCGGTCCAGCCCAACCCATCCGCGTCCTCGGTCCAGCATACCTGCATCAACGGATAGAACCCATTCCGCAAAGAGGTCCTGGTCGTACAGATTCTAGGCGTCAAAAACCACTCTCCATCGCCTTCTCCAGAGATTCGCGTATCCATTGCGACACGCTCCGGCGCGATCTCCGAGCGGCTTCAAGAATTCTACGCCGTTCCCCGGCGGTAACCCGGGTAATGATGAACCTCCACTTCAGGTTTTTCTTCGCCATCGCTGGCCGCCCTGGTCGTCTCTTTGTCGCGGATTTTTCCATGGCGGATCACCCTAAATCTGGAGGGGCCGAAGGCAGTCGAACCCCGGCCTGCTGATTGCCGCCCCACCGGTAAAATCCTGTCGGTGGGCCCCGCTCTGCCAACTGCTCTATCCGGCTGAGCTACAGCCCCGTCTTCTTGAATTCACGGAGAAAGATATCCCGCTGCACCTTGGCCTCCACCATCATCCGGACCTTGGCCATAAACGCTTCGCCTACCCGCAGCGTCAGCAACAGCAGCCGGTCTTCGTTGGCCGCCTCAGTACAGATCATCCGGTCGGCCGCCTCTACGGCTTTTTCCACCAGCTTCTGCTCGGCGCTCTCAATGGACATCCCCTCGTCTTCTGTCAATGAACCCCACCTTTCGGCGGCGCCACCTGATTCATCGAAACGTCCCCGGGCGTCATATCCGCCCCAATCACCTTGAACGATCGGGCGATCGTCTCCGCCATCGCCATGCCGAACTCCGCTTCGCTGGCCGTAGTCGGCGCGGTGATGTAAAACAGGTACCCATATCCCGGCTTACGCTGGATCTCCACCGTCACCAGGCGAACGCCTTTTTCCTGCTCCAGCCTGGCAATCATCGCGCGCAGCCGCCGGATCTCGTCTTCCGCGCTGTCGTTGAAAAGTCCCATGCGCGCATAATATCAGAGATCAGAGATCAGAGATCAGGGATCAGAAAAAACCTGTCATCCTGAGCGCAGGGAGCAAAGCGACCGAAGCCGAAGGACCCGCGGTTGCTCTTGCTCTTGCTCTTGCTTCTAACTGATCCCTGACCCCTGACAACTGATCCCTGACTACTGATCTCCGGCTTTTCTGGTCCGGGTGGCAGGATTTCAACCTGCGATCCCTCGCTCCCAAAGCGAGTGCGTTAAGCAGACTACGCTACACCCGGATAACACTCAAATTTTGGTGGAGTCGGATTGCGTCGCACTCGCCCCGTGTCCCCTAGCCCGAACGGCCCTATGCGCCATGCCGTCCGGATTGGCTTCTTCAGCCGCTTCTAGCGCTCTACCTGGACCGGCCGCGGAATCCACTCCAGCGGTCCAAACAACGCCTTCAACTTGTCCCAGGCCAGTTTCCTGCGCCGGCCTCTCTCCCCATCGATCTTCAGATCGGTAACGTACAAATGGACGACGTACGCCAACTGCGCCGCGGCAAAAAACCCGTCTTCCCAGCGGTGCGGAGGCTCCGCCACAATCAAAACAGTCAATCCTAAAAAACAGAATTGCACCAGGACACGGCCCAGCCGTCGAATCGGGTGTTTATGGAGTCCGCCGCGGCGCGCCACCGGAGTGCGGTGCATCCGCCACACCAGATAGATCGGCAGCAGGAACAGGACCGCAGCCACGGTTCCGGCCGCGCGGCGCTCCGACAGGGTAGGAATCTCCACTCCGATCGCGTAAAGAACACACAGCGCCCGCTCCACGTTCGCCTGGCTGAGCGATAGGAACTCCTCGCACCAGAGCAGAAGGCGCGACAAGTTCAGATCGCAGCGCAGGTCGTACATCGCCATCCATACGATCACCCGAATCATGGCCACACCCTGTCAGAATTTTGGTCGGGACGGTGAGAATCGAACTCACGTCATCTGGTTCCCGAAACCAGTGCCTGAGCCACTAGGCTACGCCCCGTTTATAAAGTCTTCGCAATCGCAAACCACTCCTGGCGCATCGCTCTTAGAAACGACGCAGCCCCAGGGAGATCCGGCAGGAATTCAATGTCACCTTCCGGCATCTGGCCGGCAGGAAGCACCGCGTCAATTCCGCACTTCGGGCACAGGGCCGTCTGCTCATCGTCAGTCCAATCCTTGATCGCCGCAATATCGAAGACCGCCAGGCAATAGAAACAGCCCGCGCGGCCGGCGCGTTCGAGCTGTTTCCTGTGGCGCAAACTAAGCGCGTGCGCCGATCGATACGGCTCCGGGACCTCGTCCGGCTTTTCCTCGCGGTGCAGGTAAGCCGATATCGCCAGGCACTGGGCCCGCTCCATCCGCCAATCGGTCAGCCTCAGGCCGCACTCCGGGCAGCTAGCCACCGGCGCCTTAGCTTTCAGGGTGACCGGCTTGCGGCGACCTAACACGAACTCGACTTCCTGTTCCCGGTCGGTCAGCTCCGCTTTTCCGCAATCCGGACAAACCATACTTCCTCCTCGGTTCACTTTGGTGGCCCTGGCGGCTTTCGAGACCGCGACGCTCACGCCTTCAACGTGACGCTCTACCCTCTGAGCTACAGGGCCCTGTCTTTCCTCTTCTGGCGCGATCGCCACAAAAATTCAATCAGCATCAGCAGCCCGATGAAGCACAGCCAGCCTTCCCCGCACACCAGCGCCCGCAACGCGTGTCCCGGACCAGGATGCGTCAGATACCAGATCACTACCTCCGCCATGCCTGTCCACCTGGCGATGCGCCAACGCTTTTCACTAAAGTATGCTCTCCAGGCCATGGCATCCCCACTTCCCGCCTTACCACTTTGCCCCTGGCTCCGCCGGTAAAATCTGGCCCGCGCGGACCCGGCCGCCCACGCGCATCTCGCCGCCGTGCTGTTCTTCCACCACGCGCTCCAAGCAGACCGTGCAGAGAATTAACATTCCCCGTTCTCGGACCAGTTCTAGGTTGGCCGGATGGGTATAGAAAGTTTCTCCGCACTCGTTGCAGAAAATCGCAGCGGTGGCATCTCCATACGGCACCCACCACCGCACCACAAAAGCGTCTACCCTCTCGTCTTTGGTGGTCTGCCGGCATCGCTGCGTCATGGTTTACCGCCTTAAACTTTGGTGGACCCTGCGAGAATCGAACTCGCCGCCTCCGGAGTGCAAAACCGGCGCTCTCCCATCTGAGCTAAAGGCCCACTTCTTCAAAATCTGCGCGCTTCAGCCGCGCGCGCCGTTTATGCTTTGCGAAGATCTTCTCAAAATGGCATCCGATGCAGCCGCAACCGAGATTCCACTTCGCGTACTTCCCTGAAACCGGATTCATTGCCATGCGCTGAATCCCGGAGCGGAAAAAGATGTGAGAATCCACAAACGTCCTGCGGGCGATGATTCGGTCGCGCTCATGCCGGCGCGCGGCGCGATTGGTAGGATGCTTCATGTCGATGCCGCCCCCTTCGTGCGGCGTGCTACTTGATCGGCATGGCATGATCCTCCTTCCAATTGGGGTGCCCGGAGGGAGTTGAACCCTCAACGACTCGGGCCACAGCCGAGCGCTCTACCATTGAGCTACGGGCACCATAAAAACCTAAGAGCACCATCAAACTTTTGGAGCCGGCGGCAGGAGTCGAACCTGCAACGGGCTGTTCACAAAACAGCAGCTCTGCCAGTTGAGCTACGCCGGCCCGGTCTCCGCTCACGCCGCGGCATGAATCAGCAGCCGCCAGTACACTCGCTCGGCCATCAGCAACCGGCCCAGCCAGTTCTGCCCCACGTCCCTGCACACGCCCCAAAAGCAGTCTCCCCAAGTGTTGTTTTCCACCAGGTGTTCCACCCCGGTCTCCACCAGCTTATTACAGATGTCTTTGTTCTGGGCAAACTTGGCATGCACCACTTCCGACATGATCTGAATCTTGACGTCTTCCCAGTCGGCCCGCAGAATCAACCGCCGCCCATCCCGCTTGGCGATGCCGGACCGGAGGTAGGTAAACCGCACCCGCAGCTTTTCGTCCGCCGTCTTCTGCGCCTGGTAGGCGGCTTCAGCGCTGCGAAACAAGAGGCCGTTATAGAACACCGGACACCCGTAAAAGTTGGAGAGGTAATCATGCGCCCGCGTGAACGAGTCGATCATGCCCGCAATGGTACCAGAGATCAGAGATCGGAGATCAGGGATCAGGGATCAGTAAAAACCTGTCATCCTGAGCGTCCAAAGGAAGCCGAAGCACCTACATTGGCTCTTGCTCTTGCTTCTAACTGATCCCTGACCCCAGATCCCTGAAACCTGTCTTTGGGGCCGGGACGGAGAATTGAACTCCGGTCTCACCCGTACCAAGGGTGGGCTCTTTCACTGAGCTATCCCGGCCCGGTTACGCAGCGCATCCCTCGCCGCTGCCAGCGCGATTCGTATCCTCTTCGTTGCGCTGCGTACATTTGGAGCTGGCGGAGGCGCTCGAAGCCCCGACCTGCTGATTACGATTCAGCCGCTCTCCCACCTGAGCTACGCCAGCCTTCTTCGCGGCCACCGCCACCCTGAAAATCACCTTCAAATCTGGCGTGACCAAAATCATCCTGTGCATCGTCTTCTCCCGGTTTCCAGGGATCAGTTATCAGAGATCAGGGATCAGAGATCAGGGATCAGAGATCAGGGATCAGAAAAAAACTGTCATCCTGAGCACCTAAATCGGTTGTCATCCTGAGCGAAG